GCGAGTATGACTCTGATGAGCAGGTTGTTGATACACAGGTTCCAGAGAATAATGGCTTCATAGAAGTTATTGACTCTGAGAAAATGGAACTCTTCCGTGCTCTTCAAGGTCGTGCAACCGATGCTGAACTCGTAGACAGCGACATTGCGAACTTCGGTTCTCCGTGGATCGCAGTGAACGTATGGAACAAAAAGCGAACGAAGTACATTAGTTCTGAGTTCGTGAAAAGACCGACATTCTCTAACCAGCCTTTCACCACTGCAGTCAACGACGTTATGATGATGCGTCTTGAATTTGGTGCGGCAAGGGCAACGAGACTTCCGAACAAGGCAGTAGCAATTGATGTCTTTACAGTATCTGGCGTTCAAGCTGGGGAAACTCAGCTTACCCTTACTCTGTCAAAGACAGCTTTGCAGTTGTCCAGAGTTTTCTCGAACAACTATGTCCTCGGATGTGTTGAGAAAGTGTCCCTTGGCGGAACTCCAGTGGAATATGACTGGACAGAGCTGACGGTCGTTTCTTCGACTTCTGCTAGTGTTGTCGTGGCTAGGGCAGACGGAACTGTGTTTGTTGAGAGCAACAAGATACTGGTTTACTACCCGTATACTTCTGTTCTTGAAACCACAACGTGGCCTGGCGCTACTACGTAGTAGAGGTGCAAGGAGTATGAGGGCCATGGAGTCCCAATATCCTATGATTGCTCTATGCATTCCTATTTCAGAATCTAAAAGTTATTGCTTTATGGATTTTGCTAGAGGAGTGTATGAACTTGATTATCCAAAGGAGAGACTCATCATAGTCTTTGCTTTGGATGATTTTGGTGCAAGTGAAGTTGAGAAGAAGATAGGAAAGTTCATAGAACTTTGGCCATATCAGGATAATTGCCATGTTATTACAACAACTTTACTTGGTAATGATCCAAAATGTACTGATATAATACCTTGGCAGACAAGAGCTAGATTTGCTGCTAAACTAAGGAACTTATATAGTCATTTTGTGGTTGATCTTCTTGATGATGTAGAATATATATTTTCTGTTGGAAGTGACATAGTTCTTGAACCAAACTCTCTTAATCAACTTTTGCAAGTTGATAATGAAATAGTTTCTGGATTATATATAAGTAGAATCCAAATGAAGCCTCTGGCTTTGAGCTTCAACGATGGTTCGTGGTCATATGATGATGTCAATCTTGAATCTTGTGAACCATTCAAGGCAGACTGGTCAGGGCTTGATTGTACTCTTATCCACAGAAAAGTTTTTGAGAAGATAAATTGGGATGATTTTTATGTGGATAAGTATGGTATTGGAGAAGATGGCTATTTCTATTTGGAAGCAAAGAAGAATGGCTATCAATTGTGGATAAACCCTCGTGTTGCACCTCTGCATATACAGGAAGATGGTAGTGCTGTATCTACCAATCCTGTCCCTTCAATTGGTCTAACTGTGACTTGTTCTTGTGGCTGGTCTACTAAACTTGGTAAAAGGTGGAAAGACATAACTGTTAAATGCCCTAATTGTGGTGATGAGATGTATGTTGATCCATTTTGGAAACCAAGAGATTTAGATAGTTCAGCTATTGGAGCAGGAATAGCATCGGATAGAATAACATAGGAGGAACTAGATTCCCATGGTGGAAAAGAAAGAAATGACTCAAGCTGATATTGATAAGCAGGTTGAGGAAAGAGATCCAGAAAAACTCACTGAGCATGAAGCTGACAAGGTTGTTGAAGAAATAGTTGACTTACAAGGTCGTCGAGCTGTCGAGATGCCTGATGGTAGTGTTATATTTATAAGACCTCCTACCCAGGGCGAGTCTGAAATGTCTGAACAGGTTTATTCTATGACTCTGTTCAAGTGTCACAAGACAGATGGTCTGCCTTATATTGCTCAAGTTGCTCGTGAAGTCCTAACTATGGTTGATAATCCTGATACGTTTGGAAAACGAGAAAGGACAATAATCAATCAGAAAGATATTGAGGACACAATCGAAGCTAACAAGACAATGCTTCTTGCTTGGGAAGAGGAAAAGAAAACAAGTCCTAAGGCAAAGAAGCCAGAAGTAATAGAGGCTCCAGAGCCAATCCCTGATGAGGGGTGCTCTAGCCTCAAAGATATACTCTCTGACACAGAGATTGGTCCATTTGAGAAAACAGCAGCTTTGATGGATTGTCTTCAGAGAACTGAGTTTGCGAATCTTGTAATCCATACTGCTGAATATAGAGCAGGTAAAACTCGGAATCGGAGGATCATACAGAGCGTCACTGAACTTGGCGAAAAGATAAATGATAGAGAAATGAAGTTCACAAGATACTGGAAAACTCCAGAGGAGTTTGCTGCAGCTGATCCTGCAATAGTTGGTTATGTCGAAATGGCATATTCTAGCTACCAGAATGAGGTGAACAGTCAGGATTTTTTGCTAAGGTTATTGTCCGCTCTGGGCGCTGGGGACTCCAAAAGCTCATCGGAGGATGGCTCAAACTAGATGCGCTTCATCCTAGAGTCATAGAAATATACCACAATCTCCCTGTAAGGAATTTGGTTGTTACAGATACTCTATATGAAGTCTATCTTGAAAAGAAAAGAGAAATGAGAAGACAGCTTGAGTCAGGAGATGGCAAAAGAGTTATTTCTCATTTCTCTATAAATGAAGATGATATGGACCTCTTTGAGCTATTTGGTGACAGCAGAGATATGTATGATCTGGAAACTGAGCCTGTCCTTGCAGACGAGGAATAGCAAATGCCTATAGTTGACGATCTTGTATGGCGTGTATCATTTAGAGGATGGGAAAACTGGAGGAAAGATGTAGTAAAAGCCTCTGGTGATGTCACCACACTTGATGGAAAGTTAGTACATACACAAAAACTCGTTGACAAGCTAAATAGTAAAAATCTCTCTCTTGGTATAAAGAGTGAGATAGCAGATGTAAATACATTATCTACTAGACTGAAGGCTCTCCAATCTCAATATGCTTCGTATGAAGCAAAAGTTGCATCTGCCACTGGAAGATCAAAGGCTGGATATGCTGCTCAGTTGGCTCGAATACGCAAGGAGCTTGATGCAACTGAGAAGCAATTCAATTCTGCACAACTCAAGATACCTACTGTAAATATTGATGCGTATACAAAACACTTTGATTATCTAACATCAAGAGTTGCTACGCTAAAAGCAGAACTACGAGGTCTTGGAAAACCAGATCTTATAAGTTCTGCACAGCAGAAAGACCTTACAAATCTACAAAAAGATTTGGTTAAAGCTGCTGAAAAGGCTAAGGTTCTTGAAGCAGAACTTTTATCCCTTAATAAGCAAGGCGCAGCAAATGTTGGTCCAAGATATACAAGAACAGTAGAAAGTAAGAAAGCACAGCTTACTAGTGTTAATCAGCAAATAGCTGATATGAGGAAGAGAGAGACTCTTCTTAGTAAGCCAGACACTCTTTCAACTGCTAGAATAGCTTCCATCAAGGCAGCAGCTGATGAACTGAAACAGACTCAATATGCACTAAAGAATATGCCAGCTCTTCAGAGTAAGGCATTCCAAGGTGGAACAACTCTTCTTCCTGTAGAAGCAATCAAGAGGTATGAATATCTTAATAAGGTATTGAAGACTGCTGAAAGCCACTATACTACTCTTGGTATGCAAGCTAGACGTATATCATCTGATATTGGTTCTGTTGCAAATCAATTTGGTGTTGCAGCTGGTGCTTCAGTAGCTTTCTTGGGTGTTGCTAGTTATCAGGCTTCTCACTTTGGCAAAAAGATGGCAGAAGTCAATTCTATTGCCAAATATTCTGATGTGCAGTTTGCATCGGCAAAGAAACAAGTTCTCGGACTATTTGGTGATTTACCTGTAAAACAACTTGATGATCTTACAAATGGTCTATACAATGTTGTATCATCAGGTGTTCCTGTAGCACACTCAATGCAAGTTCTTAGTCTTTCAGCGAAGGCTGCAGCAGCAGGTCAAACAGATCTTGAAACTGCGACTAAGGCTGGAATAGGAACTCTTAATTCGTTCCAGATGCCTATGAGTGATTTCAACAAGGTTCTTGATTATCAATTCAAACTTGTTGATTATGGTATTGGTAGATATAAAGACTTCCAGCCTATTCTTTCAAGAGTAGAAACATCAGCTAGACTTGCAGGTCAGAGCATACCTACAGCATATGGTGCACTTGCTCAATTAACAAGAATGGGGTATACTCCTCGTTTAGCAGGTATGTCTCTTGCAAGAGTAATGTCTGATATAACCAGTAAGCGATCAAAGATCAAAGAGTTTACTGGTGTTGAAGTAGTTGATAAAGCGACAGGGAGATACAAAGACCTTGTTACTATAATTGGAGAGTTAAGGAAGAAAGTTGATGATGGATCTCTTTCTACTTCTAAACTCAATAAAGCATTTTCAGATGCTACTGGTCTTAGAGGCATAGCTTCTCTTATAATGAGCTATAGTCAGTTTAAGACTCTAGTTGATGGTGTTAGCAATAGTACAGGGGCTATGCAAGCTGCATTTGACACTGCTACTGATAATATAGAGGATAAGCTAACTCTTCTCAAGAATAACTTTGTTAAGCTGCTTATCTCTATTGGTGATACTCCTGTAGTAAAAGGTGCCATATCAGTAGCTGTTAAGGATTTAGAGAAATTAGCCAAGGCAATTGATAAGAACGCTTATGGCATGGAATCATTCATAACCTACACAGCAATAGGTGTTGCAGGTTTTGGTGGCTTAGCCTTTGGAGGAATGAAGTTTGCATCTGTATTAGCTCGTGCTGTTGGTGTTGCTTATTCTTTAAGAGGAGCATTAGTATCACTTGAGCTATTTAGGATGGCAAATGATCTTCGTAAAGTCGAAGGTTCTGCACTAGCTGTTTCTAGGGGAATGGAAACTGCAACAGGATCAGCTCTTATGCTTAGAGGTGGTCTAATTTTAGCCGCTGCTGCAGCTGGGTGGTGGATAGGTTCTGCTATAAATGATTGGCTTAATAAAGATGCTGTTGCTGCACAGAAATTTGGACAAGAAGGTCTAAACCTAGCATCCAGTCTTAGGATAGTTGGTTCTGCTTCATTAACTACCTCTGATGAATTTAAGAAGAAAGAGAAAGTTATTGATGCACTTAGAAGTAAATATGCCGGTCTGAAACTGGAGATCAATGGTGTTCCTATGTCCATGGATGCTGCAATAAAGGCATTCAGAGCAGGAAAGATTTCAGTTGACCAGTTCTCTGATGCTGTTGCCAATGCTAGTTCTAAGATGGCACAGACAAGAGGAACACTTGAGACTTGGGCAGATTATTTGTTCTTTGGCGGTAAAGGAAGTAGAGCTGCAACACCAGAGCTTCAAGATACAACAGGGCAAGGAAAGATATTACAAGATCAGCTTAATGCTCTTGTAAAAGTTCGTAATCAAATACAAGGTGGGCAGAAAAAAGTCTGGAGAGACCTTATTCTGGCTATTCCTGCTGGAAGTCCTATGGAGAGAGGGACTGGGTTCATGGGAACTGGTCCTTCTGCAATAAATGATTTACAGAAAGCTCTAGGTGCAAAAGGGCTTGAAAGCACCCTAACTGTAGAACAACTGAATAAACAGATTAGAGCAACAAGAAGGCAAGCAGTATTATTCTATGGTAACACAGCTAGTGTTACTCTTGGCAGAGAAGCTATGGGTGCTGAATATACTAGACAGCTCTCTGCTGGAAAGCAAAGAAGGATACAAGAACAATATCAAAGAGATGTTGAGAATATTGTAAGTTCAGGATTAGATAGAGCGACTGCTAAACTTGCTGTTGCAGCTGATATAGCAGCTACAGACCCTGGAAAGTTTAGGCAATTATTCAAGTCAAAAGTTACTCCTGCTGTATTTAATACTGTAGCAGGAGAATGTTCAAAAGCTACAAGACTTCTTGACCAAGCTGTTTCTGGCACAGCTCTACCTGGTGTTGATGCTGCTGGTGGAGTTCTATTCAAGAGAGCAGCTGCTGCACTAGCCGCTTCAGTTGGTGATATAACTCTAGGTGGTGAAGCTACACCTGGAAGTAGGGTTATAACTCCTGGGCATATAGGAACTGTAGGAGCATCTGGAAAGATAATAGAGACTCCTGCTCCTGGCAAAAAAGGAACCGTTGGATATAGAGGAGCAGGTAGAAATCTTACTCAATTTACAGGCGGTTTCAAGCAACCATATTATGTAGTTAAGACAGAAGCTGCGTATCAGAAGATTATGCAAGGAGCATTTGCTGCACCCGGAGCAGATATTCTTCCTGGTGAGGACTTAGAAGCAGGAAGCAAGAATAAGAGAACTCTTGATAGTTATATCAATACTCTTAGGAAACAGATAAGACAGGAAAGATCTGCTGCTGAAGTTGCCGGACTTAGAAATCCAGAGCAGGCGACAGCTGTTGAGTCTATAAGGAAAGCAGCTGAAGCTGATCGAAGAGAAGCAGATGAGAGAGCAGCAAATCAGAAGGCAGATGCTAGAGAGAAGTTAGCTCTTGAGCTTAAGCAAACTGGTGATACTGCTGCACAAAGAAAACGAGCAAAGGTTCTTGAGGCTCAGCAAGAGAAAGAGATTGATGCTAGAGCAGTTGCTGAAAAGGCTAGAATAACTCGTGAAGAAGAGAGGAAGGTTAGCTTACAGAAAGCACAAGATGCTCTTGATACAATTAAGTATAACAACTCTCTAAATCAGAGTTATAGGCAAGCTCAGAGAGAGCATCTGACTATAACAGCTACATCTGCTGCAACAGAACTTGATATTATCAAGAGTGAATATCTTGATAAGAGAGATTCAATAGAAGAGAAGTATCAGCAGGCTCTTCTTGATCGTCAGCAGAAGATGACAAAAAAAGAGATTGTAGGAGATGATGTACAGAAGTCTCTTGATGCAATCAGCAAGACTAGAAATCAAGAACTTGTCAATGCTGAAGATGAGAAGAATAAGAAAATCAGAGCCAGTGCTAACAAGACGTTCGATGCAGAGATGGCAGGATATAATGAGCTTAGAGTTGCAAACTTTGAGTTATATAGAGACTTGTCATCTATAACTGATGCGTCTTTTAGTCATAGGATTTCACTTATACAGCAAGAAACAGATATACAGCTTGCTGAACTTAAAGCGCAAAGAGAGGCTTATGAGAGAACTGCAGACGACGAGATGCAGACAGAGACTCAGAGAATAAATAAGCGAAAACTCTTTGCTGCTCAAGAAAAGTCTATAGTTGAAAAATCTCTTCAAGAACAAAGAGATGCTGCTTTACAGCAAGTAGAAGCTGGAATGAATCTAGCTGAAAAGCTATATGGAGCTTCTAATAGAGCTGCATTCTTACAGAAGCCAAGTGATACACTTCCTGGTGTTACAGATATAACTCCAAGGGCAACACAGAGTCTTATGACTTTTGCTAAGATTTATGACGATCTTCTTGCAAAAGCTGGAAAAAGTCCTGAAGAAAGGGCTTCAATTCTTCTTGGTTATATATCTACTGCTATAGAGAAAGATAAGCAGAAGATAAACTTCTACATGGATCTTCTTGATCTTCCTAGAAAAAAGGTCACAGAGATAAGGAATGAGTTTATTGAAAAAGGACTATTCCTTGGTGATGAGGTTGTAGAAGCGGCACAGCAGAACCTTAAAGACATAATGGAGCCTATGATAACTTTCCAGGAAACTGTTAAGTCTGGGTGGTCAGATGCCTTTAAGAGTGCTATATCTGGTGATCTTGGAGAAGGAAATGCTCTTGAGAACTTTGGTATAAAGATAGCAGATGCTTATAAAGATGCTATGGCAAATTGGCTTACAGATGAAGTCATAATGCCAGCTCTCGGACCTGCTTTCCAGACACCTCAACAGAAAGCATTGCAAGATCAGATGAACCATGATCTTTCAATGATAAATTATAGGAAAGATATACAGAACCTAGAACAGATAGCAATGGATACATTTAGATCTGGTGTCGATGTATTCAATAATGCTGTTAATAATCTAGGGCAGGTAGTGTCTGGCTTTTCAACTCTTCCTGGTGTAGAAGGACAAATACCAACTCTAGCTTCTGGTCTTACAATGCCAGATACAGCTAGTAAGTCTGCATCTACTGCTGTTATTGCAGCTGGAGTTGCAATAGGTGTTGGCGCTGCTATACACAAAGATAGAATGCCAGGGACCACAGCTGGTGTTGGTAATGCTGCAGTTCCACTAGGAGCAGTTTCTACAGGTGGAGCGGGAATTGGGACTGGTGTTGGTGGAGCACTTGCACCATATAAAATGACAGGAACAGAGTCTATTCTATATGGTCTAGGAGCAGCAGGTTCTGTTGTAACTGGAGACCCTTGGATGGGTGCTCTATCACAGCTTGTATCTCGTCCAGGTGGTCTAAAAGGTGCAATGGGAGCCAAGGCAAGTGGTCTTGGTAATATAATGACTGGCGCTGGCGGGTTTATGTCTGGCTACTCTCAGGGTGCAACTGGTGGCAATATTGCGATGAATGCAATAACAGGTTTTGCTACTGGTGGTCCAATTGGTGGACTTATTGGTGTTGGTTCTACTATTCTCGGTGGATTTCTTGGTAAAGGCAAAAGAAAGAAAGCTGCCGCTCCTCAGCCAGTTGAATTGCAGCAAATGCAAGGACCTGAAGATATACAGTGGTCAACTAAGAAATATATTCGTAGAGCAGCAGAAGGTGGCAGAGAAGGACTTCCACTTAGCCTTGGGACAAGAGCAAATAATGCTAATATTAACTCTAATGTTAATGTACACTTTGCTAGAATAGAAATTGTTTCTGCTGATCCAAGATCTGCTGGTGCAGATTTTGTAGCTGGAGTATCTGAAGGGCCGGCAAAGGTATTGGCAAGTCAGATAAGTGCTTCTCCAAGCTCTAGGTAAGTGAATTCACGCGAATGCAGAGCGTAGATTCCTAGACGGGTTCTTATTAGGATTAGATACTATCCTATTAGATTCACTTATCCTAGATACGTGGAATACGTCTATTATAGTTTACTTCTTCTAAAAGGAAGGTTATATAGTGAAAAAGAAGGTAGTAATAGTAAATCAGAAGTCAAGAGTTATTATCGGTGGCAAGATGAAAAAGAAACTTCCACCAGGTGAACTCTCAACATATAAAGTAGCAGTTAGAAACTCAGGAACAAGGTAGGTAAGATATGGCAAGAGCATCGTGGATATTCTCATCTAATCCATATTATTCTGCTACAGAAGTTGATAAATACTTATCAAACAATCCTGTTGAGTTCACACTGCTTGAAGGACAGCCAGAATATACAGAATACAAGACTAACAACTTTGAAGATAAAGTTGTATACCGGAAGAAATATGGTGATCCAAGACTTATTCGCTATCATAAGATGCAGCTGGCTTATTCTAAGATGAAAAAAGAAGGTGTTGATATTCTTAATACCTTCACAAGATATTTTGGACAGACTATATACTTGCGTCTTTGGCAATTTGATGCAAAATACGATTCAGTAAAGGCATCATCTTCTGGAGCTGTTGAATGCTGGCCAAAGGGAGATGCATCTTATTATGATTATTTCACTCCTTATAGAAATCTGTCTAATGATGATGCATCACTGACAAAAGTGTGGGTAAATGATGCTCTTGTCACTACAGGATTTACAATAGATTATGAAGATGGGAAAATATCATTTACCACAGAGTTAGATAACAACGATAAGGTTGCTATGCATTTTGTTTGGAGGCCAAAAGTAGCAATTCTTAATTGTGATCCAAGACCTGTAACTGGCCAAAGATTTGCTGAGCCTAGATTTACTCCTGTCATCATACTCAAAGAGGTATAATGTGAAGTTCACTAATCCTATTGATGATGAGAGGATATATCATTTCAATAAAAGTCTTGGTCAGACAAATGAGGGATACATTGAAAAAACAGATGCTGTAATAAGAACTCAACCTCGTATGGCAGCATCACCTGTTACTGGAAGAATATATGGGACTTTTGTTGATGAAAATGGTATACTAAAAGCAGGGATTGCTCTTGCTGATGATTCTGATTGGGAATCTACTTGGGCTGTTTCTCTTGTTCCAGAGAGTCACACTGGTAAAATAAGGAACCCTTTTATAACAATAGATGCTCAGGGTAATATTTGTATAGGATATGAATATTGGCCAACTGAGCTTTCTTCTGAAGTTTGGGTTTATGATGAAAGACTAATTGGTATTGTCGTAACTCCATTCATACAGAAGGTAACAAATGGAAGGTGTCCAGTAGTATTATCAGATAGAGACCAGGATTTGCTTATATTTTACAAGAGGTCTGATGATGTTCTATGCTGGAGAGCAAGAAGTGCTCCTCCTTATACTACTGTATGGGATACAGAAAACACAATAGTAATAACAGGACTTACTGGTGAGCTATATATTGATGATGCATTTGTAGTTGGTGGAACTGAAGAATGGGAATCTGCGGCTATAGTATTGTGTATATCAAAGAGAATTAAGGGAAGATATGGACTTTACTATGTTCGTAGCAATAACTGGCCAAGGTCTATAACAAGTAATGAAGTTCTTTATCCATCACATGCTATTTCTAATATATCATGGATAACTATTCTTGAGTATATAATTGATGAAGTTCTTACTACAGATTTATATTTATCTATGATAGGATGGATAGTTAACAATGAATATGATACATTTGACACTTTACTAGTTATGTCGCAAATTAACCAGATAACTTGGGCAGGTGGAGATGTCTATACAATAAGTGAACCTGTTCTATATATAGAAGGGGAGATAAGTGCAATAACATGGACTTCAAACAACAATGTGAATTCACCAGACGAAGGTCTGGTCTGTACTTGCCAGATAACCGTCCTGTCATTAACTTCGGTATAGGATTTAAGTCAGAGTGGCAAGTTACTCTGACTGATGCTAAGACAGGAAGGGTAAAACTACATCTCCCATGGCACAAGAATACAATATTAGATGCAGGGCTGAACAGGAGACTTGTGTCTTCATCAAACTTTATGTATTACAGTGCTCCAACATTGTTTAAGTATATTGCAATAGGAACATCTAATACAGCACCAGCAACAACTGATACAACTTTGGGAGCTGAAATTTCAAGAAAGATATATAATTCTACACTTTCTACATATAGTTTTGCTACTGCATCTGCTCCGTATTTTATTGCTGGTGCTCAATGGGGGACTTCTGAAGGTAATGGTGACTTAAAGGAAGTTGCTCTTTGTGAATCATCTAGTGGAGGAGTTCTTTGGAGCAGGAACCTGTTCAGGGATGAAGCTGGAAATCCAATAACTGTTACAAAAACATCATCAGATATTCTCACTGTACTATGTAAAACAACTATACAGAGAACATCTGATACTCCATATTCTGTTACTCTTGATGGAAGGACCGTCAAAGGAATAATTCTAAATGATGGACTACAAACTGCAGTAAGATCGACAGCTACTGGTTCTGAGTGGTGGAATACTTCTTCTCGATATTTAACAGCTGGAACAAGTAATGTTGATCCTGCACCAACGCAGACTGCAATCCAAGGAAGTAATTTAGGGACAAGTGAATCTGTTGTGTTTAGTGCAGGAGTCTCTGGTCCTCCAGACTTTTATAGGGATGGTCTTTATTCATTTATGAGTTATCAGGGAAATGGTAATATAGGAGAGGTATGCCATTCATCAAATAGTGTTTTGATGGCTCGTCACACTTTCAATGCTGTAATAGCAAAAGACGACACAAAACAGCTAGATTTAACAGTTAGAATAACTTTGTCGAGGTTGTAATGGCAGTCCCTCAGTCAAATACTTGGGTAGATTCAGTAGGAACTGTTGGGGATGCTGAGTGGTTAGGATACACTCTCCCGCAACTTCCAATACCTGTGACTGAACAGGACACACAATTTATATCTAGGCCAATGAAAATCCCATGGGATGTTAGTGAATGGGATTTGCTTTTTAGAGAGATAGTCATTGAGGCATATCAGACTGGTAGCACTTATCAAATTCATGTAGAGCTTCAGCTTGAAGACTCTGATGTGTGGTCTGATTTCACATATGGAACAATATATGACTACGAGGATAAAGTTGAGTATGTTAGATATATTCTTGATCTACATACTGAGATGCAGATAGAGAGTCCGATAGTTGACTTTGTCGGGCATGATTTGGAAAACGAGAGGTTTTCAACAATGTTCACACAGCCGTATCCAAGATTAGAAAGTGCCTATATATCAAGTTCAGCACCAACAACAGCTTATGGTGTTTCTGATCCAGAGGTGCTTAAAATCAGTCTTGATGCTGCTGGAACCGCTGAGAAGAGAAGCCTCATAATGTTCCCTCTCGATAAATATGACGCTAAGTGGGACCTTGATGATGTTTGGTTTGAGTTCCATTCTCTCCTTGCAGCTACTAATGTAAATATAGCAGTGTATTGGGTTACTTCTGATTGGGATCAAGATCAAGTAACATGGAATAATCGTAAGACTGGGATTGCTTGGACAACTCCTGGTGGTGATAAAGATGTTGATCCTTTATTAGAGTTTACAGTTGATGGAGCAGGATGGGTAAGTTATGTTGGACAATCAATAAGTGAGCTACGACTTGCTATTAAGGAAGCAATAGCAGGAATAAGACCTTATTATGGGTTTATGTTTGTCGCAACAGAATTAGACACAGAGCAGCAATTTAGATCAACTAGATGTAATGATACAGATGATGATGATCGTCGCAATCCTCAGTTGATTATGCAGACTACAGACAACTATGTTAAACTCATTCAGCCATTAACTGAGAACCCGCTTGCATCAGAGTTTAGAGTATTCAAGGCAGATTATACTCTAGCTTCTAGTGGACAAGTTCCTTCTTATACTCTTGCTACAGGGATACCGAGACTCAAGAATTATATAGATGTTACTGATCTTGTTGTTGAGTATGCTATTGAACAGAGTAGATCTGATCTAGCTGATACTTTAACTCTTGATGTAATAGATGATGAGTCTGGTCTGTACACAAACTATTGGAATCCAATGGATGTGATAGTAATATATGAAAGAGTAAGTGGAGTTACAACTCAAAACTGCTTTATCAAGAAGGGGACTTTTGTAATTGACTCTGATCCTGAGGATGTAGAATCTTCAATTCCTTCTATGAGAATTACAGCTAGAAGTTGTGCTAAGTATGGTCTACTTACTGCGTGTTCAGGAAAATGGGAAGCAGGACTTGTTGAGGTTGCTGAGTGTGAATTAACGCTTGTTGAATCTACAGGAGATTTTAGGATTTATAAGCATCTTCTTTCTAATGGAGAATACTCGTATAACTGGAACCAAAACATACCTCCTGGTATATATACTTATGATGCTCAAAATAACAAGTCTGCATTTACATTAAAGGATGGTGTGCTCTTTGTTGTTTATGGAGAAGGAGCATTGTATATGAGCACACAAGCATATAATACCTCTGTAGCAGAAGGTGGATTTGGATCTCCAGCACACATTTATGCTACTTATACAAGATGGAAAACTCCTGTTGATGATTCTGAAGATTGCAATGCTCTACACCAAGTAATAAATGAAGTTCTTCAAGATGCAGGATATCAGCATGTTGATTCATCTGCTGTTAATTATATCAAAAACTGTCTTCCTGTTCTGACAGACTTTGTTTTTGATAGAGTTTATAACTATATATACACAGGACGAACTTATGGTGGTCCTATGGAATATGTAGATATAACAGGAACAATTGGAGATCCAAAAGTTCAGCAGGAAACTGATACGCCAAAAAGCTATGATCCTGATATGGTAGTTATGGTAGCCCCTGGAGAAATGCTATATTTTATGCTATCAAATCTGAATCATAGATTTACACATCTATATATGAATCTTAGAACAGTAGGAGTTGGAGGAACTATTGTATGGGAAGTTTACAATGGTTCTTCTTGGGTTGCTGTTAATCCTATTCCGTCTGAAGCGTATACTTTTGCTACTTGGACAGAGAAGGAAGAATATCTTGATAATTGGCTTAGAAGGTGCTGGCAAGATAGTAGATGGGCATATGATCAAGATGATTCAGCATCCACTTTTGAATCAAATGGAATTGTTGCTTTCAATGAGGCAGATTTGCAGACTTGGTCTGTAGTTGATTTACACACTCTTGATGGTGACGTTCCAGTAACAACTGACCCTGCTGGATTCTGGATGAGAGCTAGATGTGTAGTTGCTCCATCTTCTGCTATAGAGCTTCATAGATTTGCTGGTAAGGAACTGGTCGTATTGCCTTCAGACAATGACACCAATATTGTAAGAATATGGGATAATAAGAATCACCTTGAAGTTATAGATGAGTGGTTGGGCAAGTTTGCTCCTCCAAATTATTATCTACAGATAAATGAGCATGGAGATGTAGATACTGCATATATTACACAGCAAGCCACTGCTGCTTATGAGATAATAAATGATTTCAGTGTCTCTCGTGAAAGAGACGACTCTCAGATATACACCCAAGTCAATGTAAAGTTATCTGAGGATACAGGAAGAGATTCTTTGATTGATTGGGCAAAATCTATGAATGGTGCTACTTTGTGTCATTCAGGATATGTTAATCCTGGATCACCAGAAGAAGATTTGAAAGTAGACTATGATTATAATCCTGGAAATGGATACACATATGATCAAGATGATATGGTTGCAACTTGTGGCGGGATATATGATCCTGATTTTGCTATAGATCAGAGTCTAACTTCTTGTGGATTCTGGCACTTTGGAAGTGGGAAGGGTAGACCAAGTGGAGATACGAGAACAAAGCCAATGCCTGGAGATGGTAATACACCAGCATTAACAGATCGTGATCTTTTCTTTATAACCTTGCCACAGGAGATTAAGCTGTATAGGATATCAGCAAGAGTATCTGGACATGGAATATATCCTTGTACATATAGCATATCAGTTAGAGCAGAAGCTCCTGGTTCTCCTTGGGTAAGTGCTTTGAGCAAGGTTTCTGGAACAAATGATATGAGGGATATAAAGAGTTTTGATTTTACACAAGATGCTGATCCAAATCTTCCTAGTGTAAAATATATACGATTCCATCTTGATGTTCCTGCTCCTATAAATGAGAGAAAAAGGTGGAGCCACACAGCTGCTTATTCTTATTCTGTTGCTTGCATAGTTTACAATATAATAGCAGAAGGAATAGCTGCTACCGAACCTGTTTATGCTAGTGCAATTCTTGGGACTACTCCTCCATTTAATACTGCAGCTGATCAGATTCTTATGGATAAATATAGAGTAAGAGCACTTAACATATCTGACAAGAATCCATATTTAACAAACTTGGATGAAGCTCAGGCTTATGCTCTAAATGTTCTTCGTGAGGTGTATAGACTATATGATCCTCTTGCAGTAGGAGACATAAATCCTTATGCGCAGATAGGACACACTGTTAGATATAAAAACTCAATTCTATCTACAGATAAGGTAAATGGTATGTTATATGTTATAGAGGAAATTAGTCATAAACGTGGTGGAGAGGTCAATGCTCGGTTAGTTCCATATAGAGAGCTAACAGGAAGTTGATATGGATGCATAAGATATGAGAATAATTGGGCGTCCAAGACAGACTCTACATGATTCAATAGATACTCAGATGGAGAAGAAGCTAATTTCTTCTGGTTTACTTAGTGTAAAAGAAGAAGTTTCCAATCTATCTAAGAGTCAAATAGTAATTACACAGCTTGCTGATAATCCAGATTTATCTCCTGAAACGAATCCTGTATCTTCTGCTGATTCAGAAATTGGAGTTGACTATAGCACAAGTCCTCCAACTCAGGATACAGAGTTTGCTACTGGTGCAGAACGATCTGATAATCTTGATGATTTCATGATACTATTGATACCAAGAGTTGATGCAGTAGAAGATCAGCTTCTACTGCTAAAGCCTTGGTATACAGTTCAGTATATTCCTGGTACAACAGTAACTCAGGTAGATGTCCCTCATCCTATCATATCAGCTAAGGTGTGGAAAAATGGTATTAGATTATACGAAGGTGCAGGATATGACTTTACCATATCTGGATCATCTATTATGGTTAATGGTATAGCAGGAGATAGATTCATAGTTGAATATACAACTAGTTGGGTTGGTTCATAATGGCAGAAACTAAAATCAGAAAAACTCAGATTGAAGATGAACCATTTGATGGTACAACTGGTCATACGCACGATGGAACAGATGGAAACGGTCCACTTATAGAATCTGGAGCGTCAGCCCTCTCAGAACTTACTGATGTAAATGTTCCATCTCCAACAAATGACCAAGTTCTTGCATATGATACACCATCTGGTAAATGGACTGCACAAGATCAAGCTGCTCCAGTGTCAGCGCTTGATGACCTTTCTGATGTTGAAGTCCCAACTCCTGATGATGGTCAACTTCTAACATACAATGATGCATCTGGTAAATGGAGAGCACAAGATCCACCTGGGACAAGTAGTATCGGTTCTCCTAGAAATACAGATACAATAACAACGTCATCACTTGCATATGGGACATCAGATTCTACAAAACTATTTGATTGTGGTAAATGCTGTGCAGTTCTAAAACTAGCAACTAATAAACCAGCTTGGGTAAGAGTTTACTCATCTGTTGAAGCACAGGCAGCAGATGCTGGAAGAGCACAAACCGAAGATCCAGTAGGTGAGCACGGGGTTCTCCTTGAGTGTATAACTACAGCGGATAACTTATCTCTCAATCTCGCTCCTGCTGCTCTAGTCTTTAGTGCTGATTATGCAGTATTAGATACTGTGTGTGCAACAGTTACTAATCTTGATGCTGCAACTGGCTCTGTTATTGTTACTCTTACGTTTGTTAGATTTGAGGGATAATATGTCTAAATCTATTTTTTGGGCTGCGTCAAATAATACTGCTGATGCTGATTTCCGGTTATGGGGTAAAGGGCTGTCAGATGCAATGACAGCTGTTGGTTTTACAAAAACAGCAGACACAGGTCAGATAGATTGGACAACTGTTGCAAAACCTGCTACTGCATCAACATTCCAAGGATATGAGATAAGAGCGTTTTCAGATGCTTTACAATCTACAAATCCTGTTATAGTAAAAATTGAATACGGTTCAGGTGCAGGATCAGCTACATATCCTGGTATTCGTGTAACTGTAGGTAGAGCTACAGATGGTGCAGGAAACTTTGTAGGTGAAGTGACTTCTGCTATTCAGGCTTATAAAGGTTCTCAAGGAACATCATCACAACCTTGCTTTGTTAGTGGATCTACAGATAGAATAGAAGCTGCTCTTTTTGCTGATTCATCAACTTATTCTTTTTCTTTTTGGATAGAAAGGATTAAAGATGATTCAGGAGCTAATACAGATGATGGTATTGATCTGTGCTGTAAGACAGGTTCTTCGTTGTATCAAGTTTTCTTTCCACAGAAAGGACTACAATTCCCAATAACTGCAGTAGCAGGACTTCCTTGCCTTTATCCATATTCTGGAACTATTTCATACGCTGGTAAACTTGGATTATTTCCAGTATATACAAATATTGGATATATAGCAAATCCAAATCTTGCAGCTATTGTATACGATTCAGCAGTTGTTGGTTCTGTTGGGTCTATTATAACTGTATCTATATTTGGTGTTAATCATGACTATGTTATATGTCATGTTTTAACAGGAACAATTAATGGTAATGGCACAGGAACAATCTGTGTTGCTTTGAGGTATGAATAATGGCAACCCAATCAATAAGTTGCTCTCCATCAAATAGTTCTGATGCTTATTTCCGTGATTGGGGAAAGAAGTTATCTGATGCAATGACTGCAGTTGGATTTACAAAAACTGCAGATACAGGGCAAATAGATTGGGCAACTGTTGCAAAACCTCCAGCAGTTAGCACGTATCAGGGATATGAGATAAGAGCCTTCTCAGATGCTTTGCAATCTACTAATCCTATCATTGTTAAGTTTAGCTTTGGATCAGCAAGTGGATCAGCAAATAACTGTGCTCTAAAGATACAGATTGGCAGAGCAACTGATGGCGCAGGAAACTTTGTTGGAGAAACTACTACTGCATTTGAGCTTACTAATTCATCAAGTAGCACAACGGCATATAATGGATATATTAGTGGTGCATCAAATAGAGTTAGTTTTGCATTATTTGTTAATTCATCATATATATTTATGTTCTATGTGGAAAGAACAAAAAATGCAAGTGGAGCAGATACTGCTGATGGTATAGATTCTGTTGGCATACGAACATCTGGAAATTATCAGCAGTATTTTCCAAATAAGGGAATAGGATTTCCAGCAGTGTTAGCTTCTAGTGCTCTTTGCTGTGCTTGTCCATATTCTGGTGCTGGAACATATGGTAGTGATATTGGATTATTTCCAATATTTGTAAACAGAGGATATGCTGATAATCCAAGTCTTGGGGCTTGTGTATATTTTACTGCTGATATTGCAGCAGAAACAGATGTTACACTTACAATACTTGGAGCAAGTCACACATTTAAGACTATGGCTGGGTCAATTGGTAATGTTAATGGAAACGGCGGAGCAAAAAGTCTGGCGCTGAGGTATGAATAATGTCTTATCAACTTGTAATGTCTGCACCGTATCAAGTAACTGATGCTGCTTTCCGTCTTTGGGGAAGTAAAATAACAGCTGCTATGGAAGCTCTCGGATTTACAAAAACTGCAGATACAGGACAAATAGATTGGGTAACTGTTCTTGCACCAACAACTGCAAATGAAATAATGGGATATGAAATACGACAGTTTACAGATGGTTTACAAGCTACAAATCCTGTTATAGTAAAACTGGAGTATGGGTCATCTTCAACAAGTAACCAAAGACCAGGAATAAGAATAACAGTTGGTAGCGCATCAGATGGAGCTGGGACTCTTACAGGAAATGTATCGTCATATTTCTATATAGCCTCTTCTGCTGGTTCTGCAACAGAATATCCTTCATATATAAGTAGTGATGGAGGAAGAATCAATTTAGCATTATGGCTTGGATCGTCATCAAATGCAAATGTATTTTGGATAGAGAGATTTAAGGACTCTGACGGGACTCCAAATGCTGAGGGTGTAAATATTGTTTCTGCTTTTGATTCTGCTTCAAGATATCAATCATCAGCATCACAGACATTACCAGCTAGTGCTGTTAAATATCCTTCTGCACCAACACGTATTCAATGTGCACTAACTTCTGTTGGATCTACATATAATGAGAATATAGGATTCTTTCCTGTTTATCCAAATAGAGGGTATGCAGGAAATCCTGATCTTGGTGGACTTGTATATGTTACTACAGAGATGGTTGGTGTAGGAACTTTTATAACAATAAGTCTATATGGGTCTAACCATGTTTATATTATTGTTGAATCTTTAGGAACTGCAGTTAATGCAGTTACAAACTGTAATATGATGGTGAGGTGTGAATAGTGGCATATAAATGCGACGGTAATGATTCTGCAAATAAGACACCAAAATACACAAGAGGAAAGATTGGCGCAGAGTTAAACTATGCATTTTTGATACAAACAGTACGCACAGTTGATATTGGTGTTAGAGTAACTAGTGGTGCAGCAAGACCTCTAACTGGTCAAATACTCCCTCGCAATACGTAATTGCTGGTGTGCTGTTTTGTAGTATATAATAATAGCTTATTTTTGGAGACCGTTTATGACTGCTGCTGAATTGGTTGCTGTTGGAGGAGTTGTCGGAGGAATCGTCTCGCAAGTCCTCAATTTTGCAATAGTTAGATATAAAGCGTCTAGGCAGTCTGATACTGATGAGAAGAAGTTAGAACTAGATTGGCAGAAGGAGTTTAATGATGCTACATCTAACTTTAGAGCTGAACTGCACGATACAATAAAAGACCTTCGCCAAGAAGTTGCTGATCTTCGCAACGATGTGGACCGTCTCAGAAAAGAGAAACTTGATCTTGAGGAAGATGTTACTAGGCTACGAGGTAAAAATGAGGAGCAAGCTAGAGAGATAAACAGACTCACTAAACAGAACACTTTCCTTGAGTCAGAAAGAGAAAAACTTGAAGTTCGTGTTAAAGAGCTAGAACGAATACAGAAAGGAGGTTAAGCCAAATGGCATCTTCTATTAAGGATGTTATGCTCGCTATTCTCAAGCCTGTGATTGTTGCAAAACTCTCGCAAATTGCAACCGATGTAACTCCTGAAGACATTGAGGCCAAACTTGATCTCGATGGATTCTTCGACAAGCTCGAAAATGATCCAAGGTATTCAGAGCTTGCTCCATTTATTGTACAGCTTGAGGCCCAGGGAGAGGAGGCACAGCATCAGATTGCTCTATTGATTGATGCTGTTCTCGATCTTCTGCCAGTTGTTGTTGCAATGAAGCTCTAAGGAGGTGATCCAGATGGGCTGTAAGAAAAAGAAAGGTGGAGGCGGATAGTCCCTATTTTGTGACAGGAGGTGATCACCAGTGGATGCTAATTGGTGGGAAGCGTTTCTAAAGTTCATAGCAGATCCAAATGTGCAAGTCCTTTTGACTGTTGCTGGACTAGGAACGTTTCTGAAACTTATCTTGGTCCCTTTGGTTAAGGGATTTGCACAGTATGTCTATCCGAAGAAAGTCTTGTCGGGCTTTACTACTGTAGTTGTAGTACATATATGTGCATTGGCAACTACGCTTATAGCTGCAAAGATAGCAGGGCAAGCAATTGCTATTGGCCCACTTCTTTTAGTAGCTTGGGCTGCTACAAAAGACGCACTAGGATTGCAACAGCAAACAACTGCTCTTCTGCGATCTAATAAGCTCTGACCTGCCTACCTGGACAAGAAAACCCTGGAGATTATGCCCTCCAGGGTTTTCTCGTTTCCCGATCTCTCCCGCTTACCTCTAAGCTCGTTTGGATACACTTTTAACGCGTGAATTCACGCGATTGCACCCCTTCTATCGGTTAGGCCGCCTATTTATACGTTTTCTAGGTTTAAGAGGAATAGACGCTATTTTCATTTTCTATTCATCATTGTGCAATTCTTCTTGACAACTCCTTGAATATAAAATGTCCAATAATCAAAGTAGCATCTTCAATTATCTGCATATCTTCTGATTCTATGATTATTGGATATTTCACTTTCCTAGATAAAGGAGTGCTATTGAATCCAGATATTCCTATTGTATCAATATTCATAAGAATGGCTTGGCCAACGGCGTGGACTATATTGTGAGAGTTTCCACTAGCACTTAGAGCAATAAGTATGTCGCCTTCAGTTGCTATTTGTTCTAGTTGTCTGCTATATACACTCTCAAAATCATAGTCATTTGCCCATGCTGTGAATAAGGCAATATTGTCTGATAGTGAAGAAACATTCGACCAAGATGTTTCAATATTTTGCCACAGTCCCTTCTGTAAATCACAGGCAATGTGAGATGCTGTAGAAGCATTTCCACCATTGCCTATGATAAATATGCTCTCACAGACAATATTCTCTCGAAGTAGTTCTATTACATCCTCAAGTAGAACGCAGTCTATCGAGTCTATGGCATGTGTCAAAGCCTTGTTGTAGTCTCTAAGTGAACTTCTAAGTTCTAGCATTTATTCCTCCAAATATCCTAACTGCTGTCTTACTAGGTGTATTGCTGCACCAATTGAGTCAGCAATGTGGTTGTTGTCTGACAAGAACTTATAGGAGGGGAATCTATCTTCATATCTTTTGTATATCGAGTATACAACTTCATCTTTGCTTGCATTCCCCTTTCCTGTTACTGTCTTCTTTATCTGCTGTGGGTTTATCATATGGAAAGGACATTCTTGAGAAATACAATAAGCGTGCATTATTCCTCTATTGTGATGAACCCAGCCTTGTGTATCTGAATGACTAGCAGACCACTCCATCTTCTCAGTTGCTATTCCTTGTAGGTCATATTTTGAGAATATTCCTATCATGAATTTGTAGTGATCATCTGCTATCTTTTCGGGAATTGGATCAAAGAATCTTTGACCCTTCTTTCTATTTGCCTTTGCAGTCCTTGGATAGTCAGCTTCAGATTCGTATATCTGAAGCCATTCTATAAGATTGCAGCAGCTATCTATAATTGCAACTGTTGTGCTATATACTCCAGGATCACACCCAGCAAAGAGCATCGGTTTTTCTTCATCTATCATACTTTTGCATCTCCAGCATACTCTTTTATCTTGTCTGTGTTAACGAAGTATATATTTGGGTTACCAGGAGCATTGTTCTTCTCTTTTATAACCCATTGCTGTTCTTCCAGGAACTTTGTAGCTATGAATACTGCTGGAACAGATACCTTTGCTACTTTATGAAGTTCTGGTCCAGTTATTAGTATTCCATATTGACCACAATTTGTTATCAACATTAGTGTTTCAAATACACTTCTATATGAGTCCCTCCATTCTTGCATAACTAATAGCAACTTTGGCGGGAAAACAACCTCTGATGCTACTATTGAATCAACTCCATATTGACGGAACCCTACTCGTTCCATCCAGCTACTCGGAACTTCCATGCTATCTCCTATTGTCTCCTACCACCATTTCTTATCATTTTTGTATCCTTCATCAATGTCTGTGAACACTGCAGGAGCTATTTCTAACACTTGTCTAAGCATTTCTTCGGCATAACTTCTTATCTCTTGCTGGGCTTTCTTTGCTAGTCTCATCTTGAAGAAGTGCCTTAGAGATGAAAAGTTCATTGTCATTATGATGCTTGTTATAGTTCCTGCTGGTAGTATGTATCTTGCGTCTTCAGGCTTGACTCCTTTTCCAAGAAGTCTATGATACATACCAAGGGATTCTCCATACATATATGTAAATTCATTTCTTATAGCAGGATCAGTTATACTATCAGGTATAACAAAATCTTCTGGCTTTACAATTTTTGTATACCTTTGACTTCTCTGAGAATAAGATGCAATCCTGTGCCTGACTAGTTGGTGGCTGCATGCCCTTGACATATTTGTCAATTGAAATGTTACTGATGCGTGTTCAAGAACACTAAAGTGCTCACGTTTTATCAGAACATTTTTGATGAACTTTTCTCTTGTGTCACTGTTTATATCTGATTGGTGGCATATTCTTCCAGCCCTTTCAATCAGCTCCTCTGGATTAGGAGTATAACTTATTATTTCAACATTTCTTATGTCCATTGAATAACCCTTTCGGCTTTACTAATATTATTGATTCATTTTCTTCTATGTTCTGTGCTCCTCCATTGATCTTCAATGTTAGAGTGAATGTTCCGTTCGGGGATATGCTAGAGTCAGTAGCAGGAAATGTATCAAATGATTTTGTAATTCCCTGCTCTACACAGCCTTCTACTTCAACAAGAGGAAACTCTGGATCAAGAATTAAATCTCTTAGAAGTTTTTCAACACTTTCATATACCTTTTTTCTATATGACTTGTTGAGTAACTTCTTTTTGGCCAGGTGGCCTGGAAGTTTGTATTTGGACATCTAGTGTCTCCTTACGCAAAGCAGCGTTGAACATATTTATTACACGTCGTGTAATTTCTGTATAGAACTGAAGATCTTGTTCTATAAACCAAGGTGTTGAGAATAACATTATATTGTCTTCTCTATCCTTGACATATAACATGCTTTTGCCAGTGTTCCAGTTTGTTGACATATGCCAGAATACACCTTGATTAAGCAGCAATTCGCTCTTTCCAACTGCTGTGTGTTTCTCAATAACTATTGAATCTGTTATATCTGTCATAGGTCGAAAACTTCCTGATCTCCAGTATAAAGGCCGAATGCCTGCATAGCAATGAGATCAATTCTTATTTGTTCATTGTGAGCTTCTGCAAGCTCATCAGATCTAAGTATGCTTTTCTCGATCTGAAATCTAAGCTCATCTTTAGCTTCTTGATCTCCTTGTATAGCTCTTATATAAAGATCAATATCTTTATCATCAAACATGGTGAGATGGCCAATAGTATGGAATATCTGGGCTTACACCCGGAAAGAAAACTTCATAATATTCTGGATACTTTCTTACAAGATTAGATTGGTGAGAGATATGGAACTCATCTTTGCCAATCCACAAAGGCATTTCTGGATCTTCTTTGCAATCAAGAATCTCCATTGTGTTGTTATAGCCTCTCGCTTTCCATTCCTCTATCATAGTGTTCATATAGAGGATTAGTGCATCTTCATATCCAATCCACATTTTAACAGCTGGGTGATTCTTCCAAGAGCTGTCTTTACCTCTGAGGATATCAAGAATCTCTTTAGCTTCTACTCGTTGCTTTCCAAGTCGGCGATAGTCTAGCACATCTGCTGACTTCTTAAAGTCAGGATATGGAAGAAAAGTCTGCATATCGTCTCCTTTCACGAGTTTCTACTATTCTTTTACGCCTATAAACCGCTAATTCGCGTTCCATCTGCTTGCAAGCGTGAAAGACGATTTTACCCTCGTTTACGAGTAAAACTATTCGTCTTATTGCAAACCCCTTGCAATCGCGTGAATTCACTCTCGTTTTCCTACCGATTCTACTGAATTAACCTTATTAGCGTCTCTGATCTCTTTTATTCTTGCAATTGCTTTGTCTACAGTTTCTTGGCTCACTTGTGTGCTATAATAGACATGTAGAGAGTCAGAAACTTTAAGAAGCTCATCAAAGTCTTGCCTCTCACTTTCAGGACAGCGATCTATAAATGATTGCCTATCAGGATTCTCTCCATTCATAAGTGCTACTTGATACTCATCAAGTAATTTAGATGATGATAGGAAATCATCTGATACTACGTCACATATCTCATCACAAGTCATATAGAATGGACATGTGAAGTTATTTGTAGTCTTTGACATTTGTCAATTCCTCATTTGGATTTGAATGTCTAGCAAAGTAACAAACCACACTCTCTTCAGAGACTTGTATGTTATATCTAGCACAGAATGTGAGAAACTCATAATCAAGTTTGACACTAGCTCCAAGAGAATAATGAGCTATCATAGAACATGCGAACTCAAGATATTCTCTTTCATGCTCTAGCACAGGGCTTTCATACCACAATCCCCAAAAGAAGATATATGACTTAAATAAGTTTATTCCTCGTATATGATAAGTATCACCTATGTATTTTATTTTATCACGAGGTATCTTCCAATGATTTCTCCAATATTCAAATTGCTGATGACTTCCTGCTATAACATATTTATATTCTATGTCTCTTATCTTTGCAGGGTTCTCATCAAGAAGAAGAAACTTTACAGCATCAGTTGCTGTGTCGAATCTACCAGAATTCACAGTATCAATAATAGATTCTAATGACTTATCTTCCATCGTTATTCCGATCAATCTTTATGAACTTTCTACTAGCCCAATAGTCTGCTTCGTGTATGAGTCCTGTTGTCTCGAAGATAGGCTTATTCTTGCTTGGTGCCCATCTACCCATATGGAGAGCTATTCCTTCAAGTATTATATTTGGAACATTTGCCCAATGTTCTCCAAGAGAAGATAGTTTATCTCCTGCTATCTTCTCTAGCCATTTAGCAGCAAGTTCTCCATGTTCTGCTATTGTGTGTAGTCTACACGGTATACCATATTTGGTTATATCATGTAGAATTGATGCACAGATTATTGCATCCTTCTCTGCTATCATTAGATCATCTACACAGAATAGCTTGGCTATTCCTTCGTATGCGAGTTTGACAACATCCTTTGTGTGATTTACTAGTCCACCAGGAACTATGATATTATTAAGTCCTTCCATTGATCCAACAGTTCTTGAATCAACAGTGTGATACTTTCCACTACTTGATGCTGGAGCAACGAAGAACTTAGCTTCTGTAGATTTGAGAGCAAACTCTGTGAGTTCTCTGATCTTTGGTTCTGATATTAAGTTTAGTTCTTTTTCAAAGACTTCTATTCTATCCATCATCACTCTCCGTTAATTATTGTGGAACACCCACCTACATTTTTTACTGTTATAACCCTATCAAATTGTTCCTTTGCATAGGCTATATGGCACATAGCAAAGATCGTAGGGAATTGTTCATTTAGACTTCGCAAGAGTCTAACACATCTATTTATCTTACTCTCATCAAGAGAATCGAATGGCTCGTCTAGGAATAGTGTGCTTATATTACAGCCAGACTTTTCTCTTACTATATCACTTATTGCAAAGTGAACAGCGAACTCTATTGTCTTTCTTTCTCCGCCAGAGAAAGATTTAATATCAGATGTCTTCAATCCTCTTGTAACAAGAATCTTGAAGTCCTCAATTGTCTTTGTCTTGCCTTCATAACTTGTAACAAAGTCTACAGATATTGGCCTATCAGAAAGTTCTGCTAGATAGCGATTAGCCAAATCTGTTAATCGAGGAGTTACAGACATTATTATTAGAGACTTGATTCCATCTGCTCCGAACATCTCTTCTATGAATCTTTCATGTTTTAGAGAATGATCTATCTCCCCAAGAGATTTGACTACTTCTACCCTTGCCATTTTAGCATTCTCTATTTCACCAAGGACTTGTGTCTTCATTCCAAGAGCAATATTCTGCCTATCTCTCTCTTTTGTACAAGATCTGAGATCTGATTCAAGTTGCTCCTTAGAACTCTCAGGAATGTATGCACCCTTTAGTTCTATGTTAATAGACTCAAGTTCTTTATTTGACTTGTCTAGTTCTTCTTGTGCAGATTTTTTCTTCGTTTCTAAAGAATCAATATTTGCTTTACATTCAGCATCTATTGATTCTTTTGATTTCTTTAGTCTCTTTATCTGCTCTTCCCATACTCCTCTACTTTCTATAGCTGTCTTTATCTTCTGCTGTCTATTTGTTAGATCGACTCTGGCTTTGCCATTTTGTAGAAGATCAGACAAGTAGGCATACTCTTTATGTAAGTCTTCAAGACTCTTTTCTGCTGTCTCAACTTCAAAGTTAAGATCATCGATTTGCCCTTCTATCTCTGCAACTTCCATTTCTACTTTCTGATGGACTCTTTTTCTGCTATCATCATCAAGACTCTGACCACAATAAGGGCAATTGTCTTTACCGTCACAATTATCAAGCTGAGACTCCATTTCTTTAATATCAGCTATTGTTTTTCTTTTCTGTTTGATCTCCGATTTCGCAACTGCCACCGTATGGTTAAGTTCCCTGGATTTGGCTTCAAAGGTGATTTTTGCCTTCTCACCTTCTTCAACCTTGTTAAGAAGTTCTTCCACTCCTTCAAGATCAGCACTTCCCTTCTCAATTTCTTCTAGCTGGCATTCTGCAGTTTTTATTTCCTGATCACAGTTAGCCTGCCTTTGACTCCTTGAAGTTTCTTCTGCTGATTCTCTTTCTTCTATATCTTTTACAGCTTCTTCTGCTGCTACTACTTTATCTGCTATAGAAGTCTGTTTTTCTAATAGAGCTGCTACTTTCTCAAGAGCTTTTATATTTTCATTTATAGAAGCTATCTGTTTATTGATGCTTCCAATCTGAGCCTGAATAACTCCATGCTCCATTTTTATAGCAGGCTCAAGACCTATTTTGTCTTCTAGTGTCTTTCTTTCCTGCTCTAGTGCAGTTTGCCTTTTCTCAATTTCCTTAATCGAGTCTCTTGTTTCTTGTAAGGCTCCATCAAGAACATCGAGATCAAGTATCTGTGTGAACAATCTTTTCCTTGATGCGTCACCTTCTCCTTTAGCAAGGAATAGGCTAACAAGGCCCTGGCCGAATAGAACGCTGTTAGAGAATGTATTATAATCAACACCTATTATTGATTGAATTATCTCTCGCGTTTCAGCCTGGCCTCTACCACTTATATCAATAAGCCTTCCTTCTTGATTGTGATATATTTTCCATATTGTCTTTCTTAGTTTCTTATCTCTCTCATATTGAGCTTGATAAGATTCCTGACCAGCTATGAATGTCAATGCTGCCCAGCCAGAATCCATTTCATCATTGACAACATCGTCATTCTCAGTCCCTCTTGTTGTACATTTGAATAAGCATAGGCATATTGCATCTATAATAGATGTCTTTCCGGCTCCATTGGAGCTATCATTATCATTATCTACTTCTCCATCTACTAGGATAAGCCCTGGCTTATCTAGCCATAATGAACTCTTCTCTTGATAAGAGAATAGACCTTCTATGCTGAGTTTCATTAATTGCATTAGTTAATTCCTTTCACTCTAGCATCTGCCATTGTAAGGAGAAGCTCTTTATCAAGACTCTTTGGCGCAAATCTTTCTATGTAGGTTCTACATGCAGTTCTTATACTTGTAGATTCTCTGAAATCATTACGCTCGTCAGTCTTGATTTCTTTTATGATGACTCTATCTACCTTTACTTGTAAAGCTCCCATTCCTTCGAGTCTACTTATTATTGCTGTTGTATTAAAGGTCTGTAGATACTCAAGAGTTCCTTTGAACTTCAGTTTTATTATACTTCCATTTACAACATCTGAAGTTAAATCATCAAGACCTTTCCCATTTTCTATTGTTATGAAGTCTCGATCTTGTACCTGAACTTCATCATATTGAAGTTCTCCTAAGTCACTTATTGAACCAATTATTACTCTTCTCCAATCTGAGGCTTCATTGAAATCTTTGCTTATTGGAGAACCAGAGTAAGCTATGATTGCATTACTATTTGGATTTATGAAGGACTGTGGCTTATGTATATGACCTAAGGCAGCATATTTTAGCTTTGGAAGGGAGAATATCTCATCTTTATATGAGAATCCACACTTGAGTTTTCTATCATTTGCTCCAAGTTCAGCTTCCTTTATCTCTATATGTCCAACAAGAACAAAGTTGTTGCATTCATTTTCATGTTCTTTATATATCTCTGATACACAACTCCTTACAAGATCTGGATCATCTTTGTAAGGAACAAGTATTATTCCGTGGCCATTATACATTTCAAACTCTATTTCTGATGATATCTTTATATCAACGTGTGTAGAGTTTAGTCCTGCTATATATTCTCCATCAACCCCTAGAGATACTGCCTTTATATCGTTATTTGGCTTATCATGGTTTCCGAGAACAATGTACACTTTTTTGAGAGATGGGACATCTCCCTTTATTAGAGATATGAGGAATTGTGACCAGCACACTCTTGTTGTCGAGTCAGGATTGCTTATGTCAAATATATCTCCTGCAACAAATAGCACATCAGTCGTTTCGCTTCTGGCTATTTCTTTGATATTTTCAAGAGAGCGAATTAGATCATATTCTCTTTCTCGGATTCCCATTGGAGTTATTCTACCGATAGCAGGAATACCTCCAAAATGGAAATCTGCTGTGTGCAGGAAGTTCATAATCATTGTAGTTATTCCTTCTCTATCTTAGTAGAAACATCATCCTGTGACCAGGTGCTAGGCAAAGGAACAATATTTCTACCCTTTACAGCTATCTCTGCGGCCTTATCAGCTTCAGAGTTGAATTCTCTTTTCTTATGTACTATGTCAAAGAAAGCAAAGTATCCAATGAGTTCTTTGACTATAGCTAATCTTGGAATTAGCTTATGATCTGAACAGGCATATCCAGGTCTACCTAAGCAATTCTTTAGGATTTGTCTAACACAAAGTTCTGAATCGCTTACAATAGTTAGATTCTTGACATCTTTATTTATTGCTATTTTCATAGCTGCAATTATGGCTTCATACTCTGCCATATTGCTTGATACTCCATCACCAAGGTAGTAACCTTTGGTTATACCAAGATCAATAGAATGTATAGCAGATGCAGCTTTGGCATATTCTCCATCTCCTAGATTGTGTGCACTGCCATCAGTGTAAACTTCTATTGAGTCTGACATTATATCTCTCCTCTATCTTCAATCTCTATAGGAAGTGAAAGTCCTGTTTCATCAAGAGCTAATGGTATTATCCAGCGTAGATTTGGTATTATTGGCTTAAACCATAAAGCTCTGACAGGGGTTATCACAGCTCTCTCATCTGTTAGTGTCTTTGCTACTTCTATATCCATAAAAGTAGAAAGAAAGTACACTTCCCAATCATTTTTGAAGTTGAATAAAGTTAGGAAATGTCTCCAGTCTTCAGGCGATGTAGTTAGTCCTACCTCTTCAGCACATTCTCTCTGAGCAGCTTGATTTATTTCCTCTCCAGGTTCTATGTGACCTCCTGGACCATTCCACTTCCCTGCTTGCCACTTAGGATGTGTTTTCTCAATTAGAACTACGTGGCTTTTAGATTCGTTGAATGGTAGACAAACTACATATTGTATCATACGTGCTCCTCAGGATCAAAACTTTCACCAGCAGATTCTTTGTCTGTATCAACATCTGCTCCAGCTGCTACTGTAACTCCTATGTCGTTATTTATTATATCAAGGATAAGAGGGGCTATGACTTCTTCCATATCAGAATCAAAAGTATCTCTTCTGAACTTTGTCTCTCCAAAGTTATAGTATCCTCCACCACCCTTTGTTATTAGTCCATATAGAACTCCTGCTTCCATAAGGTTTGCGAAGGAATCATATCCTTCTCCCCATATCAAATCTGCTTCTGCTTTTCTGAATGGCGGTGCAACTTTATTCTTCTTGATAGTTATCTTTTGTCTGGAGCCATTCTTTGCATATGCTCCAGAATCAAGAGTGCTTGATCTTACTTCTATTCTAACTGACGACCAGAACTTTAGTGCTCGACCTCCAGGTGTTGTCTCTGGATTACCAAAAGCAATTCCAATTTTCTCTCGAATCTGATTTATGAAGATAACACAGGAATTGCTTGTGTCTACAGCACCGCCAATCTTTCGGAGTCCTTGTGACATAAGTCTCGCCATTAGACCCATGTGAGAAGCTCCCATATCTCCTTCAATTTCTGCTTTAGGAACCATTCCTGCAACAGAGTCAAGAACTACAAGATCAGTCCCAGCCCTGACTAATGCTTCGACAACCTCTAGGCAATCTTCAGCAGTGTCTGGCTGTGACAACAACAGATCTTCTATATTAACTCCAAGATTTGCAGAGTATTCTTTGTCTAGTGCGTGTTCAGCATCTACAAATGCAGCAACTCCTCCGAGTCTTTGACAATTTGCAACAAAATCAAGAGCTAGTGTTGTTTTCCCTCCTGATTCTGGTCCATATATCTCTGTTATTCTCTTTCTTGGTATTCCTCCGATGCCAAGGGCAACATTGAATAGCATTACACTACTTGGGATGACCTCTCCCCTTACTGGCATCTTATCGTTTAGATGTATTACAGTATTAGCACCAAACCTATTGTTTAGGTTTTTTACTGCGGCATCTATCGCCTTCCTTTTTGCATCCGTTGATACCATCTAGTGTCTCCTCTATGAGTTCTTTTAAGATTAGTCTGAGCTTGTATGTCTGCAATCTGTTATCCCAAACTAGGTTAACATTTGCATTCTCATCAGTATTGCTTACTGCTGCTCTATGCAGCCAGTCTAGGTCGCATGCTACTGCTACATCATAATCTTCTTTTGACATGATTAGCTTTAAGCATCTCATTCCATTTTCAGTTTTCTTTACTGGAATTATTAGTTTTCTATTCATCTCTGTGTGATAATAGAAGTTCCTTGAAATGAATCTCTTGCCAACAGTTTTCTAATACTGGATTCTTAGCTGCTTGGCAAGCATCTTCTACTGCTCCTAGTGAAAAATCTACTGAAGCGTGAGGCTGGCTTAGAGTATATGCTGCATAGGATAGCTTTGAGGCAGATAATCCTGCCTTTATTGCTTTATCCCTTTCAGCGCTGGTATTTGATAAGCAGAACGATTCTATATTATGTCCTGCTTCCTTCATAGAACTACCAGATTCTCTTTCAAGAACAGTTTGTAGACACTCATCAAATAGAGGATTATCTACAAACTCTGTATTGAATATATCTCTAACTCTATCTACACAGTCTGTAGCATAGGTTAGAGCAAATTCAGGGCCTCCTTCTACAGCTCTAAGGCAAAATACTGCGTGAGTCTCTCCCCAAACATCAAGGACTATTTGCAATGGTAGAACTGCTTCTTCGTCAAATCTTGCCTCAAAGTATCTGATTATCTCTGGCCCCTTTGAGCACATAGCAAATGGTCTTATCTTTGAGAGCGAAAGATAGAACATTATGGTCTAAGCCTCTCTGCCATTTTATCTGTAATGCTGCAACCATTATCCCATCCTGCGCACATAGTTATACAGAAATTGAGACTACAGTTACCAAAAACTGGGCAATGATTGCTACCAGCTGACTTCACTTCTATGATTCCAGTATCTTCTGGTTCTTTTCCTTCCTCGGCACCCTCAAGAACAGTTTCATCTTCTTCGCCATGATTAGCAATAGGTTGCTTAGACTTAGCAGTTTCAGACCTTCGGCTAAGTCCTTGTTGATATTTCTCTTTGGCTATAGACAGAGGTTTGTCTGTTTTCCCTTTTCCTTTGTTGAAGGCTCTAGCAGCTTCTCCTTTTTTGTCTATCTTTATTTCTGAAGCAATTTTGTTAGCTTCTGAAAGCGCAGTTTCAAGTTCTTCTGGTATCTCCGAACCTTCGAGAACTGCTATTTGTAAACCAAAGTCAGTTAGACTAAGATAGCCATCTACATCTTCTATTGCTCCAATTTGAGTTAATAGGCTTACATTGGCACCAATTTGAGTATCCTCTCCCATTTTCTTTTGTAATCCAGAAAATGTTATCTCTTTGGCTCCAATTGCTTTAAGCAACTGTTTAGATTTATCTGTTATTTCCATTGACTATCCTCATTAGCACATCTTCAAGAATTGGTCGAACCACAGGAGGTCTAAACTGTTCGACAAGTTTGTAGTTATTTTGTCTAATCTCTTCTAGTCTATCTGGATTTTCAAAAAATCCATCGACTCTTCCTGCTGCCCTTTTTAGACCTACTTCTGATACAAGCTCATCTTCCCAAATCTTAATACAGTTCTTTTCGTGTATAAGAGTTGGCCATCTCAATTCGCTTATTCCAGTAGTTTCTATAAGCAAAGGAACTGCTCCAGAAAGCATAAACTCAAGAGTTACGCCTTGAAGTTTATCTCCTATCTCTTGAGCATCAAAATCAGCTCCTATCTCTGTATCTGATAGAATATTCCAAACATCTGAAGGGTAGAACTCTCCGGGCCAGACAGTTCTACCCTTATCAATCCAAGGCTGATAGAAGCTATGATTGAACAGATTAGTCCTACCATGTATATACACTTCTATATCCTTGGAAATATAGTCTGCTAATTCAGCGACTTTTTCCTGCCTTTTGTCTGATGCCAGTCTTGAAAGTGAAGTTATTCTTTTTGATCTGTGATCAGAAGTTCGTATAGGGTCTGGGTAAACAAGAGGAGTCCTGAATACCTTATTATCATCAACTATATGAAGGTCTTTCACTTTCCTTTCAAGTTGCTGACTTATTACTATTATTCCTGATAGATTCTTTAATCCTGCCTGCTGCCATTCCCATGGACTCCATCCACGGTTTTTGAGATTTGTTATCTCATCATCTCTATGGATAGTCATAATGAATGGTATGTCGAGGAGGGACATTACTTGCATTACAGGAGGAGGTTCACTCTTGAATGTATGTCTTTTCTCTTGACTAGCGAAGGTAAACCACACTAAGTCATAACTAGAGTTTAGAAAGTCAGCAATCTCTCTTGGATTCAGCTTTGCTATATTATTTGCCCCATTGATCAGTTTGTATTTTGATTTCCAAACGAACATATCTGGAGATATAATCTCTGAATCCTTTAGAGTCTCGTTTACACATCTTGTGTAAGAAATTGGTCCTCCCAAAATATATAGTCCATTACACAATGCTACTCGTAGTTTTGACATCTAGCTATTGACCTCTATATCCGCTTAGACCTCTCTGTGACATTTCTTTTGAGATTCTCATATCATTGCGTAGCTTTGCTTTGTGTTTCTCTGAACACTTCGAGCTTGCTCTTAAATGATCTGGCATATCTCTTATTACTCTGTTACAGTATGGGCACTTCATGCTATCTCCCACCAATCATCCTCATTAGGGTATTTTGGTGTAGCTCTTTTCTCTGTAGTTAGCATATGTCTTACTAGAATCTCTTCTCCACTTTCAGTGTTATCTATACAGAGATATGAGCCTTCTATATTCTCAGATTTGAACGCAGCCCATCCGAAGCGATTTGGCTCAAATCGTATCATATAAGTTTGTCCGCATTCTTTACATTTGACGTATTTGTCAAATGTCCCTGGCTTACTTTTGCTATATTGCAACCAGACTTCAATTACTCTGTTACAAGAACTACAGACAAACTTATATTCAGCAGCTACTTTACACTCCTGTACTTCCAAGAGCACCAACTCCTCTACTTGATCTGGACTTTGGTAGGATATCAATTGCTCTATTCATCACTACCTCTTCAAGATTATCACCTTCCGATATACCTTCAGTCAGAAGTTGATAATCTGTTTCCATCTCATAGTCAGCTTGCCAGAACATAGCTACTACAGCTTGAGCTACTTTCTGTCCTTTGCTTATGTGTATGGTTTCAGAAGTTTTACCGTTGTGAACTTCTGCGAAGATTCTTCCCCGATAGCCCTCATCTACAGTTCCAGGACTATTTGCTATCCAGATAGACTTAGCAGCAAGACCTCCTTTTGATCTTACTTGTAGTTCCCATCCTTCTTCGAGAGCTATGACAAGCCCTGTGTCGAAAAGGACTGTCTCTCCAGGAAATACATCTCCTTCCATAACTGAGATCAGGTCTGCTCCAGAGTCGTTTATGTGCGCATACTTAGGCTCTACAGCATCTGGGTGTACAGGGACCCATTTGATCTTTGGTCTGTAATTTCTTAACAGACCAACCATATCTCCTGGAGTAAGGATAGAAAGTATTTCTTCTCTTGTTACAGTCATTGTATTCTCCCTTTGTTTATTGCTGTTTCAATGAATTCCTTTGAAGATATTTCCTTTGCTCCTGATACTCTTGCAATGTCAATCTTGTTTCCAAAAATATCAAAGTGAGGAAATCTTTTGTCCTGAAACCATTCGCGCCTCAGACCTATCTTATTAGCAAATTCAAACAGCTCATCTAAACTCTCTGTAGAGCTTAAATGAAATGTCTTTCTTCCTTTATATTGAAATATTGATTCACTAATTATTATCATATTATAAACTGGGAGGGAGAGTATCCCTCCCAGAACTTCATACAGGTGGTCGTCAACTACTCTTCAGGTTCCTCTTCATGATCATCCTCTTCAGTTTCCGACCCCTCCTCGGTTTCCTCAGACTCTTCGACTTCTTCGGTTTCCTCTGCTTCCTCAACCTCTTCAGTCTCTTCAGTCTCAGGCTCCTCCTCAGTGGTCTCTACCTTCTTCTCTTCATCACCAGACATTCTGTTATCACCTCCTCCCTGTATATATTCGGAATAAAGCGGTATCGACTCTTTTACCCGTCTAACCGCGTGAACCGATTGCATTCGCGTGAATTCACGCTTAAAACGCTATCGGAACTCCTCCGCTATCGTATATACGCTTTACTTATAGCTGGATAGTTGCTCTTGGGCCTGCTTCATAAGTATCTCAATAAGATTCTTCCAGCTTATCTGTGAAGCGGTTAATTTCTCGTGCTTTGCAAGCTCATCTAAGTTGTCCTGTAAGAACTGCTGCCATCTGAGAATGGATTCATATTTAGATGAACTCTTATCAATAGATAGAGAACTTGAGGACATTCCCATAGACATCATCTGCTGACCTTCTATTGTTGTTATATAGTCAACAGAAGTTGCTCTTACACAACCATAACAACTTACCCCTGTTACAGCTATGTAGTCATTAACGTTGTAGGGAGTTCCATACCAGAGAACAGTGCTGTTTATACCAGAACCATCATCTATTAGGTATACGCCAGCTGCTGCTGAAGTTATCTTTCCCCAAACTCTAACAAGGAGTCCTATGTTTATTCCTCCAAGAGATCGGTTTGGCATTCCAAGAGTCCCTGGTATATTTGAAGAGCTTCCAGAAGTTATAGAAACACTTGTTGGCTGAATAGATAACTCATTTTCATTTGTAACATACTGTCCATCTATTGTTGCTAAATCTCCAGCAACTGCAGAACTTGTAGATAGTATCTTTACTCCATTAACTCTACTTGGCTCTTCAACATAGAACATATCTGTAAAGTTACCAGTTACAGGTTTTGATCTTAGCTCTACCCAGTCGCCCACAGTTCTTGTATTTGTTAGTACAGATGCACCTTCATAACATCCTCTGTCAACAGTTCCCGCTGCTGGCAATACACGAGGAAGTCCTGTTATATCTTTCCAGCAGCATTCTCCGCCAGCATAGTTATTGTTTCCAGTTCCTATACATGTTGAGTTATATTGTAGTCTGTAATCAGAACTTCCAACAAATACTGGATTATCTTCGTTATTTCCATCTACACCAATTGTTCCAAAATTGGCTTGTGTTGGGTAGTAAACATATCCAGAAATATTTGAAGTATTTCCATAGAATGTGTTCCACCCCATATCCTGAACAGAGCCACCACCTGTTAGGTCTATGTAATAGGCTCCACCATAATCAGCGTTATTGTTGGCAATTATGTTATTTTCAATAAGTGGCCAACTATAGTGAGTTATGTATATTCCTCCACCTTTTGTTGCAGGAGGATTTGAACCAGTTGCTACATTGTTGCATCCAACAATTGTGTTATTGTAAATAGACGGTGATCCACTTCCATATAAGAATATTCCAAGAGCACCATTCTTGATGAGGTTACTTGTTATAATCGAGTTACCTCCCCAAGAAATTATACAGCCAAATATTCCCTCTGATTTCCAGGAACCACCGGAGATTATGTTATTGTCAATTCTAGCAGATGCTGATGCTGATGCACTGTCATATCCAATATAGATACCTTTACCATACTGGTATACATTTACTGTACAGCCTTTTACCATTGTTCCTGTTGCAGCATTCTTTATGCTTATTGCATTAAAATGTCCTCCAAGAACAGTGAAGTATTGTAAGTTAGATGCCGCACTGATTATAATTCCGTAACCAGTGGAAGAAGCATCTATAGTCGGCCCATTTACTCCTGTAACCGTCAGTTGCTTATTCAAGTCTAGGGATTCTGCATATGAGTGAGGACCATATACATATATTGTATCCCCGTTGCTTGAAGCAGTTATTGCAGCAGCAATAGTATGGTATGCATGGTCAAGATCATTACCAGGACCATTAATGGGAGAATCCCATTTCACATAGTAAGTGGCAGAGAATGCCACTGTGCAGCACAAAATTAGTGCTAACACAAGAACGAGTCTGTTTGCAAACTTCATCTGTTTTCCACCTTTCAATATATTTACTGCGTTATTTCCCTTGACTACCTTCCGGCCACAGAGGCAGCCAAGGGAAACTTTACTTTTTGAGGGCTTCTCTATTTGGGCATTCCCTATCTAGCACAGTATCAAATGCGCATTTGCCAGTTAGCTGACACGCAGCTACAAGACCTTCCCCAAGAATAGGATCATAATTTGTAACTATTTGCTTTATCTGTGCTGCTACAGGTGCCCACTCACCTTGCTGGGCTTGTGTACAAAGTCTATGAGACATCATCCGTCTCAGAGCGTTGTAATCAATACATTGTATGATATTCGTTTTTATATTTGTAGGATATAATCCACGAATATCTTGTGTTGGTATTCCAAGAGCCTTTAGCTCCTTGCAAACAAACTCTATTTTACCTATAGCAGATTCCCAGAGAACTTCAGCTCTACTGTCGTCACAGTTATCACTCTTGATGGAATCAGGCATTTTAACAGGTAGATTTCCGTCGAAGTCTGTGAATCTCTGGCTTTGCTGCATATAACTTGCAAGTCTTGTTCTTACCATTTGGTGAGTAAAAGCTCTTGTTACTCCCTCAAAGCCAAAGACAAAGTTGATCATCTCTAGTGGACCGCCAAGACCAGATTTGAGAAACTCTCTAACTATGGTCTCTATATTCTCTCCAGCAGCACCAGAAACAGGGTCAATAAATGTTATTGCTTCTCCAAGTTCTGTCATATCAATGATATCAGTATTTATTGGGAATCCTGGTTCATTGATTATCGACCAACAAAATGAAAGAATTGATCGGGGATTAGGAGTTGCAGAAATTAGGTGAACTTTAGGAGTATCAGTATCCAAGCTGTTTTCTTACCTCGTCTTTCATTTCTTCTTGCCTATGTAGAGCTTTGAGACTAGTGTATAATCTATCAAGATTTACTTTTACTAGCATCTTGAGTTTAGCCTCTTTCTCTGGCGTATCAGCTTTTATTATAGAATCCACAGGGTAATCATCATATGTCTTCATTCTTGAAAAGGATGAAACTTCTATACCAATCCTGATATACCCACCTTGGCAGATCAGCACTGGGACACGCCATCCCTTCTCAGATATATATTCTGATGCCCAATGTGTGAAACTGAGTATTTCCATTTTAGGGGAAGATTCTCTTTCGACTAGATATTTATACTACCCTCGTTATTTATCATCTAGTCGAAAGTAGTTTGGGGTTGATGACAGTGCCTTCGGGATACCCTCCTGAGTCCCTTATAGCAGCTTCTATCATATGGTTTAGATTCCCATTTACAGGAACCATATTTGTCAAAGCTACCTTTCCTTTCTCTATCTCTTTATCAAGAGTCTCAAGAGCTGCAATAGAATAGTTCACAAGGTCGAACATGTTCTTTCTTAGTTTCCATATTTCAACAGTTCCTTCTCCACTGAGAGCCATACCATATACTCGTATCATCTTTCGTTGAACATTAAGGACTTCTTGTATGAAGCCATCTTCTCCTAAGACATTAAATGCTACTTTTGCATGTACATCCCTTAGCTGTGCACATTCAGCTGCAACATTGAATAACTCAGGATATTTCTCTATAAGTTCAATAAACTCGTGTTGTATTCCAAGAGAAGTATTCATGAATTCTTCTTGTTCTCCTACATGGAAATGTCCTCTTGTATGATCTTTATCTGTGTGCATTCCAAATCCATCAACTTCTGTAAGTGGCATCTCTTTCTTTACAAGAGTTACATGTAGCATAAGATGTTCAAAATCTTTGCCTCTTATTTCATTTTCTACTATGCCAAAGTTGCACTTAAATCCTTCAATAGTATAATGCTGATGTGGATTTGAGGTTAGATCGAGATATTTGAATGAATCCTCACAGAATTGCATTCTGTGTCCAGGGTCTTGAACTGCAACTTTTGTCCTGAAATATGGTACAACGATCTCTATTGTTCCACCAGTTCTAAGTATTCTCCAGAACTGATTCATAGCATTGATATATCCTGCTGGTTCAAGATGTTCAAGAGTGTGCGAAGTATATATAATATCTACAACACTATCTTCTATTGGAATTGCTCCATATTCGATATTATGAATTATATCTGGTTTGCAGATTTCATCCTTATCAAGACCTATATATCCAGGTCTTTTTTTGAGTCCACAGCCAACATCTATTCTGACTTTATTGTCCCAAGTCTCTCCAGATGGAACTTCATGGCACATCATATTAGCTAGGGTCGGTTCTAGCTTCATTTTTTCTTTTTTCATGTAACTCCTCTATTTCAATTGTGTTCTCTACGTTTAGTGCAGCTATCAAAGTGGATGAATCTACAAGTGCTGTATTCCAGACAGGGACTCCTCCTCCAATCTCATCAGAGATATATTGTCTACCTCCAACTTCTTTGTTATCTACAACAAATAAAGTACAACCATTTGGTAATGGAAACTCTCTTGGTTTAGGAGTCTCTGAACTCATTATTGTCCACTTGCCTTTCTCTCATTGTATTCTTGTATAGCAGATAAAGAATACACCTTATCTTCTTGGTCTGCAGATAGTTGCAGCTTGTAGTCTTTTCCTCCTGGCATTGGATCGAGTTTGTGAGCTTTTATTGCTACGGGTTCTCCTAGAACTATGTGCTTTTTGAACTTTGCATATCCCTCTGGCCAAACGAGAAGCTCAACACTATCTTGATTGTCATCAAGTGCAACAAATGCCATTAGTCCGCCATGTTTAGTTCTATGTTCTCTAAGATTTGAGATGACTCCGACAAATCGCATTTGTTCACTTTTCTTAGCATTTGGAAGAGAGTCTACAACATCTCCAATAGAAGAAAGTTTCATAGACTCAATTAAGTCTTTGTATTTCTTTAGAGGAGGATTCAATAAGTATTGTTCAAACTTCGAGTGCTTTCCTGCTTTCAAATTCTCTTGAAACTCTGAAAGGACAGTTACATCATCTATGTCTATTTTGTCTGAATTCTTTCCTTTCCGAGCTTTTACAAGAACTGCCGACCCTTCTGCTGTTTCAAGAAATACTTTGTATCTCTCATAAACAGCAGGATTGAATACTCCCATTATGAAGTCTGTTCCATCATCAAGATTTACATAGGCGCCACCTTTATATTCTTCATCAACATCATCCTCATTATCTCCCTTTTTGCCTGCTTGCCGATAGCCATAACTAACACTGTTCATAACTGCCTTCAGAATTACAGAGCCTTTTGTTTCTGTATCCAATTCTGATATTGGAGTTATAGTAAGGCTGTCATCAATAGCTTCGTAGACATCTTTATAGAAGTCAAGAGGATTTACTTCTGTTGGAAGAGTAAGAACTCCCATTTGAAGTTCTGTTTCTTCCCTTTCAGTGTAAGGTGGATATGCTTCAAGATCAGTGTGCTGAGCTATCTCAAGTATTGAATCTATCATCTCTTGCTTTCCTCCAAGTAGAACAGGGAGGTTCTCAAGAAGGACTCTTGTATTTGGATACATACTCTTGAATGCTCCAGAAGATACTAAAGCTGAAATTGTTCCGCTATTTACTTGTCTTCTGTTTATTCTTTCTCTGAAGTCATTCCAGTCTTTGTATGGCTGATTGTCTATAAGATTTTGTGCTGCTTTTGGTCCAACTCCTTTTATAGAGCTGAATCCTGCTCTCATGCTTTTTTGCCCAAGAGAGTATGTAACATTGCTTCTATTTATATCAGGAAGATGTACAGGAACTCCAACACGCCTTGCTTCCTGTATTAGATTGTGAATCTTGTCATCAGTGGAGCCAAGGGAATTGATTTCGCAAAGTAGAAACTCTGTTGTATAATACGTTTTTAGGAAAGCACAGCGATATGCTAAGTATGCATAAGCTGAAGCGTGGGCCATGTTGAATGAGTATGATCCAAATGATATTATCTGGTCAAATACTTTACCAGCGTCTGCTTCTGCCATACCTCTCTCTACAGCACCTGCTACAAAGTCTACTTTGAATCTTCTCATGAACTCTTCGCCAACAGACTTTGATATAGCTTTGCGCATAATATCTGTCTTTGACCAGACAAATCCACCTACATCGTGGACAATTCCCATTATTTGTTCTTGGTAGAGCATAAGACCTTGGGTTCCCAAGGTGGCTTTATCGTAGAAGGGATGTACTGGGACATTATCGCTTTTCCCTGATCGTCTAAGTAACCACTCATGCATAATTCCTGACCGAATTGGGCCAGGGCGATGGAGCGCATTAAGGTCTGCGAGGTCAATGACCGACCTCGGTTTAGCTCGTCTTGAGAGCTTTTGGAAACCTTTAGATTCAAATTGGAATATCCCAAGAGTATATCCTTCCTGGAAGAGTTTGAATACTTCCTGATCATCGTAGTCTATATCCTCAAACCAGACATCGAGATTAGGCTTGACATTTTTGAGTTCTTCTTCCCAATATGCTCGCATTGGATCTGTAGTAGACATATGAGAAAGCAAACTCTGTATCCTAAGTTTCTTCTTTTCTGCTATCTCATTTACCTTTTTGCACCCTTGGCATGTACAAATTGTGAAGTCGTGTCTATTCTTGACTAACTTAACTGTTTCTGCTATAACCCTTAGTGTTCTCAGGCCAAGAATATCGAGTTTTAACAGACCCATAGAGTCTGTGTCTTTCATCTCGAATCCTGCTACCTTTGTTCCATCTTTCTTTACACCAAGTGGTATATCTTCTCTTAATGGTCTATTGCTTACAACAACTCCTGAAGCGTGAACTCCCTGCCCTCGTATCTGTCCTTCTAATTTAACAGCATCCTCTATTGCTTCTGGGTATCGTTCTCGGTATGATATACAGGCAGGGAATGCTGTAAAAGCATCCATAATTGTAAAGTCCGCTCTTGCATCTCCACCTGATCTTTGTACAATAAGTGCTGAAACCTGAGATGTTTCTCTTTTTGAAATCTTCCTTACTCTAGCAATATCTTGTAGACATTGCTTACCCTTCATTGTTATGAAAGTTCCTATCTCTGCTACACATTCTTCTCCATACTTGATATTCAAGTATTCCTTGATTTCTGGCCTCCTGATATCTGCAAAGTCAAGATCAATATCAGGATAGTCAATCCTATCTGGAGATATAAACCTCGTGAATATAAGAGACTCACCACCTGGACCAGATACCATAGGGTCCAAGCTAATGATATCAAGACAATATAATGCTAGAGATGCGTTAGCTGATCCTCTAGCATTGAACGGTATTTCCATTTTCCTGGCATATTGGCATATGTCCCAGACTATTAGAACATATTTAACGAAACCAAGGCGATATATTTCAAAGCTCTCAAATTTGAGCCTTTTCATATAATCTTCTCGCCTATCCTCTGGGACTCTCCCTTCTAGTTTTCTGAACCATCCTTTTTCTATATGAAAAAGCATAAATTCAAACATGTCATCATATGCTATTTTCTGATCTTCTGGTAATTCTGCCAGAAAGTTACCAGCGCCAATTAAATGGTCATCTCCAAGTTTGACACTTAGTCGTTCAGTTCCAGCTAACTGTTCTTTTGTTACTCTTGCGTCAACTCTTTTGTTGTCGTAGACATCTGTTCTGGCCAAAGGATTACCTCTTCTGGATGTTTCTTTGAAAACTTTTCTAGTTCATCGAATGCTGCTATAACTTTGAGTTTCCTGACAAGTTCTGATTTTTCGTTTTTCGCAGCTTGAAGCTGAATTAGTATTGATCTCATATCTGCTACTAATTCACCTTGTTTGTGGAATGCATCACGAAGGTCTCCACAAAGGATTGTGTCTCTCTGCTTGGCCATAAGACCCATTGATGCAGAAGCGAGAAGGCAGAAGATTATCAATCCCATTTGTTTCTCCTATTTCAAAACTAACTTAAATGTGAAACTTCTTTCTGTTCCATCATTGTTAGTTGTAACCCACCATTTGAGTTTACCGTCAGTTGTTATTTCTGCACCACCAGAGCCTTCTGTTTCAGCAGCTATTTTTAGTGTTGATGGTATGGCTTCTTTTGTCATCCATACTTTCTTATATTCGCTTTTGCCAACAGTAAGAATAACTGGCTCTGATACTGATAACTCTGGGACTTCGCTTCCATCACGATAGTACACTGCTTCTGCAGTTAGAGTTATCTGTGTTCCTTCTTTTGTTCCAGGATCAATGAGGGTGCTTACTATTTTCCAGCCACCGTCTTGCCATTCAGCAGTAAGCCCTTCCATAAGCTGGATTGGTGCTGCAGAAGCTCTTGTTATTCCTGTAGTAACAAGATATGTTCCTGTTACTGCTACGAGAAGAAGCACACCGACAATTCCCAAATTCTGTTTTGTCATAATTATACCCCTTTCGATGTTTTGGACAGTTCTTCTACCTTCTCAAGCTCCTTCTCCTCTATAACTTTCCTAGCAAATTCATCCAGATTATCCTTTAGACCTAGAACTCCACCATCATTCTGCCAATTTCTAAACTCTGGATAATCTTGATATTCACTTATCTCTATGTTTGGTAGTCTTGGTTCGCATCGCGGAAAAGTGAAATCGCATTTTTCTGCAACTTCAAGAGTTGTGTCGAGACTTATCTCAATAGTTCTTTCTGGTATATCTTGATGCCTCTCTAAGAAAGACTTCCGCATTTCTTCTCTTGTTTTCATATATAAGTCTTTAACATCAAAAGACCATCTATCTGGATCATCAAGAGCTTTATTTTGCTGTATACACAGAAGAACATCGTGAGAACCATAATCTTCTTTAGAGATATAATGGCAATCATTTGTTGCTACCATTTTTATGCCCATCTGATCTGCTATGCCTACAAGACCAACATTTGCCTTCTTTTGGTCTGGCATATCTAATGGCATTATCTCTATGTATAAGTCATCGCCAAACATATCTTTGAGTCTCATTGCTCTACAGCATGCTTCTTTGAACTCTTTACTATTTTCCTCTTTTACATCAATAAGAGGTCTAGCGAGTATTCCACTTGTGCAGGCAGTCATTAGTATAAGACCTTCTCTATATTTATCCAGAAGGCTCCAATCTGCCCTGCCTATCATTCTTCCAAATCCACCTTCTATTGAACCTATCAAAAAAGAGTCTGAGACTAAACTCATCAAGTTCTTATATCCAATTTCATTCTTAACAAGAACTGTTATATGGTCTCTCTTTTTCTTTATCTTGTCTTCTTCTTTGATCTTTGCCTTTATAACTTTTTGTGTTTCTTTGTCATAAGGCAAAGTTAGGGCTTGTATCTCATCTTTTGTTCTTGGTTTTACTTTACAGTCATCAACAAAATACATCTCACAACCAAGAATAGGTTTTATATCTGCCTTTCTACATAGATTGTGAAATTGTAATACTCCTGATGCTGTTCCATGATCTGTTATTGCCTGAGCAGGGAATCCCTTTTCCTTTGCTGCTTGTACAATCTTAGTCAATAGACCAAACCCATCAAGAACAGAAAACTCTGTGTGAGCGTGAAGGTGGACGAAGTTCTCCATTATTGTTTTTGCTCCAATGCATCCCTTAGACGCTTTATGCTTTGCTCTCTTTCTGATAGGCACTCTTCGAGTCTCTCAGTGATGCTGAATGGTTCTCCTGTTCCACCTAAGAATGAGGGAAGTTTACTAGCCATATGGTCTTGCTGGATAGAAGAAGCTATGTGGTGAACCTCACCAGGAGGTATTATTGCATTCAAGATAAACTTCTTCATTATCTTTATGACTTCTCTTGCCTCTTCAGAAGCCATCGACACCATTTGTGCTATTGGAGAGTCTCCTTCTATATTCATCATCCCTTCAGTTGACTCAAGCATTTTGTCTAGGTTATTTACTGCATTCAGACGATCTATCTGGTCAAGTTCTGCATCATACTTTCCAGATGTTATCTTCTTTTCATCTCTACCTAGAACATATCCAAGTGCCATTGCCTTTGTAAATATGCCAACTAGGACTTCTCTTCCAAGAGCAGGAGGAGTCTTTAGAAACAGATCTCCCATATCGTGCCTTATCGAATCTTGGATAGAATCTGTTACCCAAAGATAATTGTGTGTGCTACTTCTCCTTGCTCTGCACCCTATACAGCTGCATTCATCTTCTTGATCACTTTCTGTTAATCTTCCAAGTAGAGCAGCTATTGGATCATCATCTTCTTTTGCTTTCTTCCTTTCTCTTCTTTTTTTCATTTTCTCTTCGTGCGTATCAACCTGAGACTTCTCCTTTAGCAAAGCTCTTATTCCACATCTGCTAAAGATTGCATCTGTAGCTTGTGCACCAAGTGTGTCATATAAGCGACGAATGTAAACAACAAGCTTCTCTTGTTTAGGAGTTAGAACAACTTCTTCTCTACCATCGTTACCACTTATTAGCATTTGTGTTCCTCCAATATAATGTGATCGATGTCTTCCCAATTATCGACTCTTTTGATATTGGTGTATCTTTCATCACCTGTTACGTTAGTATTGTATGGGCGATTTATGAGAAGAACGGTGGTTTCTGGATAATGCTTAGCAACTGCGATAGCATTATCAATTCTATCTTCAACAAGGTATGTTATTTTCCCTGGTTCAATTTCTTCTGCTATAACATCTGTCTTATTGAAACCAAAGAAAATTAAATCATATTGGTATCCACTAGAATGTAGCCAATCTATTGTGTCTCCGTGGATTCTTCTGTGTCGGCGCTCAGGTCTGGAAGTAAGAAGAAGTATTTTGTAACCGTGACTTTTGGCCTTACATAATGATTCTTGCCCTCCAAGGGACAATAAACTTCTATATCCTCCAGATTCAATAAATCCTGATTTAAGTTCTTCTTCATCTGCTTTTGTGAGGTCAAAAGCCTTGACAGCGGATATGTGGTGATTGTCAAGCATCTCTCTATGAAACTCTCTCTCAAAGTGCTGTTCTGCGTAGAGAAGAAGTCCTCCAAACCAATCTGCGATGACTCCATCAATGTCGACTGCGAGGATAAGTTCTCCTTTGAGTCTTGTTTTCTCATTCTCGAATCTCTCTTCTACAACATCGGATTTGAGCATAAATTGCTCAAAGAACTCTTCAGGGGTTAATCCCCATAGAATAGCCAAAGCTATGATGTATTTAGCCATGTCTATTATCTCTATGTGGACATTAGAAAGAATAGGGGGTTTCCTCTTTAAGACGTTGAGTTTCCAATTAAGGTTTTCAAGCAGAGAATAACCTTCGGAATATAGGTGGTGAAGAAGTCTCTCTGTTAAAAGTTGCTTCTCTGTTTCCGAAAGTGTATCAAAGTCAGAGAATAATTCTTGGTTCTCTGATTGTCTAGTAAAGATTTCATCTAGTCTATCTTGATCCAATTCTTATTCATCCTTGATTTGATTCGCTATACATTCTGCTGTCCTTTTTGCTTCTTTTGATGTTTGCTGCACCAAAGCTCCAGTATTCCATCTACCCGCTCTTCCAATACAATATATACTCTTTCGCTCAAGCTGATCTAATATAGTAAGAACGGGCTTAGGGTCTGGAGCGTATATATGTCCATATGAATTGAATTCTGACTCAGCAGGTATCCTTCTGAAATCATTAGCATATAATTTACTAGAGAATTCAAATTGAACATATCTACTTTTGTTCATAGTTATTCTTGATGCTCTATACCAGCCTGATCCATATGGGTTATATACAAAGTCATATTCTAGTAGATCAGGCTGAACTTTATCACCCTCAACAAGTCTAGTATAGATCGGAGCTGACTTTAGATTTGAATAACCACGATCTACACACGGGAGTTCTTCACTTGACCACACAATTTGTTCTACCAGCTTTATAAGAGGAATAGTGCTTATTAAATAATCATAAGGTAGAGACTCTAATAGGCTCTTTGCCTCATATTGAATGCGCTTATTACCTGGTAGAATTAACTCTGACATCCCAATTATTACTTTAACTCCATTTGCTTCTATGACTTTTAGGAGTTCTTCTGTTATTTCTTCAATGCTATGATCTAGCATATACTGCTGCTTCTTGCTGAAGTTTATATCTATGATACTATTCATAGACCTTGCTGATCCAGACCAAGGGATGCCAGTTGTCTTCAGATTGTGTGATTTGACAGCATCTATGAGTTCTTGTATGGAAAGACTATTCTCTGAGAATGGCCTAATTATACCAACACTGTCTACTAATGCTCCTTTTACTTTTATCTTGTTATAGTTTATTCCCAATCTTTCAATTAGGCTTTTTGTTTCTTGTGTTTCGTGTAGATAATGTAGACCCTGCTTTTCTAGCATTATCTTTGCTGCTAATACTGTTATTTGGCTTGGGTTTATCCTTTCGCTCATTTCTAGGGCAGCTAGTAATCCTGCTATTCCCCCTCCGAGAATCACAACTTTTTTCTCTGAGCTGTTCATAATATCTCTTCTTTGCCTCTTTGTCTAATTGCTTTTTCTTCTCAAGACCTTTAAGAACAGACTGATAAATCTCTTTTCTATTCCTGTGAGGTCCACCTCTACTCACTACATATCCCCTTGATACTGTTGGGAATATTTTGTGAGAAGGGTTGAATCTATCTATATGATGTCTTCCTTTTACTGCAGGGCCTACATCTGCTACTACAAGTCTTTCTCCAGTATCTAACTTGATTATTGTCCCTGGAGGATGATGCTTCCAATCTGCTGCACAGATTCCATATCTGGCTCTGTGCCCACTAGCAGTTTTTGTTGTTGGGCCATCATAGTTTGTTACTCTGAACTTCTCCCCATAGCAATCTGATGCTAATACTAGTGATAGCACTACTATTATAGATAGTTTCACATTCCTTTCCTCCTTCGGTCGTTTCGGTCGTTTCGGGGCGGAAAAGGCGAGTGAATTCACGCGATTGCAGGGCCTTCCAATCGTTAGACGGGGTTTAGTATCTCCGGTTTTCGGGAGGAATAGGGTGTATAATATGAGGAACATCTGCAGTCCCGATTCCCTCTGTATTTACCAGAATCATAAACTCCTGACCGCCACCTTCAACAAGTCCTGGTAGATTTCCTTCTTCTTGCTTTATCTTGATGTCCTTTATAACATCATGCCATTCCTGGAGGTCAGTTTCATATTCTCCATCACTATAATACTTACCACTTTCTTTGAAGTAAGTAAGTTTTACTTTTGTCATCATCTTCTCCTAGAGTTGAAAATTATCTTGCTTCCATCTTGACCAATTGTTATTGGAAGTTCTTTCAATTCTTTTAGAGCTTCCCTAACTGATCTTCTGTTCTCTGGTGGAACATATAAAAGTAGAAAACCTCCACCTCCAGCGCCTGCTATTTTAGCGCCTGTAGCTCCGCCATTCATAGCTTCGCCAATTAGACTTTCTAGTATATTCACTGATATTTTATCAGATAATTTCTTCTTGAGTTCCCATCCGTCTCGTAAAGCCTCTCCAACAGCATTTATATTTCCATTGTTGAGACTACTGTGAAGAAGTTGTGCTTGATCTTTCATCTGATTTAGCACATCTATATTATCAACTATCTTTGCCGACTGGTCAGATAGAACCTCTGATGACTTTCTGGTCATACCTGTATAAAACAGCATTAGGTTCTCAGAAAGAAGAGACCTGTCTGATTCAGATAGAGGAATCTGCTCTACAGAAACTTCTCCACTTCTAGCAAAATCAATTGCAGCTATTCCACCATGAGCAGCTATATATTGATCTTGCTTCCCAATTGGGTTTTCAAGATAGTCTATCTCAATGATACAAGCTAATCTTGCTAGATCATCTGAAGAGACATTCTTGTTCTGATAGGTGAAGAAGGCATTTAGTAGACCAACTGTTATTGCACTTGATGATCCAAGACCAGAACCTTCAGAAGACACATCAGACATTGTCTTGATTTCGATTCCCTTTTTGATTCCTGTCATCAAAAGAGCTTCTCTTACAAGATCATGCTTTATATCTTCTACAGAGTGTACTACTTCTGTCTTAGAGTATGATACAACAATAAGATCATCAAAGCGTTCTTGTATAATAACTTTGACAAACTTATCAATAGCAGTAGATACAACTTTACCGCCACCAATTGTATAGTATCTCTTGAAATCAGTTCCACCTCCAGCAAAACTGATTCTTAGAGGAGTTTGACTAATAATCACTTCATTTCCTTCTTTGTGAAATAACCAGGAACATTGCCAATGAGAAGTTTGCTTATGGCCCCAGGCCCCTTGTGGCGTCCCACAGGGTAACCCAATGTCCCTGGTTTTCTATGACTATTAAAAGCCATAGAATAGCAATCTTCTACGACAGTTCCTTTACAATCAGTATTACCTGGGCCTTACAGGAACAATGCTCTCCCGACCGAAGTGCAGCATGTAGTGTTCGATTGCTAAATTGTTGAAAAGGTTAGGCTGTTAGAAGCATTATGAACCGATATTGATATTTCTCGCTGATACCTAGGATGGCGGTGAACTCACGGAACCGCTACCTAACAGCCTAATGGTGGAGCCGAGGGGAATCGAACCCCTGTCCAAAAGGTTTTCTAACAAACGTCTACGAGCGTAGTCACCATCTTTTCTTCCACGATTAGAGCTGGAGGTGACCCCTCCCACTATCGTCATATTGTGGTTCAGCTTGCCAGTCCGATAATTTGAGCCTCTCATCATATCGGAGTCAGAATGAGAGACAGGCTACGCTAGGCAGCCATTACTTCCATGTCGGCATTTCTGCCAGCGATGGAAGAGAGTGTGTCTGTATTCGCTTTTATTGTTTGACTGATTCACGAGTCCTACAGTCATCTCGGCTCGCAGTATGCTTCGTCTGCCCTCTGTCGAAACCATTTCGGCCCCATATTAAAATATCAAAGAACAATGAAGGGGATTCCTTGCTTCCAAAGAATCCCCTTCTACCTAAGCTGCTTACTGCTTTTACTTCAACAACTTAGGCTCTAGGGAATACCGCTCTGGGCACAACTCCAGTCTACATAACACAAGGTTATCATGGGCCTCTGTGCTTACGATCTCTGGTCAAGCCTTTGATCTTTCCTACAAGCATTCCCCGCAGGAGTCTGGCATCCTAGCAACCAGAACCTTGGCCTTCGGCAGTTCGCTTACTCCTTCTCCTGCTAACCAAACTACACGGTTCTCTCGAACCGTTCGGCTAACTATCTATACGACGGCTAGACCGACTGTCATTCTTTATCGAAAGGAACATCGCCAGAATCAGAACTAGGAGATTTTGCTGTCCTTCTACCACGAGGCTCATCTGGCTCTGATTCGCTACCATCACTTTCTCCAAAGAGAACAGCCTTGATCTTCTCTTCAGAAGAAGGCTTGATCAGATTGTCGACAGATGGTAGTCCTTCCGCAATGAGCTTCGCTTCCTCATCAGTAAGAGGGCCTCTACCTTTCCATGCAGCCTGGGCAGAATATTGAACATCGACATCAGCATTGCCTGTCTTTTCCTTCTTTATGATGAAGTCAAAGAGGGTTAGATTGATTCTCGATGCCTGCACTCCTGGCTTTCTTGGATCCATCTTTGGAGTTGTTCCATCATCCTCAAACAGATCCTCCTTGTAGTCTGCAGTTGTCGCAATATCATACATCGAATCGAACAGCTGCGGACCACATTGAAGAATGAGAATCTCATTTGGGATTCCCTGCTCTGTGCATTCAGCTTGCCTCTGTCTGCTTATAACTCTGAAGTAGAAGTTCCTTTTTGGGAATCCCTGCTTCAAGTTGTTTGCGAGTATGTGCTCGCATATTGGGCAGTGTTCAGGGTCCATCGGAGGTTTTCTGCTCTTGTCGAGCATGATCTCTTTCTCTCCATGGCAAACGAGTCTCTTCCATTTACCATGTGTGTCTTGCATACTGTGGACAAAACACGAGAAATACTTACAAGGGTCAACGATTCTGACTCTTGTTTCGCCGAGCTTCAAATCCTGCTGGCGCAGAATATTACCTGCACGCCCGATAGATTGGTGGTCGCGTTCCCACTCAGATTGAAAGTCTTCATACTCATCATCAAAGCCTATGCCTTGAGATTCGTCAACTTCCTCTCCTTTTACGATGGTGTCTGAATCTTTGTCTGTCATTTTTCCGCTGTCTCCTTACTTAGTTTTGATTCGCTGGAGCTTATCACTCCTGTGTTTGTCCGTTTGAGACTTCGCATTTCTGGATTCTCAAGTAACGAGCGTGCAAGACTCATCTGAGATGGTAGAAGCTGTATCTTATATCTCAAAGAATTAGCATATACCCTCATTAGATTTGCTTTCTTCTCTGCCTCCCTCTTTTTGCTACGTATTTCTGAAAATGACATTAAGTGAACCTCTTCACTGAGATACTCTTTACCGTCAAATTCACCAGTAGCGATTTTCCAATTACCAGGTTCTCTAAACATCCCTGGTATTGTTGTCTTAATCATAGTCTCTGTAACTTTGTCATATTTGCCATCAAGATAGTCTTTTGCTACCTCATACGCAAGAGCATACCATTCATCATACTCCTGCTCAGCTTCAGAGACTGCAGCATCAGCTTCGGCGCTTAGGTTTCCATAGTATGCATACCAGACAGGAGCTTTATCCATTTCTTCTGATAAGCTCCAAGGGTCTTCAAGAGCTTTATTATGAAGAGTATTGAATATGTCGTGCTTTACCTTTTTACCAAGGTTAGGCAAAACTACTTCTATCTGTAAGAGTTCTTCTGGTCCAATAGGAAAATTGTTGGATTCTAATGTTCCAACAACACTTCCTCCATGTTCCTCTAACTCATCATCAAAACTATGCTCCATACATACGCCTTTTCTAGTAGTCGTATAGTTCTTTATACGACTTCTTATAGTTATCAGCACTTAAAACTTGAAGTCATCTCTCCAGTTTTCTGAACTCGGCTCTAATATACCAAGCTCTATGAGAAGAGCAAAAAGATTTGCAACATGTGTACAATATGGAGGATAATTCCTACTGAAATTGTATGCTAATGTTGCAGGATGCATCAATGGAAAGATCAGTTTGTCCTTGAAAACTTCCACAGGACTATTGATAGTCCTTCCTGCATACTCTGTTATCCTAGTATCAGGAGGAGCACAGGTAACTGCTTGAAGAGCACAAGCTCCGAGAGGGATTATTAGTGACGGGTTTACAGCTTTAACATCCTGTATCAACCAATAAGCACACTTCTCTATTTCTTGTGGCTCTGGAAGTCTATTGTTAGGAGTTAGGCATTTAACAGTATTTGTGATAAATACCTCTTCTCTTTTGTGACAGATTGACTTGAGGATTCTATCAAGCCAATCTCCTGATTTACCAACAAATGGCTTTCCTTGAGCATCTTCTTCTCTACCTGGATTCTGTCCAATTATCATTATATCTGCATTAGGATTTCCAAATCCAGGAACTACCTGCTTTGCTACACTTCTAGTTTCACAGAGAGCGCAGTCACAAACATTATTAGGATACTGTAATCTCATTTTTCTTCTCCTCTTCCCATTTAAGTTTGAGGACAACACAAGGAACTGCAGGAACATGTTTTCCTGGAACAAAGATCGCCTGCTTGGGTCTCAGAGAATCAAACTTTGCACCTTCAATTATAGCTATGCTATTTCCTGCTTTTATTTCAAGAGCTGCTGCAATTATTGCTGCAACTTCTTTGATACCAAGAGCTACGAACTCTTCCTTTGCTGGATAATCCATTTTGCATGGCTTCTCTGGTACAATTTTGGTTTCCTGCTTATCCGTCATTTCTTTCCTCACAAAGAAGTAGTTCTACCACTAAAGGCTGTATACATTCCTCGATATATCCTCTTACTAGTCGAGATTCTTCTCCAATAATTCTTGCTATTTCTGACTCACTCAAACCTGCGCAAAGAAGGCTTACTATCTCTTTGCAAACATCAGGAAGCAGATTCATTATTTCACTCAAAGTTATGTTGAAAATAATGGTATCTGCAGATATTGCCTTTGGATCAGCGATAAGTTCTGAGATTGTATCTCCCTCATCAATTGTGTAATCCAAGGACATTGAGTTCGATATAAATGAGTGCTTCTTTCTTTTCTCACCTCTTAGATGAACCTGAATATGATTCATTAAACATCTATTGGTGAATGTATCGAACTTTGCATCGTATGATGTGTCGTATTCTTCGATACACGTTACTACTTTCTCAAGTAGCTCATTCTCTAACAATTCTTTGTCCTCTGCGCCAAAGCCGCAGCGGGCAATCATCATTTTGATCCTCGGATGCCAGTCATCGAGAATCTGCTCAACATATGACTTCTCTCCCATTTCTCTCCATAGTCCTTTGCTGCCATCAATACTAGATTAGTCATTTCCGTCCTTGAAACTCCAGGAGGGTCGAAGCCATCGGGTAGCTCCATAACAGTGATATCAGTTCCAAATTGTTGCATGCTTTTTATACCGTGATAGGTTCCCTTCCTTCCTGCCTTATCTCCGTCAAGGCTAAATGTTACTTTGTCGTATCTTTTTGCTATCCACGCTATTTGCGCTGTAGTAAGAGAACTGCCAAAGACTACTAATGCAGTTCTATTCCAGATACCTTGTATATGCTTGCCATCAAATATTCCTTCACATATAACCGGAGGCTCAGATGGATTAGCTTCCATTCTGTAAACAAAGAGATTCTTCATCCAGCCCTTTGGGTATCTGTATTTCTCCATGACATTTGGATCAAGAGTTCTTGCTACAAACGAGATTTGCTCGCCCGATTCATTGTAGATTGGAACTATGATCTTATTCCTGAAGAAACCTGATTCACAATATACTACATCATCAACAATCAATTGTTCAAACTCTTCTTTTGAATATCCTCTACCTCCTTTTTCTTTTGGATTTGTGAAGAAGGTTTGAACGTATGATTTACTACAGTCTGGTGGAACTTTGTATCTGAGGCTAGACTGCCTAGTGTCTATTCCTATTGATAGCAGTCTATTAACTAGTGAATCTAAATCTTTTTGGTATACATTTATTTCTGATTCTATAGCAGTTAGTGATGCAATTGCTTCTTTATAACCGCAATTTTCCATCATAGTTATGAGTGTTATTATATTTCCTTTTAACTCACAACTAGAGGACATACAATGCCATAGACCAGCTCTATCTCCTTCGAGCTTTAGAGACCAACTTGGAGAATTATCATCATGGAAAGGGCAAAAAGCAACATACTCATTACCGATCTTCTTGCCTTTGATGCCATAATCAGTCATCAACTGCATAAGATCAATATCAATATGCTGATCTTTAACCTTTATTCTTGCCATTACCAGCTTCTCTTTCTACAGTCTATTAACATTTTATTCCAACACTCATCACAATGAACTCCTGCTTTTATACCATTGTCTATTCTAGGCTCGCCACGTTTCTGTTTACATGTTGTACATCTCATACTGATGATCATCTCACAGCTGTCATCAGGGTCTATTGGTGACTCATCTCTATTATCACATTTCTTTTCTTCAATAGTATAATAAAGACAGAACTCACAAACTTCTTGTTCGCACTCATTCTCCTTTTGATTTCCACACATCAACTTCCTCTTTCGCATCTGCTGATCTGGTAAATCCTTCACCTTTATATTGATCTATGAAGTTCCCAAACTTCCTTTTCATATCTCCACCACAGAATTGGCATTGTGCTTTGTGCTCATCATTCATTCTCTGGGTTTCTTCTATAATAGAATTGAATCCAGGACATCCTGAATTTACACAATAGAACTCGTATATCGGCATCTTATCTCCTAGTTTCCAAAAAGTTCTTCGTATGTATCATATTCATCAAGAACATCAGATATTCTTGCATTATTGAAGAATGGACTTGCCTTTGGTGTCATATCTATTTTATATCCAAAGTGTTTAAGCCATTCATCATATGATTTGAACTTTGGTTTATATTTCTTTCCTTCAAATATTAGTCTCCATTTATTCCAATTTGGAGAATAATTACAAGCATCATGCCTATGCTCCCACTGACTTCTAATACCAGCTTTATCGAGAAGTTCTGTTCCATGTTTGATAACAGCAAAGTTTGTCTAGTGCTTATTTCTCCTTGATCATAAAGTGCCTGCATTCTGCCATTGTGAATAAACATATGACAATATGGACACAGAGCAATTAACTTTATGAACTTTGCTGTTCCACGTTTCCAATCTATCTCATAGATTTCATGGCACTCAAGCCATTTCTTCTTGCCTTTGGCTTGACTCTTATGAACTCCACAAGCTGCACAACGGTCACCCTGCTCGCTATATATTCTCCTTCTCTGCTCGTCCCACCAATTCCTTCCTTTAATAGTTCTTGGATTTACCTCGTGTAATGGCTTTGGTATATTACTATGGAGCAAGAGATGAGGATCAGGAGTTATTATGTTAAAATCCTCAAATGAGTGCTCCACATTATCACCTCACTACGACTTTTTCTTGATCATATCTGCCTTTGCTATCTCATCACCTATGTAGTATACAAAACTACCGCAATCAACACCTTCTGAATAGATGTAGTTATATGTCTCAACAAGTCTAGCGCCTTCAGCTTCTGTTACATCATATTCAGACATAAGGTATCTAACAACATCCATTGTGTTATTTGGTGTAAAATTAAAGTTCATTGCTATCTCCTAGAACAGAACTCTACTTTCTTGGACTTCTGCCATAGTTCCTGATGCTTCTTCTCGTGCTATAAATGTAGAAGTAGCAAAGTTAGTCTTGACATAAGCTATTAGACCATCTCTACCATCTCTAACTTTTGTTAGTTTCAAAATTGCCTCGTCATTTGCAGCCATTATATCATCACGTATTATATGTATAATATAATGAGCAGGTTGAGCAATTAGATAACTAAGTCCAACATCTGCTACTGATATGTCTTCAGCTTTGCGTTTCAGCAGAGAAGGATGACCTTGGGCAAGAACCCATAATCCAATTCCTCTTTCACCTTTTGAGTTTCTCATCATACGGGCTTTGCCCATAAGTGTTTGAGAAATCTCTCCCTGTGTATCCCATCCTAATTTGCCTTTCCCCATCTGACCAGCATCGGGATTAAGCAAACCTTGATGATCTATTATAACTAAATCAGGTCTCCAACTCCCGAATCTGTGCATACATATATCTTCTATGAGAGAAGGAGTGCAGCCTTCTGGTATATCAACAATCTTTAGTCTTGAATCAATCTTTTCTCCAAGACGACCCATGGATGCAAGCCATTCTTCCATCCAATCATTGTCTGGTTCTCCAGGTGCTGCAAATTTGAAATAGTTATATGGTATCTGTGATATGCGAGCATAGTATTTGAACTTTATTAGCTGAAGAGCAGATTCTATTGTAAACTGTAATACATTAAAACCTGCTCTAAGTCCATTATATCCTATCTCGCATGCGAGAGTTGTCTTTCCTCTACCAGATGGTCCAACAATAAATCCTGTTTCTCCATTGTGTATACCTTGAGTTTCATTATCAAAAACTGAAATGCCAGTTGGTATACCCTTGAATAATTCAGGATTTTCTCGTCGCCTTCTGATATATTCAATCTCTTCTTCAAGATCGAATATATCTCCAGTTATTATAGAGCTTGGAGCTTTAAGTTCATCAATAGCTAGAATGTGAGATTTTAGATCATTATATCCTGCTTCAATATCTCCTGATTCAAGCAAAGATGCAAACTTTTCTCCAGAGTTTGCAATTTCTCTATTTGTTAGCAGCTTTATGAGACGATCAGAGATTGCTGAACATACTTCTCTTGATGACGATTCTCCTTGAATAAGTCTATCTATAAGAATGTCATATTGTTCATGTATAGCTTCTCTTGCTTCTTCTTCTCTTCCTGCTTTAGCAGTCTCATCTCGCAAAGCTGATAGCAGCAGTTGTTTAGATGGAATACAACCGTAAGTCCTGTAATTTCTCATTACCTTTACAGCTATCCATCTAAGCTCTGTCTGAGTGAACCAGTCTTTCCCTCTTTTAGATTCCCAAGGCACTATGAGATCAGTTAGAACTCGTTCATCATGGAACATAGAACTAACTAATTGTCTCTCAAGCTGAACATCTGATAGTTCGATCACTTCCTGCTCACCGAATATTGATCATTTACATCTTTGAATATATCTATCAACTCTCTTGATCTTGCTTGCTCTAATTGAATTGGAGCAAGAGAAGTAGCCAGTATTGTTGACTTTCTAAAGTCTCTTCTTGTTCTTGCTATTGATAGCAAAATACCTGGAGGGCTAGTGTATGATATACTATCTATAAATAGAATATCATCTCTGGCTAAACTATTCCTCAATTGCATATAAGTATCTTGCTCATTGCGAATATGAGAGAAATCTTCTATGATAGTATCATAGTTGACTCTATGTATTCTATATTCGCGTCTCAGAGTTGCTGGGTCTATAGCAGCTGACTTTATTATTGCGCAGCCAAATAATGTCTTTCCAGACTTTGCTACGTCAATTAGTGTTAAACCTTTTCCCTCTTTAATCCTGGTATGCAAGTTGTCAACATAGCTTGTGACAAAATCATATACAGGTTTGTTCTTTTGAGTTACTTCTATATCGTTTCGGGTTATATCCCAAAACTCTTGAGGGATGTTAGCAGCTGCGTAAGCTCTATCCCTTGGAGGAGCGTTTTTGGCCTTTAGTTCTTCTACTAAATCGTATTCAAGACTTCCCATGCTCGTCACACCCTTTTGGCATGGACAAGCTTACCATCTACAAAGACCTGGCCGTCTGAAGGTAGTTCAAGAGCTACTTGACCGTTTTCCTGGAAAACCATAGGGACTACTTCTCCTGTTTCTATGATGAAGTAGCCTCCTGATGCATCAACAGGGACTCGGCTGCTCAGGAACGCAGAGAGGAACTTCTCAGTTGTTATTCTTCGGGGACTGAATACGTCAAATGATGACATTGCCCAAGTTACGTATTCTTCTATATCGAGGTTGTGTGTTTTACAGAAGCGGGCTAGGTCGGTGCAGGCAACAAAAAGGCTAGGGTCGCTCATCCTATCAAACTCTACCTCATAAACTTTAAGGTAGATATGTTTCCATGTATTTATAAGATCATTTTTTGGCTTCTTTTGCTGAGTCCTTGGAGAGACATATCCTTCTCCAAAAATATCTTCTTCAAATGAGTGCGCAGTCATGGTTGTCTCCAAGATAAAGAAAATCCTGCCTGAAAGCTGGGAAAGCGTCCGAAGTTGATGGCAGCGGAGAGCACTTTCAGGCAGGATACTTGAAACCAAAATCACTTCCGAACGTCGTTCCCGCTTATCTATACGCCTTCCGGCTACTCTGGCAAACGGGGTAAGGAGGATTGCTTGGTTGCTATGTCTATTTACTTATCAGAGTTTGGATCTACAGTTTTAAGAAACCTAACTGTTTCTGCTGCTTTCTTTCCACGCTCGACTTGTTCTTCTAGTTCTCCAATCGCTCTGGCAAGAGCAATTTCTCTGCTATCACCAAATGCAGTTTTTACAAGTATTCCGTTATCACGAATATCTAGGATGACAGACTTGCTTTCTCTCTGATCTCTAAATGTAGTTGTGAATCCCATTACATATTCTCCAGTTCTAATTGGCATAGAGTTGTAGCTTCTTCCTTCTCTGGAATCCTAAATCTGAGAAGGTCTATACGGTGGTCTCCATCATCGTAGAACTCTACTACAAAGCCAAACTCTTCCAGTTTCTTAAGAAGAGTCATGCTAGTATCATCATCATCTGGTAGGTTATTCATACCAGCTGTCTTTATCTTTTGTGAATCTCCGATCTTATGCTGAGCTACCTCTATCAAAAGTAGGTGAAGCTCTGATCCTGGTGTTACCACTTCATCAAGCATGTTAGATATATCTGTATTTAGATAGTGAATCTCTCTTGCTTTTTGAAACAATTGTTTTGCAAGCAGTCTCTTATCCATCTTTCTCTTTCCTCTCAATATATTCTATCATAGCCTGACAAGTCTGAACATCAACTTCCAACTTCTTTTTGAAGCCAGCAAGTATAGAGCCAATTGATTCTTCTTTCATAATCTTTCGGCAGATGTATCCTCTATGTTCGCCAAACTTATATCCTGATAGCCTCACTTCTGTTCTATTCCCTTTGACTGGGATAAGTGATACTGAGACTTCAACTCCGTTTATAGTCTCATCTTTAGTGTCATCTAATGTTCTCATTTGTCACCTCTCTCAATCTTTTGATTGCAGCTTCTCTTATTTGCTTTTCTCCATATCCAAGACCTAAGCAAGTTGGCAGAGGTTTTCTCCACTGAGATTGTGGAACACCATTGCTCCATAGGTCATATATGTAATTGAAGTATATATCAACTTCTCGTCTAAATAGCATACGGTTCCTTGATATAGCAATCACAATTGATAATGCTATAATAAAGAGCGCACATATGCTGAGAGTAATCAGATAACTCTTTTCCATAATGATCCATCCTTTCCGACCGTCTGCACGGTATCGAATCGAGTATAAAGGGGAGAGGATAGGGGGTAGGGGGTGAGGTGCTGGGGTGTTCCCTATAGTAAATCCTATCTTATTCCTCTTTACATATTTCCTTGATTGTATCTTAGGGCCGTCACATTCGCGCGCGCGAATTACACACGTAGTGTGTAATCGAGGGAGGCGACTGAGACACATTAACGCAGATTCAACAGAACAAAGGAGCAAATAATGGCTGGAATGTTCAATATCTTTTCTCGTGGAACAAAGCACACAGGATCAAAGAAACAAAGGAACTATAGCAAGGACAAAGCAAAAAGGAAGATGTCACACGAGAGCAGACGAAAGAACCGCTGACTCTCAGTCACGATTGCCATATAGCACTATATATTTGATCTCTATTTGCTGCAAAAGGTGATATAGGCATCCTCTCAGCATTCTTGTAGAATCCATCTTCTGTGAATCTTATTATTCTAACTATTTGAGGTATACAATCTACAAGAATAAAATCGTCGTGAGTTATTATATCGACTGATTTTAGATTACCTATTTTTGTCTGTGGGTGAGAAACAATAGCTTGTATGAATCTTCTTCTCTGTGGCGGAGTAAGGAATCTTTCTGGGAATATAAATCCCATGTTTGGACCAAGTTTAGGATGGTTCTCGTGAAATATATCTATAACATCTAGTTGTGTTAGATGTGAACGGCTAAGGACTTCCATTAGACCTGGATTCATTATTGGCACAGCAACTCGTATTTTGAGTCCATACATTTCTATACACTTCTTGAAATCAAAATTTTTGAATGCTGTGCTAAAGTTAAATGTTACTCCCATGTTAATCCTCCATTCTTTTGTCATATCCACACTTATTGCAGTGGTGATGAATATGGTCACCAGACATTATCATTCTTCCTCCACAATTTTGTGGACAAGGTGGATATTCTTCATTGAATGGTTCCATAAGAAGTTCTGTTAGACATGTGACATGATAAGCATTGGCTTTTACTTCTAGCCAAGATAACTTAAATTCAGTGCCAAGTGTTTCAACAGTCACTTCTGGCTGCCCATCATCAGACCAGTGTGGGAAGTTGTTGCCAATTATCCCACATAAATTATGAGCAAAATCTTTATTTGCAGCATAAATATTCCCTAGTATAATGACGCCAGGAAATTCACCTTTCTCACAGAGAATTGGTTCGTGGCATTTGTCGCAGATTATTTCTGAATCTCCTATATCTGCTGCTGCTAGAATCTCTCTCCAAGTGTGTGCTTCTATTTTTTTAGTGAGTTTCATTGATAACCTCGCATTCTGTAAGTCCAGCTTCTTTTAGCTTTTTCATATGCTCTGCACATAGGTCGTTGAGGCACTCATCATATGGTTCTATTGATAGCTTACCTCTATATGTGCCCGGGTCAGAACAAGCATCTGAACACATGAAGTCTATATCTCTTTGAGCATCTTCTATTGTTAAGTATCTAGCAAGACCCTGCTCAGGCATATCAGAGGTTGGGTGCCAGAATCCCATTCCCATACATTGACCTTGAAAGATACCAAGTTCAGAATGTCTAATCTGAAAATTAGGTTTGGATTTTCTTCCTTGAAGTTCGTAACCACATGCTTTAGGATCATATCCTGATCCTTGATCTTCGTGATTCATTAGTCTCTCCTAAGCATAGTTTCAAGACGATCAATTTCTTGCTGCTCCATCTTTATTTGTTTTCCTTGATCGTCTTTCATCATAGATGTTTTGAACAACTCTATGATTTCATCTTTATACTTCTGACCTCTATTATCCCAATCAAGGAATAAATTGAGAGCTTCTGAAGGTCTCATCCAATAACCTTTTCTACCATACTTTATACACCTAAGCAAAGATGAGATCGGACAGTGGATTGTTTCAAGTCTAAGAAGGTGATTACTTTCATCTTTAATGAAGTTTTCATCTACTAGACAAGCGTCAGGTCGAATGATTGCAGCCCTTGTTATCGTGAAGTCAAAGTTCCCTAGTATATCTTCTATAGAACCGACTGTGACAACCCTGCCTTCTACAACAGGTTTGATAAGCTGTATTTGTGGGCAGTGTTTCCATCTGAGGCTCATGGAGTCAGGAACTTTCTTTGGAACTCTTAAAGTGAGACAGACTCCATTTTCATAAGATACCTCAAAGCCTATCTTTTCTACAAGAGCAGCTTTGAGAGTTTCATATGAGGTTTCAGTTGTTGGGAAAACATCACAATCTTGGGCAGGAGTTACTTTCTTGTTTTGAGAACAGCAATATCTAGCATAGCCTCCACAAATGTATGCTATGTTAGAAGAAAGGTTGAATAGAGGTTCAACTTCTGTGAAACCTCTTAGTATTGGGACTTCTACAAAAGACATTTATTTGCTCCTTGTGTGGTCGGTGGTATATGTGGGTAGGGTCTTGACTGATAAACCTAGAGGGACAAATATCCGCTCGATGGTCAGTTGACCCTACCCACCCTTTTATTCTTCCATATCTGCTACAAGCGATAATATTGATACATCAATCGCTTGTTTTCTTGCTTGGTCTCTCATGAATTGCTTTTGTGCTGGATTAAGATTGTCCATGAACTCTTGGAAAGTTGACTGTAGACAATCTTTACACAGAGAAATTACTTCTCCATCAACTTGATTTATAGGGAAGGAAACATGTATCATGACTCCTTCTTCTATATCAAGATGAAGATCGTGGACTGCATCTTTTGGGAAAGTATTAGGGCATCTGTTGCACTGCACTGTTTCCTCCATTCAGCCTATCATATTCTTTTACAAAGTCTATGTTTACACCATCTCCTGGTTTTGGTGAAATGTATCTTGGTGAAACATATCCTTCACCTTTTAGGTCGTATCTGAATAGGTGACCTCTTGGGACTATGAGTCCATCTGGTCTCTCTATCCAAAAATGAGCATTTCCTGTTACATTGTCATATAATGCATCACCATCAAAGATCATAAGTCTTTTACAGCGTGGACAATATACTCTGGAATCTTTTCTCCATTCAGCTTTCATAACTCTCTGGCCAGGAGTGTCTTTCTTTTTCTTGCCTGGTGCACTAGGATCATCTATATCTGGTCCACACTCGAAACAATAGAAATATATCCTAGTTAAACCAACGGCATATTGTTTACTGTCCACTACCATTATCTTCTCCTGTTATTATGTCATTGCACCCTCTTTACTTAGGAAACGAGTATTAAAACCCGTCTAGTATCCGAGAGGCGGTGCATTCGCGTGAATTCACGCTTAAAAGTAGGTCGCAAACCCTCGATTCCGTCTTACGCGGCGACTTCGCGCCCCGTTAGAATGTATCTTAGTTCATCAAGAGAGAACTTGTGAAGTATCTGGTTGTCAGTCATTATATCATTGAAGATTAGTCTTTTTGTGTTAATTATCTTTTTGACTCTATCTTCAATTGTGTTTGCTACAGTTAGGTTTATTACTGTTACATTGTTATCATCACCAAGCCTTTCTACTTCATCCATACCATCTCTGTGTGCACGGCCTATTCTCTGTGAGATTATAGCAGGATTATAAGGGAGATCATAATTAAATACCCACCTTGCTGCCTGCATATTAACTCCATATTTTGAACAGTCTGTAGTTACTAGAGCAACAGGTCTATCAATTAGATTGAATATGTCTTTTATGTTATTTCTTGTGTGTGAATCTACTCCACCATGTATTCTAAATGGCTGTAGAGCCATTCCAAATCTTGCTTCAATCTCTCTTTCAATAATTGCTGTCATTCTCTCAAATTGAGAGAATATCAATACTTTGCCTATTGGCAAATCTTCTAGTATTGCAAGTAGTGAAGATAGTTTTCCTGATTCTTTTATGTTTGGATCTATTAGCTCTGGTGAATCACAAATCTCTCTGAGATAAACCATCTTTGCTACTATTTCAAACTGAGCCTGCTGTCTTTCTTTCCCTTGCTTATTTGATATAGCATTTAGAGCTTCTAGTGTCTCATCTTCAAATTCCTGATATAGACGCCTTTGATCTCCAACAAGTTCGCAAGGTTCTTCATTTTCTGTACATGGTGGAAGCCATGGAAGGACAAGTGCCTTTTCACGTCTTAGAACTATGGGCGCAAGTTTCCGCTTCAGTTCTTCACTCTGTGAGGTTCCAGTTTGGGAACCCCATGGAGTCTGTTTCATATATCTCTTTTTGAATGCTGCAATAGAACCAAATATCATCGGGTCTAAGAACTCAAGAATAGAGAACATATCAATTATGCTATTCTCAATAGGAGTTCCTGTTATTGCCCATCTATATCTTGAACTAAGTTCTTTTATTGCAGCTGTAGTCTTACATCCTGTAGCAACTCTTGTTCCTGTCTTTGTATCTGTCTTATATCTTCCTCGTGACTTTATTCTCTGTGCCTCATCAAGAACTATCAAGTCCCAGTCAATTTCCAATAATCTCTCTAGGTCATTTCTTATAAGCTCATAATTGGCAATAGAGAATAATTTGCTTCCATACAATTGTCGTCGTGATACAGCTTGTCCTTCTATTACAACAGACTCATTGCTATATGGCTCTGGTGCAAACTTTCTTATTTCTGATTCCCATTGCCATTTTAGAGATGAAGGACAAACAATAAGAACTCTTTGTATTGAGTTTGATTCTACCAAAGAAAGTGCTGCTGATATTGTCTGAGGAGTTTTGCCTAATCCCATATCATCAGCAAGTAAGGCTCTCTCAACTAATCGGAGAAATGCTGATCCAATCACTTGATAGGGTCTTAACTCATAGTTAAGATTCTGGCACATTATTTCTGGAGTTGGCTCTCCGTCTTTTATTCTTCTGATTACATCTTGATTTTGTAGATAAGGAATTATTACTGTGCTGAACTCTTGACTCATAACTTTTTCCTGATCGTCGAGTCCAGATACATAGTCTCTTATTCTTCTGTAGTTATGAAATGAGAAGAACCACTTCTGGCTTTTCTCTCCAAAGAATGCTCCATAATAGGTTATCTTACAGCCAAGTTCTCTTTGGACACGATAGAAGTGTCTTCCTTTTACCTCTAGTGATCCAACTCCAGTTGCTGCTAGATCAAACCTAATCATTTACTTATCATCTCCTTTAGTGCAGACTTTGCATCTTCATCTTCAGATAAAAGTATTGATAGTGATGATGCTATTGTTTTTGGTATTAGTGTAGCCATCTCTATCTGCACTGCGATGATGCCATTTATACATTTTCTTGTTCTCTTAAGCAAGAATATTGCTCTTATATTCAGCAATATTGAAACAAAAAGAGCAATTATACTAAGTGCTAGAACTATTGTCACTTACTTTGTCTCCATGTTCTATTATTCTAAATGCTTCCATCGGTTCACCATGGCAGCAAGTTGGCGGATCAGGAGTTTTGTCTATGTCTCTTTTGCTGAATCCATATCCTGATTGCATAAAGCATTTTGTGCATTGGTATCCGTAGACTTGCATCTGAAATCCCTCTTCATTCTACACAGAGCACATAGACCAGTCTCTATCCAACCAATATGACCTTTCCAGCCTAGAGACATAATTGTATCATTGTTACACTCTTTACATAAACAGGTAACAAAGGCTTGTGGCCCTCCCTTTGATAGTCTTATATAATCTAGGGATGGATCAGCTTTTACTAGGCTGAACAGGATTCCAAGCAATCCCTCATCATCTAGTTCAGGGTAGAGGCTCTGTACAACTTCACAAGCCTCTACCCCTTCAAGAGTGAGAGTTATTCCATCAATCTGAAGTTTTCTCACTCTCTATTTTCTCTTTCACTCTTTTAAGAAGATCGTTAGACTTTAGAAAGACATCAGACACAATTGATAGTCTAAGCTCAAGTGTGTTTGCTATCTCTTCACCCTTTCCAGCTTGGTTTGGGTTGTCTTCAAGATAGCTTTCTGCCTGCATATCTATCCATGCTACAATTGGTATCTCGCCAGACTGTGAGTCTTTTGGCTTGATATAACCTAGAACCTTTAGCCAGATTCTAAACCCATCTGCGATCTTCCCTTCTGGAAATAGATGGCCTATCTCCAGTTCAGATGCTAGAGATTCGAGCTTGTCATCGGTTGGGTTTTGGTTACAGAGTGTTCGTATCTTGTCTTTTATTTCTGGAGAAAGATTCTCCAGATCAAGGGCCTTGGTTATCATCTATTCTGAATAACCTTTCTTAGCTGCTCTATCTTGTCTTTCCTAGCAGCAACTTTCTCTTCTGCTGCAGACTTGATTATTGAGATCTGTTGCTCAGCTTCTAGCTGAATCTTACCGATCTCTTCTTCAAGTTGAGAAATTGCTCCAGAGATTGCTTTCTCTGGGTCTTGTAGAAGAATATCTGCAGTAGACATTGCATCTGTGTTCTCTCCAAAGCTCTGTATTCCCTTTACAGATGGTCCTTTGGTAGATGCCTTGATAGTAGTGCCTTCAGAGTTCCAGTATCCATTCGCTTTCACCCACATTCTGAAGGCTGCGGCAGATTCCCATGGAAGAGAATTGCTTGTTATAAACTCAGTAACTTCTGCTTCAACTAGAGTTGTTCTTCCTTCCATGAACTGCTCAATCTTTTGGATCTGATCAGTTGTTAGTTCTTTCTGTGCCATTTTCTGGCTCCTTTCTTGTCGAGTCTCTTATGCTGTGGACTTCGCTTTTTATTTGATCAAGTTCTTTGACTATAAGATCAAATGTTCTAGCAGATGCCACAACCATAGCTTTGACTTGCCTACTGTATTCAGGATTGCTCCTGTGGTAGTTTACTCTTGCTGTTTCATCACACAGCTCGATGTACTTTATTGTCTTTGGGTGTAGACATTCAAGATTTTCTCCTTGTTCACATAATACCTTACCAACGTCATCAAGTAGTACTGACACATTGAACCTCCCGAATTATATAGTCTGACGGAGACAATCTTAATGGTTCAAGTCTTTCTATATCAAGGACTATTGTCTCTTGATTAGTTTCAATAGAAACCATTTGTCTCGGCGAACTCCAGATTGGTAGTCCAAGTTCTAAACAACCGCCAATAATATCTTGGCGTTCTTCGTGAATAGAAACATCTATACTATCTGGTATATCAAGAGGTGCTAGGGCTTGCTTTCTATGTTTGAAATATAGCATTACTATAATCTCAAGTGGACCTTCTGCTACAGCAGATTCTCCAGCTCTTTTGATTCTATCTGCTACTCTTTCTATTATCTCTATTGGTATAGAGATACTGAAAGGCCATCCATTTTGAGATATGTATGCATCTCCAATTATATCTTTTGCTTCTGCTTCTGCTTCTGCATCAGCATCAAGCTTCTGTTTCGTCATATATACACTCCGCAGGATTTTTGTCATCACGAAGTCCTTTGAATTGTGCGTGCCTCAATCTATCTCTTGCTGAACTTCGTTCCTGAGCTTCAACTACTGCGACTTTGCCGATATATCTATCTGGGTGGTCAGTCATGTCTTGTCTAGTGGCAACATCAAATCCAGAGGCTTGACCTATCTCTACAAGCTCTCCATCTTTGTATTGTCCAAAGACAACTGCTCCAACCATACCAAGAAATTGTCCTGTCTTTCCTTCCTTGGCATCTGTGAATCTAAGAATTATTACATCAAACTCTCTTTTCTTTTTCTGTTTGATCCAGTCTTTTGATCCTCGTATCCTGACTATATCATTTGATATATATCCAGGATTATATACAGATGAAAGACGTTTGTGTACAAGCCCTTCAAAACCATGTTCAAGAGCGTAGTTCCACATTTCATCTTTTCCGAATCTTTCATCACCTATCTTTTGCTGTATTAGATCAAGAGTAGGTGTTATCATCCAAAGGTCTTTGTCTACAGGGTCTTTTAGATTTTCTTTGTCTATGATAACTCCTATATCTACTTCATCACATATAGCAGCTAGAAGTGCTTTTCTATCTTTAAGAGGACAATTTCCTAACCACTCACCATCATAAGCTATTAGGTCAAATGGGCAGAAAACTGGCCTACCAAGTTCTTCCTGTCTTTTCCAAGCACTAATGGCGTAACCACCACAGACACTTGTGACTGTATCTTTACCAAGATAATGGCATAATTCTCCAGTTATTATCATCTTGCCATAATCTCTGAATTGAAGACATTTTGATATTGCTAGGTCTTTTAGGTGGTCTGTACGTTCAGAGAAAACTCCAGTTTCTACTGATATATTTCTGCTGAAGAATCTTATTGGGGTATCTTGAATATTGTCGTAGTTGATATAAGCTACAAAGAAGTGACCATCTAGCTTAAAGTCACATGTCCACAGCGGGGACGCTATGATCTCTTTGAGTTTGTCTTTTGTTGTTCCGACTGCCTTCATAGGTATTATAAGGTCTAGTCCATCTGCTGTTTGTAACATTTCCATGCTTTCTCTTTACCCTTTCTATAATACGCTAGTCTAGCCCTTTTGCCAGGGCATACTTATCGTATGACTTTGTCATTTGCTAATAGTCCTTCGTATCTCTGTATCTCTGTATCAAAGAGTTGAAGAACATATTCTTTAGTCAGAGGCTGCTTTCTTTTCTTTCTTTTGAAAGCTTGGCATGTATAGAAACATCCGTTTGAATGATCTGCTTCTATTGATCTAGTATCAAGAGGACACACTTGATCTTTCTTGTGATATTTTGGAGCAACTCTTCCTTTTTCTTCAAACTGATCTGGCCACAGATGCATTTCACTATCTGGCCATGCTTCTTTTGCATCTGTACAAAGTCCCCAGCTACATTCTGTGTGCTTATTTCCAGGAGTAGTATCATCATAATACATTATCTTGGAACTATTTGCAATTATCTCTCTTATGAGTTTGAGAGATTTCAAATGTAGTTCTGGAGTCATTTCAATATCTTTGTGTTCTCTCATAACTTTTCCTCTATTGTCTTTGCTATCTGTGTTAGAGTGTCTTCGAGATCTGGCAATGTTATAAGCAAATAGTGCATGTGAGTTGTAGGACTCTCTTCACAGAAGCAAGGATTTGGCTGGCCAGTTCTGAAGTGTGTTTCTTTGGAGATTGACCAAGGTGAATCTATTCCAGTTGGATGTTCTTCATTCATTCTTTTAACAGTCTCTTCTGGTCCAAGAGAACTACACACAGAAGCTGATAGTGGACCAACTGAATAGGCGTTGAAGTCTTTCATCTATTCCTCCTAGATATTAGACGGGTTAGAAGTCGAGGGAAGCTGCAAACCGACTGCATTCGCGTGAATTCACGCTCTAATTAGCGGTTATTCCTTCTTCGGGAAGGATAAGATGCCAAAAGGCTGCCATTCCGAATATGATGTATATTCTATTTGCATCTATGTCGTTATAGCAGTTACAGATATAGATACAGCCTTTTTCTTCGTGATACACTACCGCACAATGATATTCTATACCATCAAGAGGTCTGTGTATTATTGCGTGCATCTTATCTTTGATGAAGCACATATATGGAAGATTGTCCTCATCTCTAAATGGCAGAGGCATATCTTCCTGTTCCCATGTTCTCAGTATTTCATCTCCAGATGGAGGATTATATTGATTTAGAGGTCTTGAAGCATTTGCTAGAGCATCATCAGTTAGCATTGGCGAATCAGTTTCTTCTATATGTAATCTCATATGAGAGTCCTTTCAAGTTGATTACTTTCCTTCTAAATGTCTTTCACTTTCTTTTGGCTTTTCTGATTCGCCACGAATATATTCTGCATCAATCACCTCCCCTCCTTGTAATTCGTCCCAGTGCTCCTCTACATATTGATGTGCTGTATCATATGTATGTGAGTTCCATCTTCCAGGCTCGAATATACATTGGCAAGTCGATAGATTTATCATATAAATAGCCTTGGCATTAGAACCCCAACCTGCTCTTCTGATGATAAATCTATCTGGTTCTGTTACTTCTGACAAATCTATCCTAATACACATGATAGATATTGTAGTCATCCTATCTCTTAGTTCAAATACTTTAACATCTGGCTTAAGCATTTGCCACCTTCTTTTCTTTCCAGTCATCAAAGCAAGAGTGCGCAAAATGCGCTTTGTATCCATCAAGTGGGCACCCATGCTCTTTGAAACATCTGCCAATTCCAATTCCTATTGGTGGATATTTAGATGTGTCATTTCTATCTCTCCACCAGTGGCAGTTTAGACAAATTTCTTCTACTGGTTCTTTCACCACCTCCTTTTTCTTTTGTTTACGGAAAGGGAAAAGTTTTGAAAATATTCTCATTGTTTCTTTCTCCTGTATCCACATCTTTTACAGACATATGCTCTATCTGATACAAAGATATGTTCTGGTTCTGGTATATTATCTGGGCAACCATCTTGCTCTCTTCTCCAGCATCTATAGTTTGTTACCCATTTACCAGAATAATCTGTGCTTCCGTAGTCATGGATTCTAAAACACGATCTACACGGGCACTCTCTGTCTTTGGCATCTGCCTCTGATCCAGAGTATGATTTTCTATCTTGAGTTCTATCTCTGACTTTGACCATTAGAATCCTGCTTCATCGAGTGCTTCTCTAGCTGCTTGTGAAGGGCTGTCTCCACACTCAAACATTATTCGATAGTTTATGTCAGGAAGATCTGAATGAGAAAGACCAATTTCTGTCTCTAGTACATCATCTACTTTCTTCATCCATTGACCAAATTCTACATCTTCTGTTCCTGTTGACATTTCTTCTCCTTTCTTTCTGTATTTATTGGAACCCAATCTACACACATAGGGGATGGATCTTCTGCTGTTAGACCTTCACAGTCTAATCTCCCACAATCTTCGCATGTTGGATTATCTTTTTTCATTTATCATCCTTATGGAATATTGACTATTATTCCTTCTTCTGTCACCCTTATGCCACATTCTTGTATTAGATTCTGTAGTCTACCTATGATTTCACGTAGTGATAATTGCGAATCATCTGGCATAATGTATATTATTCCGTCATTCATAACTATTGTCTTACAATAGTCACACTGGTGCCATTTATGTTTTTCAACATAATCCATATCGTGACCTTTACAAAATGGGCACTTCACATTGTTCTCCTTTCAAGCATGATGTAAGCCCAGTTAGACAGACCTAACTGGGCTAAGTTTACAGGTATCTCTGGTTATTCGTCTTTCATCACTGACTTTAAGTCAATGATATAGTTACCACTTCCTGCGACTTGCGGGAGGTGACCATCCCATTTCTCTATCCATTCCCTTGCAAGAACTTTGGAGCCTCCATTTGCTTGTAGAGCCTGGGCATTAAGTCGAGCTGCCTCTGATGCTCCTCTTGCTTTTGTTATTGCAGTCTGTCTTTCAAGTTCTGCCTTTGATAGCACATACCTCTGTTTCTCAGACTCCTGCTGTGCGACTTGCTTTGATTCTATCGCAGTGTTGAACTCATTAGAGAAGTTAAAGTCTGTTATCGACAGACCTGCTGGTTCAACTACGAGATGATAGGCTCTGAGACGCTTTGTGATATCGTTTTCAACGGCAGTCTTAACAGCTGCTCTTTGCTTTATCAACTCCTCTGCTGTGAACTGTGCAGTTACCATTTTCATTGACTCTTGTACAGCAGGGTCGATAACTCTGTCTTTGTATTCTGTGCCAACTTCTCTGTATAACTTTTGAACTGCTGAAGGATCAACATGGAAGTTTAGAGCTACAGAAGTAGATACAATCTGCATATCTTTTGATGCAGCAGATGCTTTTGCTGATTCTTTCTGAGTCCTTACTTCCATAACAACAACTCTATTAACATATGGCACAACAAAGTGTATACCCTCAGTCATAGTTCCTTGAACAGCGCTAAATCTCAAAAGGACTCCTCTGTTACCAGCTGGTATTATAATTACTGACATAATAATTATGCCAATTACAATAGCAGCAATTGAAAAACCTTTGATGATTTTGGCAGCTCTTCTTGCTGAAGCGGAAGTTGCTTTCTCATATCTGTCTTCACCTTCTGGATAATTTGAAAGTATGACAGATATGATCAGAGCGATAATCCCTAGAATCAATAACCACATATTCATTCTCCTTTTTGTATGGTATTTATGTTAACTTTCTGGGCCCACAGATGATTCTATGAGCCCAGAAATCTAGTGAGAGTGAGCAGCGTCACGAGGGTGAAGAGAACCACAGTTGTCACATCTTTCGTAGTCTCTTTCCACAATATCGAACGCTGTTCTTTGGAGCTTGTATCTGGAATCCCATGGAAGCTCCGAGTTGTTTGCCCAACGTGTGAATGCATTTAGCACTCCCCACATTGACTCTCTGATGTCTGGCTCCTCGTTGAGAGCGCCGATTGCTCCGGTTACATCTCTTTGAGGTATCCCAAACTCCTGACCAAGACTATGTATCATGGCCTCTGGGTTCGGAACTTCCTGTCCGATGAGATTATTTATTCTTACAATATCCTCATCGAACTTTCCTACTGCTACCATGGCTCCGTCACGAAGAGCATTAAGGATGGTGTTCCTATCTTTCGTTACCATCCTAGCTGTGATCTTCGTCTCAGTCCTGGTCATGCCATTTGTACAGGCCAACCTCTTGATGTAACTCGCAACATATCCAGGTGATAGTCCACGAGGAGAGTTGAAGACCTCAAATCCTGACTGGATTACATCTCCAACACTTGGTCGAACATCAACCTGGCTGTCAGTTACGAATCTCATGATATGACCATTTGATACTTCGATCATATCATCGAGCCGAACTCCTGTTATCTCACTTATGCTCACAAGTGAGTCGTAAACGTCGAGGTCAGGAATAACTGCAACATCTGGACTTACCAGAGAAGTTATAACCTGACCACCAGAGCCAGGGTCGGTTCCAGTTATAATCTGGATTTGACCTTCTGCTCCAGTTAAGAATGAGTTGACGAGGAGTTCGGATATACTATCCTCATCTATAGCAGAAACTAGTCCTGCTTTAAGCTCCTCATTGGCGTAAGCACATATTCCTGCATACGCTTCAGGTGAGAGGAGATATGCTGTTTTAATATCCTCCTCATCTAACCTTTCAGTGAACTCGATTCGCGGAACTCCGCTGCTTCTTCGGAACTCTATACCAGCGAAGTTGACGACATGGTTTCTGAAGTTTCTCTTATCCCGCTGCATTCGCTGGATAATGTCTTCAACTTGCATTTCTGAATGCTCCTTTCTGAGTATTCGTTACTTGGTTAGTTGTCTGATAATAGCACCAGACTTTTCTTCCATTTCTTTTGTGTATTTGAGGTGGGCAGTTATTTCATTCAATACGTCCGATCTTGTGCTAGCAAGAAGCAGAGAAACATATCTAGCTTCGGCATTAGCCAGGGTTATTTCAGCTTTTGTTAATTCCACAAATACATCCATTGGAACAATACCAGCATCAGATGCTCGTGTTAATGAGCCTTTTACCTTGAATTGATGTGGGTAGAGTTTCTTTGGCATATCTCGTTTATCAACAAATACTGCACGCTTCCCCATTTTGCTATCCTGTTTCTAGCTTCTTCCTAAGTAGAGGTATTCTTACTAGTCCGAACGTATGAAAGCCCTGCATTCGCGTGAATTCACCGACTGCAGGGCTTTATAAACTACCGATAGGCTTTAGAGCTTGCCTATTCCTCGCTGGCCGGAGCAGCAGGAGCAGCTTCTCCCTGGGCCTTCGCTTTCTTGGCTGCGATCTCTGCCTGAGCATTGGCGACCTTAGCCGCATCAGCCTCTGTCATTGGCTTAGCAGATGCGCCCTTTGAGGACTTTCCAGTTGCGGCCTTTCGGGCAGCTCGTTCCTGAGCAGCAGTCTCCTTCTTCTTGGCCTTGACTGCGTTGCGGAACTCCTTGAGGTCGATCTCTCCAGATTCAAGTTTCGCATATGCCTCTGGCACTGCAGTCTTGTCCTCTTCCTTGACCTTCGACAGCATGCGCTCTCGCTTTGTCTCGTCAGAAATGCGGGTTCTGGACGCCTTGATGATATCAAGGTTCTTTCCGACTCTCTGACGGATTCCTTCGAGAATCTTGCATGCCTCGCTGTCCGGGCTTGTCCCTGTCAGTTGGGCAAGGTAGTTCCGAGCGATCTTGTTGAAGTAGTGTCGAGTGAACTGATCAGCGTCGTGCGTCTCGACACCTTCGGCAGCCTCACCCTCGACAGCCCAATTCTGCCATTTCGGCTGCTTGAGCAGGTCTGTGTGGTGGATCACCGAGATGAAGAACAGAGCGGAGTCGGTGTCGGGGAAGATGAACATCCACGGCCCTTTTACCTCTCCTGGCTTCTCATTGAGCTGCTTTCGGAAGTCTGCGAAGTCGATGTCGCAGGTAACTCCCTGCTTGCCGAGGGCAACGTGACCATAGTTGATCAGTTTTGCCGCAGCGACAGATTCTCCTTCTCTTGGCTCGACAGTAACTGCGAGAGAACTTGTTACGTTCTCATTCTTATCGACGGTTACGCCGACCGCAGTTGCCATTGCTACAAGATCGTAGCCAGCATTGTACAGTTCGTTCCCTTCGTTGTTTTCGATTCTTACTTGCATTGTTCTGTGTCTCCTTGTGTGTTTTTCTCGAAGCCGTGCCTTTTAGGCACATGTTTGGTAGTTTGTTTATCGGAGAAACTACAACCTAATCTCCAGCAAGTCCCATTCTCTGGGACCCACCCTATGGCTTCAAAGCTATATACGCTGCTTAAGTCTATCACCAGATAGTTCGTAAACAAACATAAGTTTACCAGAATTATAGGAAAAGTTGTCTAATTCCATCCCATCCTGGTATCCTTTTTCTGTTTCGCTCGAACTCTTCTCGTGACATTCCCATCTTTAGACGCCAATATTGGCCGTCCATAGATAAGACAATCCAGTAACCTGGACATGAAGAGTATATGCTACCAATGCCAGGGGCAACATTGACGTAGCCAATAGGGTCAATCTTCTCTAAAAGGTCATTTCTTACTATGGAAAATCTTACAGCATCAGACACTACTGGTTTTCCATTTTTACCTTTTGGCCACAGAGGCTCTATCTGAGAGAAGATTTTAGGTGTCAACCTAAGCCCTGTGCTAGACTCCTCAACTTCACTGAGGATTTCATCTAAACTCACCTCATAGTAACACTCCTTTCTTAAGTCCTGTCCAGAAGTTCTGAGACTAGATAGTTATAGACATTCGGATGTGTCTGCTCACGAAGTCTATCAGCAAGCATTTCTTCCTTGATAATTGCTCTCTTTTCTTCGTCTGAGAGCACAGTCATCGACCCTTTTATTGCTGCCTCTACTCTCGTGTAGAGACGGTCAAGGTGGTCTTTAGGGATTCCACATGGAAATGTTTCTTGCACTATCCTCCAACCTTTCGGAAAGAATATTTGCCTTTGACATTTGCTATGAAGAATTTGCCTTTGCTTGGTGCTGATTTTAACTCATCGAACATCTCAGCTGGAACGGCGTCATAGGCATAGAGACCACCATTGTGGAACTTAACCATCAATATCTTTGAGGCCTGGTCATACCCGATCTCTTTGATATTGCTTGATTCCACAGAAATGCGAGGGATACCTTTAACATCTGTAATCTGTTCTTCCATGTGTCCTCCTTTCATTCTGCTATTCGATACTTCTTGAATAGCTTATTTGCAGATGACCAATCGCTGTGATCAATGGATCGTTCTTCCACAGGGATATACTCCAAATGTAGCAATTTCAAAATCTCGCGTTCAGTATTTCTAACTGCTATCGGAGTTCCGTCATCATAGCAGAGTTCTCTTTCATTGAGCTTCATTCCCATTCTTTTTGCTTTCGCGCGTAACGCGATATTAAAGAAGGGAGAACCGGTGAAGTATAGTAGCATAGCACCTTCTTCACTTGGCTTTGCCATTAGAAGGTCAACTTGTATTCCAGTTTTTAGTATTACAGTTGCCTTCTTTGGTCCCTTTGATGGGATTCTTTCTACAACATCTTTGCTATAGCAGATGCTGCTTAATATTGCTTCCCATTCACTCTCAGGTTGCTCTGTAAATATAATTATGTCTACATCATTTACAGTCTCGACACCTCTGCGATAAGAGCCAGCAAATGTGTAGCTTTTGATTATTCCTTCTTCTCTGCGACAATTAAGAACATCTGTCATACGCTCTATCATCGCTTCTGCTATTGAGTGTTCTATATTTTGTATTTCACCTTGTATGCCCATTGTCTTTCTCCTTTCTTGTTTTATCTTTCTTTTTGGCAATCTCTACTTGAGCTTCTGTTATCTTTGTCTTTATACACTCTGGTATTGAAAACTTTGATTCATCTTCTAGTATAGACACAGATATTAGGAATAGAGTCGCAGCTTCACAAGAGATTGCTGTAACAAGTCCTTCTGGTATATTTATACTTGAATCAAATAGTTCGTGTAGTCTATCATTTAGAGATAATGTGAAACACGAAGCTGCTACAGGCCATCTATTGAATAATTCGTCAAATAGATTCTGAAGCTCTCCTTTTTCTTGTTTATCTCTAAGAATTGCATTGACATTTATTGCTGCCTCTTTTGAATAGTCACTTATCATTGTAGCATCGCTCCGCAATCACTACATGTTCTCCTTGTTGGGTCCATCTCTCCACAACCTCTAGGACAAAAGACTCTCCTGCTTTGTATCACAGTTGGCCTCTTACCATCATCTTCTTTCTCCCATATGTGAGAACAGTTTTGACACGATCTTCCTGATCCTTCTACTCTAACATCATCTGAATCGCAATTAGGGCACTTCATATTATTCCTCCTCGGATCATACGAAACGGAAACCCGATGGTTCATACGGTTTCGGAAAACCTATGAACCCTATTCCCCTAAATGGAGAACTTTAACAGTTGTTTCTCTCTTTGTTGCGAAACCTATCAGCGCGGTGATACACTGTATTTCTTCTATGGAAATATCTTTACTTTTCTCATACATCTTTTCTGTTACATATCCAGAAGTTAGGAAACCTTTGTTTGAGAAAAGATGGGCGCGACCAGTCTGTCCATTAACTATAAGCCATCCCGGCTCTATATTCCCAAGAATACCGAAGTCCAGCTCATTTATTGCCATAGCTGTTATTCGATATACTACTCCATTTCCTGGTGAGAACTCATAGAGATGACCTAGTGGATAAAGGTCTGGGCAATGTTCAACTCCTGTTAAATCTGGCCATATAGCCTTTATAACAGAGTGATTCTTGATGAATTCATTTATGTCTTCCATCGTTTGCTCCATTTCTTAATGAGTGATACTATTCCAAATCCTGCTAAGCAAAGTAGAACTATTATTGATAACATAGTTCCAATTGCCAATAATACTTTGTCTCCCATTTGATTCCTCCAAATGAATCTAGTCCAGGGGCCGGTGATGGCCAGCCCCTGTTGCTTGGCTCACTCGAAAGGGGATTTCCATGAACCAGCTCTTTATCTATTTGATTGAACAGCTGTAAAGCTGAGGACGACATCCTTGTCTTCATGGACAGCACCGACAACCTTCTTGAATCCGCCGAATGCGCTGGCAAGAATAACAGAGCCTCTGTCGTTCTTGTAGAGATTGAGAGGTATGCGGACTGTTAAGATTCCGTCCGCAATATCTCCTGTTACTTCAAGGTTCTCTGCTAGAGCCTTGGCTTCACTTTGAGACTTCTTCTGAAGACCCTGCTTCTGATCTGTCTTCGTCATTTGTTTCACCTCCCTTCATTTCTGATGAAAATCCTTCTAGGATTCCTTTACAGTAGGCAGAGCGATTATCAACTATCCAAACAGCAGCTTCGTGGTATCCCATTCTTGATGCCTTTTTCGCAACCTTTAGATAGTCAAACATGTTGTGCTTGCCAGTATCTCTAACAGCAAGAATACCTTTGTGTACTGCCTCTGTTACATTTACCGACATCTGTATCCCCCTTTACTCAATAGCTACAAATGCGTATGATATTTCTGCGTAGTCCTCTGATACAGGCTTGGCTTTCAGTTCAAGGCCGACCTTGGATGTTAGCTTTATTGTTATTGAACTGAACTCTGGGCAGCCATTTATATTGATAATGTCAAGATTGCTTATACCAGCCACAGTTGACCAGAATCTCTTGAAGCCATTTAGATTCAATGGCATATTAGTGCTTTCGCGCTTCTTTTGCCACTCAAGAGGGTCGGATATCATATCATCTGGAGGACAAGGACGGACAGAATAGGCATCACTTAGTTCAGGTATTTGTCCTATTCCCCAAACTGGAGGATCATCGTAGGCATCCTCATCATCAGGATTTGATCTCTGTATAGTTATGTGGTATTCAGACTCGAAGAATTCAGCAATACTCTTTGGTTTTGCTTCTATCTTATCTTCCCATTCTCCTGTTAGCCTTCTCTTGTAGAGACTTGCAGCAATTGGTATAGCATCATCGAGAGAATCGAATCGAGTATTCCAGAAAGGTTGATGATCAATCGGATAATCACCAATATATTCGACGATTATGAATTTCATCATTTCCCCCTTACAAATGCTTCTGGTCTTTGAACAAGTGCTCCGAAGCCATCCTCTTCAGAGTTTGTCTTGATTAAGCCAGAAATATAGTCGCTAACTGCTCCTGAGAATCCGTGTGGACCTTCAGGATACTCAGAGCCGTTTGTTATGAGAAGATGTTCTCTTAATTGAGCTTCATCTATCTCCATTATCAGTTCAACATTTACTCTCATTTCTCACCTCTTGTTCTTCCAGAATAAGCCATGGATTAGAGTTAGTGATGTAACATCAATACCAGGCTGTTTTGCTCTTTCAAGCAGCCCTTCTTTGTTGCCTTCCCTTATCATCTTATCGCATGATGGACAGGCTAACCATTCCTCTGTAAAATTGATAGGAACAATTTTGCCTTGGGCGATAATTGTTAACTGGAATGGCTTTGCCAGATGCGTTCGTGTCATGTTATCATCTGTAGTTGGGCAACTACAGAAGTCACACACAGGGTTCTCTGGTTTCCTCACCTCTTTTTCCTCCTCATCTGTTTCAATTTAACTCCTACAATGGCAGGAATAGTCGTCCCAAATTCTCGCTTAATTACATCGACAAGTGCTCTCTTCGCAGGAGTATCAGGGAATCTTGTTCCAGATGCATACAGTATAACAAATCTAGCGTATGTCATACTGAATACACCCATCTTTTTCCAATCTTCTCCCTTGATATTATTCCTTTTTGTCTGAGAGGAGACAGATGAGCATAGAGATTTTCTAACCAGAAAGTGTTATATCTGGAACTTATTGGCAAGTCTCTTTTAAGAGACTCAAGATACTCTCTAGCTTGCCTACTATTTGGGCTTACTTTCGCTAGAGCTTCCGCAAGAGTTATTGTATCAATAGGCCCTTTCTCTCTGATTATCTTTACAATTTTATTCTCTCTTGCCATGATTATATCTCCTCCTAGTGAGATTTCATAAACTCTATATATTCAACTATACTATTGAGCACAGATTCTTCTGCTTTTGCTATCCTGTGTTCAGCTGTTCCAGGATTGTTACCATCAATTCGCAGCTTTACTCTTGTCTTGCTTTCATCGATATATCCGATTACATCAATTTTCCCTTCTTGTCTATTGATGCACTCAACTAGCTCAAGAATACGCTCTGTGTATCCGTATATTCCGTTCCAATTGAGGAAGAACTCAAGAGTTTCTTGAGTGGTTCTTGGGTGCTCTCGATTGTTATTTTCACAGAATGCCTCAATGTCCATTATAGCTTGGACAGGTAGTTTGCTTATATCAATCCTCATCTTCGCTCTCCCATGATTTGAAGCTAGGTTCGGTGAACTTTACTTCCCATTCACCTTCTCCGCCAGGGAAGTGCTCATCAGCAATGAACACTATTTCAAGTTCGCTTCCTATGTTACCAGGCCTGATTATTGGCAAAGCCACTGGACCAAATTCATCTGATTGGCAGACATTGATATAGTGTCGCGGATCAGGGTTGGACTCATAATCTTCTCTTGTTGGGAAGAGTATTATTGTCCTTGGCTCCACAGTAGAAAAGCTCATTCCTACTACTGCTGGGAATACAAGACCAGTTTCATAGGCGCTGAAGGCTTCAGGCCCTCCTCTGTCAAACCTCTTTTCAAGATTTATAAGTTTCCATTTCTCCATTTATTCTTCCTTCTTTCTGTAGTCTCCACATTTGTCCGCTACGTTTAGCAGTACACAATCTCCATACTTTTCTCCCCAATAAGCACAATCCTTATTGGCACACTTGGCTTCGATCTCCCGCTCACCTGGTTGTATATCCCTTCTTATCTCGCCACAGGTATTACAGAAGTCGAGGTCATTCCAATCGTGATCACAACCTTTTGCTTCACAATTAACTGAACCAACTGGTTTTCCCATTATATCCTCCTAGTTGATCAGAAGTTTCTCTCCGTCCTGGCCTTTTATAAATGATTGCTTCTTTGTTCCTCGCAGCTTATTCCTCTTTGCTGCTTTACCTATGAATCCAGGACTCTTCTTCTTGAGATTTCTTCTTGCCTTAATTGCCTGCTCAGTTTCCTCTTCAGTCATTGAATCTTGCGTCCTTATCCTTTTAATAGGAATAGGATACTTTTCAAGGATTGATCCATCATCTCCTTTGATTACTCGTATCTGGCATTCGACTCTAGCTGCGAGCTTACATTCTCGGAATATAGGGCAGTTTTCCTCAAGCTCAAGGGTTATTCTTGATTTTCTATTCATAAGATCCATAACTGTTTCGCCTTCTGCGAGTTTGTTTAGGACTCCTATAACAACTGCTTCATGGCACATTCCTAATAATCTTCCAGTTGTAGGATGTGTCTTTGAGAACGGGCAAACCTTCTTTGAAGGTGGGATTCTCTTCTTCATAGGTTCGCCGTCTTTTCCAATTGGAATCTTAGCCATCCTCAGTCACCTCTGTTCAATTGATATTTGAATTTCACTCTTTGATAATGGAAAGTGGAGGATAGCCAATTTCTCGACCGCCACCCTCCACTGATGATCTCATCTCTTTTCTTCTTAACGTCGCCTCCATCTACATTCCTTCTACCCAGCTTCAGAATCTACCTCCACCTTCTATTCCTGTAGACCTTCAGTCCGACGTGATAAAGTGTATCTTTATCAATTCCAATCTATATAGCCGCTCATGAAGCCCATTTCTAGCCTTTCCAAGTCAGTTTTCTTTAGCTTTCGGCTTGTCCATTTGTTTACTCACTAATATCGCTCTCTATCTCAAGGTCATCGCGTAGTTTTCAACTCCGACTGTACTCACCCTAGATACTCACTTCCGGCACTTTCGGTTCTACGATTCGGCTATCCCGATCAAGTTTAATCCTGAACGCGATATACGCTTACTCCGTAGTTGACCGCTACTTTATTCTAATCGTTTACCCTAACCCTGGGTTAAACCTCTCCGCCGCTACTAAGGACTTACGACGCTTGGCTATAGTTCGTTATCGCCCGCCCTGGGCTTACTAACCTTTAGCTCGGAGATTCTAGCCTCTTCCTGAGTATAGAGGGTTCTCTCCGACTTACGCGCCCTAGACCAGTCCGTTCCGCTATTTATAGGAGGCTGGTATCGGTTCCGATTCTATTATAAAGGTTCTCTAAGGCTGGGTAGCGGGAGGATTCCTAAGACTCCCTGACTCCCTATCGGGTTATTCGCGCCTTCCTCTAACTTCTTATACGAGCGGTCGGATAATTCCTCCTAATCCGTATAAATAAGTCAACTAATCGGTTGAAAAACGCTAAATACCAAGAAAAACCTAGTAGATTTACTAGGCTGATCGTTACGTATGGAGTATAAAGAACTATGGATAGTAAGGCCCTGGAAAGATTCCTTGATAAGATCAAGGAGGATGAGGAGACAGGTTGCTGGATTTGGGTAGCAGGAATAAGCGGTTCTGGATACCCTCAGTTTTGGTATGATGGAAAGAACTGCCGAGCTAATCGCCTGTCTTATGAGCACTACAAAGGGACTATTCCAACTGGTCTATATATCCTACATCGTTGTCCTGGTGGTGACAATCCTATCTGTGTTAATCCTGATCATCTGAGAGTTGGAGACCACACAGAGAATATGGCTGATAGGGGTGTTAATGGAAGTCAAGTAAGAGGCGAGTTGCACCCTGATTCTCTGTTGACTGAGTCCGATGTTCTTATGATCAGAGACCTATATGCTACTCAGAGGTTCACTCAGAGTGAATTGGCTCTCTATTATGGAGTAGGGCAAACAACAGTTTCTGATCTTCTCCGACGGAAAACCTGGTCACATATCTAGGTAGTAAGATAGGTCAATGGACTACGCTCCGAGTTACTGGTCTTTATCACCGGTTTCTATTATCCCACATAACGATGGCTATGACTTTATAGCATTCTTGTGGGATGTAATATTGTGCGTCGATTTCCTTGGGAATCATCCCAAGGCTATTCCGCCTGTGGCTAGTCATTGTAAAGTTCTACTAGCCAGGAGCAGATCCCCGCCCCTGAAGAAAAGCGTAAAAATAAGTGTTAGTCGCGTGACATCAGTGCTCGGACTCACCATCCGGGCACTGATATTATCGTAAGTCGTATAGATAAGTAGAGGAAAGGTAGGAATGTAATTTGGCGGCAAACGATAAAGCAGCGGCAGAAGGTCTTGCCCTAGCATTTGCAGCAGATGATGCTACAGATAGAAAGATGGAAAGTCTGCGCAATGCAAGTGCTATATTTGAGGATGAAGAAAAAGGACGCTATTTTGTTGGTCCTTTTTGGATATTTGACCAGTGGTCTTATGGTGTTCTTTTAACTCATAAAGGGCAGTGTAATGTAATTGGCATTCACTTTGGTCCATTTTCTAATCGTGATCTTGCTATAAAGTGCTTATTTGATCTAGCGAATGAGAAGGAATGGAAACGTGTCGAATAATATATCTTACAGAGACACGACAGTGAAAGAGCTAACAGATGCGTTTTACTGCTGTATTATACCTAGTTTATGTCCTCATTATGTTAAAGGTGGAGGCTGTTCCTACGCAAATAGGCTCCCAGATGGAAGTTTTGTACATATAGTAGACTCATATAAGACTTGCTACAGGAGCAAAGGCAGCTAGAATATGTTCGAGAACGTCATAATAGAGCTACATAATGGTGAAGTTGAGCTGAAATGGTCGTCTGATGCTGACTCTATGTGCTCTGATATACGTAGTTTCGCAAGAAAATCTAGTGTTATTGGTGGTCCAACCTACTGTAAAGAGTGTGAAATCCTCCCTGAATGTCCTCTGAAGAAGTATCGAGAGACCATTGAGAATGTCCAGAACGACCTTCAACGCGATTATAACGCTGGATTTAAGACTTCAGACAAGGCATTATACCATTTAGATAAGGCATTGCACTATCTTCTTATTGCTACTACAGAGGATTATAAGATATGGAAGGAGAAAGAGCAGCTGAAACTTGTATCTCGTAAGCTTGCAGGCCAGATACAGAAAGATTTAGAGAGTCTTGCTCTCCAGAACTCTTTCTTTTACAAATATTATGATAGAGATTGAGGAGTTTATCAAGAAAGTCATCCGAACTCGCTGTGAGTTGATGGAACAAACGATAGTTGAGATGATATTAAGTGGTATATCTCTCAATGATATAACTATACACGATTCTTCTGATCCTTTCTCACAAGAGATATGGGTATCAGGACATCCAATATTTGTCTTCACAGGAGAGTTGACTGATAGTTGCTACGAAGTATCAAGAAAGAGGATAAATTGTGGGGGATAAGAAGCAAATAAGCCCAGGAGAAGCACTTGCTGCTTTTCTTAAAGGAGATGTTCCCAAAGAAGTGCTAGATGATGCGAACGAGAAATGGGCAGAGTCTGTAGAGCGCAACTTTCCTGGGACAAAAGTTACATTCGATAAGGTAATCAGCAGTGATAAACATTGAGTATGAGGACATCCCTCTTGTTCCCAAATATATTGCTGATCGTCATGGCATATTCCGAAACCCAAATGAGTATACTCTTGAAGTATGGGTTCAAGGTAAAAAGCACACAATCATCACTGGGGAGTGCTATACTCAATGCTATAGTGTAGAGATGCTCATAAACATTCTCTGTGATACACTACTAAGACCTCTAGCAGAAGGAACACCTTGGCAGAGAGTATTGCTAAGGCAGATATTAGAACCCTGGACAGGAGGAATAGTATGGACAAACAACCAATAGGTGTCGAAGGCTGTAGCATAAAGAAGACATTTGAATACTACACTTACGTATGGAAGCACAAGTTCTGTGTCTTCAGAGAGTGCCTCAGACTGAAGGTTCCTATTATACAGGCACTCACTCATGATAACAGTAAGTTCTCCACAAAGGAGTTTGGTGGATACTTACACTGGTTCCACGATGTTCAAGGAACTCTATTCAATGGAGGATACACTTGGGAGTTCACTAAACACGAAGAACTCAAAGCTGACTTCGACGCTGCTTGGAACAACCATATTCACAATAATCCTCACCACTGGCAATACTGGCTGATAGAGGATAGAGCAATCTCAATGCCAGAGAACTTTGTCCGAGAGATGGTAGCTGATTGGGCAGGATTTAGTATCTGTAAGACAGGAAAGAATGATGTTTCCACCTGGTATCCTCAACAGAGAATGAATCTCCACCCAAGAACTCGTGGAACTGTAGAAGCACTACTCGCTACACACTACGGATTCATTCCCTCTCCGAAGTATACTGATAAGGATGGGAATATCTGGACTGTATCCAATCAATGTATAAACCCCGGATGGTGGGTAATACATAACGGCTCTGTTTACACCGGTCAGGAAGCTCCTTGTAAGTCAAGAGAGGATGCTAATGCTCTCCTAATAGCACACGCGGAGAAGGAAGGATTCAAGCCTTATGAGAAAGTTTCTATGGTTAACCACTAAGTCAGACCATCGGACTTCTAGCAAGCAATACTTAGTTCCAATATCGGAGATACGCATCATTGAGTGTGAGACTGACAATACTGCTCTCGTAACACTGAAAACTGGAGATGTTCTCCGAGTCAAAGAAGAGTTCAACAGCCTTGGAATGTGCCTAAATGAAAGAGAGCACATCTCTATCCACAAGGAGCCAGAAGAAGAATGATAACTGAGTTTAGCGGCGAATATCGCTTCTTGAGCAACTTCTATGAGATACCAGGAGGCATAGTCTTTCGTGGTGTAACTTATCTCACAACAGAGAATGCCTTCCAAGCAGCAAAGTGCTCTGATCCTGTAGATGTGAGGTATATGGCTACCTGCTCTCCAGGGGAAGCCAAGAGGAGAGGAAAGGAATGTGTTCGAGTTTCTTTCTGGGATGAGGACAAGTATAAGATAATGCTTGAGCTTCTCAGGCTGAAGTTCGCAGTTCCTGAACTAAGATCAATGCTTCGTCGAACCGGGTATCAACCTATAATCGAAGGGAACAATTGGCACGACAACTATTGGGGAACCTGTATGTGCCCTCAGTGTCTGAAGAAACCTGGAGCCAATGTTCTCGGCAACATGCTGATGCAAGTGAGGGTAGAGATAAGGTGAAGAAGGTCTTGATGATAATTATTAGGATACTTCTTGCTATCTTCTTCGCAACGTCATCTGCTATATCATTCTACTTTGCTATTGCTTATTTCAAGGAAGATAACCCATTACAGGTGCTTATCTCATCATTCTTTGGAACTCTCAAGTTTTATATAGCCAGGAATCTAATTCCAGACTTTATACCAGAAAGGAAGAAGGTATGAAACGTGTAGTAAATGTTCGTTGGTTTGACGGATACTTCGAGTCTTTTGAGGCTGATGAAGTAAGATTTGGCTGTGATCTACTTTGGATGAGATTATCTGATGGCCACAATCGGCATATACCACTTAGGTCTGTCCGTTGGTTTTCTGTATCTCCTGAGTCGCATGAGAGCACAGAGGTGACTAATGAGACCTAGTGAAAGAGCATCAATAATAAAGGCAAGAGGGACAACTTGGAAATGTACAATCTGCCGAGAAATGATGACAGAAGAGGATATGAAAACTCACAAATGTAACCCTGTCTCCGACCTTATACATAATCAAGATCCACACACCTCTGGTCTTGTAGAACTAGCTTATTTGAGAGGTAAGCAATGCTCAAGTTAAAAGAAGGCCAAACAGTATATAAGCCATTTATCGCACTTGTCCACCTCTATCCATCTGGTCTTAGGCAGGAAGTTAGAGCGGAGAAATATGAGGTAGTATCAGTAGAATCTGGAACGTGCCTTCTCAAGTCTTCTGATGGCAAGCTCCTATCAACACTAATTGACAGTGTGTATTTGACGGCTGAAGGTGCAATAATCTCATTCTCCACTTAGAATGACTTGACATCTGAACCAGATGAGTGGCGTCCGAAATTATGGTGCCGGTATTTTCAATTTCAACTACCAGTCAGATATATCGCACCTCCGCAATTCCTGGATCCAAAAATCCCGAACAGTGATAATCAGCACATCACACCACCACCACACCACAGCACAGAACCCTTCTCTAGCTCATATAATACTGATTATGATCTACAATCTTCTAACCCGCAACCTATCCCTCTGCAAGAGTGAATAGATGAACTGATCCCCTAACCATTCTAATTCTTCTTAAAACCCTAATAGGTTGTAATACTAATAATAAACACCATTACAGTTAGACCATCTGCTTTGTCTGTCTGCTCCCTGGTGTGCCTGTGTCGTGTGGTCATGTGTATAAAAGGAAAGAATCAAAAAAGGTATTTGTAATGGTTAACCACATAGACAAGGAAAGAACTGTATAATATCATTGCTGTTGCTCTCAGCTTGGAGTGGCTCTTGTGGTCAGTTGAGGATAAAGAAAAATCCAGCAAAGGTCGTCTATCGAGGGAGGGTGGATATATGAACCGAGTGTGACTTTTGACCCCTTCCAGCAATATAGAAAAGAATATCACGAGGGAATGAGTGGGTCTCATGGCTCCTTGCTATTGTTTCAATTAAACAGTTTTCATTGCAATGCTGCACTTTTCAACATTTCTTCATGCAATCAGTTTCCATGCGGCCAGCAACTGTCCCATCTCATAATATTCAAGAGCGCATGGATTCTATCGAGTGCTTGGGCGGCTGGGCCCTTGTTTAGCGGCTGAATTCACGCTATTCAATCGCTTGACCGTTTGGAATCGGGGGATTATTCGGCCTGCTATACAATCGCGTGAATTCACTTTTAGTCCTCAATCTGCTCGGGTGAATATGGCCAATAGTGGATGGACTGGTGGGCCATCGTGCTGTGTGATGATTGGACTGTTGAATTATACAGACATTCATCATATCATAGGCGATGGCTGTATTAGTGGTATGTGGGTGGCCTGTTGTATTACAAATTAGCCGCAGAACATGCATATCACAGTCCACTGGCGAATTAGATGAATGATGCTCTTATCATAGCAACATACAGTCACCACCTGGCTGGTGGAGAGACATATGATGGTGAGCTGGTGAGTCCTGTGGCTGCCTCTCAGTTTGATGAAATTGATAGTGGTGCTGGATTGTTGATTATGGAGATGTGATTGAGTGGTGGCGTGATGGCGGGTTGGGAGTTGTGAGATAAGTATAGGAAGGAAGGTAAATTAAGCCTTCCTTCCTATACTTATGTTCCTTCTTATGCGGCCTTCTTCATTGCATAATGATGGTAGATCGTTTCCCATCCTTCGGGGGTAACTTCGCAAAGGTTCCCATTGTCGTATTCTTCGGCGAAGTCGGGTGACTCTACATCGTCATATACCTTTCGGTATATCTTACCTTGACTTCCTCTTAATCCTGTATATACCCATCGTTCCATTGTAGTGTTCTCCCTTCGTGTTAGCGTTGTTTCGGACTAGATAAGGAAGGGAAGGGAATCAAGTTAAGTTAGGCGTTAGCTACTTCGGTTGTAGCTTCAACAGGCTTGACTTCGGCCTTCTTTGTCTTAGGCGTTCTTGCCTTTGGAGTAGACTTCGCGGCCTTCGCCCTTGCAACCGGCGACTGCTTAGGAGTATCTTCCTTCTTAGCAGGAACTTTACCGGCTATCGACTTCTTAGCATCCATAATTGTCTCAACTACGGCGCTAAGAGTCGATGCGCCTGCCTTCTTGAGAGGAATAACTTTCCCGCCTTCGCCACTTGTGCAAAGTCGATTGATTCCGTTTTCCTGAATGTGCTTCAAGAAGGTAGCGAGCGCGCCTTCGGAATCAGAAGGAAGTGTTTTCCAGTTCCCGGCAACAATACAGGGAATCTGGGAAACGTAAAGGAAGGATACGGCGGCGGCCTTCGAGGAAAACTCGACTTTGACATCTTCCGGTATATCCTTCCCGGTTGTAGCGCAAGCGTGCCAATCGGCACGGGTTAGAATCTTCACGCCTACCTTCGCGCCGAAGGTTGCAAGAAGGCATACCATCTTAGCAAACCCGCGAAGGTTTTCGTGACGGAAGGCCATTGTAAACTTACCTTCCGCTGGAAGAAGGGGGAATATAGCATCCATCAATGCTATACCGTCATAAGCGGTTTTCCCTTCCTTCGTTAGAGTGACATTAAGGTTATACTTAGGTTTCATGTTTACCCCTTTCGATATTCGAGTAAACTTGATTCCCTTCCCTATTCTTCCCTTCCTCTGCTTACTCTTCTGTGCGTTCCCCGCGAAGGCTTGGAGGAAGGAAACCGTTATTCGTTTGTCAATGTCCTATACTTAATCTTACCACGAATCTTCGGGTAAGACAACTAGTATTCTTACTGGTTTCTAGTGAGCGAACCTTCCAAGAACTTGAAGGATTCCCCACACATAATACCCGGCACATCCTAAGATGATTAAGGTAAAGATTGCTAACGCCTTCGTCATTGTAGTTTGTCTCACTTTCCTTCGTTCGCTTACATATACATTATACCTCGAAGGAAGGAAGAATGGAACTAGTGAAACTACCTGTTTTTGAGGAAGGAAGGCCCCCTGGTTTCGCGCTATATAGGAATACGAGCGCGATTTCACACGTCCGTTCCTCTCACCTCCCGCGCACACCACTTCTATTAAACAGTTCTATAGTTTCCTCATAATATCTATTTTATATCTATTCTCACATACGCACCCCTCCATCACCGCCCAATCTCGCCCATTTTCATTTTCTCTTCAACGATGCACATCAATTTTATTAAACAGTTATACCTTCAACAGCGTTTCTCGTTCGCGTATAATTAGTTAGGAGGGACGCCGATGGCACACTGGCTTAGAGGTTTTCTTAATCGAATACCAAGACCCGCCTTTGAGGTGTGTCTCTTCTGGGGTAATGGCGATATCCAGCCTGGCTTCATTGTCTTCACTCAAGAAGAGTGTGATTCGGCCATAGCTGCATATAATGAAGATGTAGTCAATGGTGGCTCGATTGCCTGCTTTAGAAAGAAGTGGATTAGTCCTGCGAAGGTTGAAAAACTTCCTGAATTTCAAGGATTCTAGTTGCGGGCCGTCCTAGTCACGCTCGTATAGCCCTATCCTATTATACTGGATTTACCAGCAAAGCTGGCTGAGGTATCCGTTCTGGTTGGTGCTCTCAGTTATCTTACAAGGCCCGATGACGGTCTGTGTGGTGATGGATTTGTTTGATGATGAGTTTGATGACGATGATATTCTGACTATAATGTGGATTCTGTATGATTAATTTGGCTTCAGATTATCTACTGAGATATGATATTGAAGATATTGTGAAAGATTGCATTTCAGCAGATGGTTCATCTATCAGCTCTGATGTTCTTGAAGAAATAAGTTCTCGTGTTCTGGATAAGGTTTCTGACTGGTATTCAAATAATCAGAAGAAGCAGGTGAAGAAATGAATAGTAACTTTCTTGGTGTAATATTCATTGTTCTATTCTGGTGTGCATTTCTCTGTTCTGTAATAGGCGCAGCGCTAGACTTGTTTCATATTTCTTCGTATGCGATATTTTTGTGGAGGGCTGCTGGTATCTCTGTCCTCGTTGACGGAATTATTCTCTGGTGTGCTAAATGAATCTGGTTAATCAAAGAGGAAGCAGGGACTGTGCTGTAGCTACTTTGGCTATGGTTACTGGGATTGACTATGATTCTATACTAGATTATTTTGATAATGATCTAGGTAGAAATATTGAGGAATCAAATGGCGCATTGGATTATGATGTAGAAATATTTCTGATGCGCAAAGGTTTCGCAATATGTCGAGGAGTCTCTTCTGTTAAAGATGCTGAACTTCGACCAAAATCTCCATTTGCCAATTGCAATCATATTGCTATAGTTTATGTCGGAGATAGTCGTCACTATATAGCTGTCGAGGCAGATGGTTCAGTTCTTGATCCTGCTCTTGGCTTAGGTCGCTCTCTAAGTGATTATACTAGAGTTGACTGGCTAACTGCTGTGGTTCCTATTCCTGAGTTTAGAAAGAGTGATTAATGGCAAAAGCAATATTTCTCGATCGTGACGGTGTACTGAATGTATTCCGTCTTGGGTCTTATGTGAACAAACCTGAAGACCTTGAGGTGTTCCCATTCTCTGGACCAGCAATCTCTATCTTTAATAAACTGGGATACCTCGTATTTGTCGTTACTAATCAATCTGGAATAGCCAAAGGTTTCTTTGGTCTTGCAGAACTTTGTGATATCCACATAAAACTATCTCGAAATGTAGAGGAGTATGGTGGAGATATCAAAAGGTTCTATTCTTGTGTCCATAATATTGGGGACAAGATGTGTAAGTGTAGGAAGCCACAGCCAGGTATGATTCTTGAAGCTGCTAAGACCTATGATATTGATCTAAGCCAGTCTTGGTTTATTGGAGATAGCGAGTCGGACATTGAAGCTGCTAAGAATGCTGGTTGCCCTTCTATCGCTGTCCTCTCAGGCTTCATCGATCATGAGAAGATAGATGCTATGGAAAGGAAACCTGATGCTGTATTTCAGAATGTCCTCGATTTCGCTGAATGGTTGAAGAGGAGAGATTCTGGAGCAATAGCCTAGCAGAGTATAATTTATCGCTAGAGTGCGGGGCTTGGGTTGTGAGAAGGGTTGCTGAATACAATCGGCAGCCCTTCTCTGCTTTTATGCATCTACTGGTATATAGGGAAGTAAGATGGCTAATCACGATGCAGGAAATAGTTTACAAAAAGCAATTGACGAAGGGCGTGCTCGCCAGTGCACTGCTATGTGTAAGGAGACTCAGGAGAGGTGTAGAAGGGCGGCCAGAGACGGTTATGATGTCTGCGCTGTTCATGGAGCAGGAACTGCTATTCGTGAAGAGACTGGCATACGCAAAGCTCCTGGCCGCCCAGTTGAGCATGGTCTTTATTCTCAAGCTCTCAATGAAGATCAAAAGGATTTGTATGACCAGGCTTTTGGTGATCTAACTCTTGTCCACGAAGCTGCCCTCAGTAAGGTAAAACTTGCTGAGTATGTTCGTAAGATGTCCGATGCGATGTGCGAAGCTGCTGAGGAGCTGGAAGAGGATGAGAACTCTGCTGGCTTTGAAGTAGTTGGTAGAAAGCCAAGGAAGAATAAGAAGGAGCGGGAATATTATTTCAGGATGCTCCTTGAATCGACTGTGAAGACAGTATCTGCTGCATATGAGCAGCTAAGAGATCGTAAAATTGTTGTGGCTATACAAGGTGATGAGTCTGAGATTCTTGAGAAGGTGAGAGAATCTGTAACTAGAGAACTTTCATTTATCAATGGAATCTTGTGCCCAGAATGTCGCAGGAGGATATTGGAGTCTGTTGGTGAAAGGCAGCAGACAATAATCGAATGAGAGGTGTTACTATGGCAAGAGATGATTTTATGCACAGAATGTCGCAGGATTTCCTTCCTAATGAGTGTATTGGCTATGGTCAGCATGCAGGAAAGTGCACTGGTCAGGCTGCTAGGGAAGGTCTATGTCGAGACTGCGAAGAGATGAAGAGAAGGGCTGGAGCCAGGAGATTTGACTCAATAGGAAGTGCTATGCGACCTGGCGGCCCCGGTCGTAGAACTCGGCTAAAGATCGAGGGAAGGGCTTAAAATAGAGCGTGAATTCACGCGAATGCAGCCCCTTTCAATCGCTAGGCGGGTTCTAGGTAGTCTCTAATACGGATGGATTTAGGTTAATGGTCGAAATTGATCGCAGGATTATAACATCTGATGAAAATATAGAGAGGCAAATGCAAGGTCGTGTAATGGACGACTTTGTTCGCTCTTGTATTGTCCAGGTTATAGATTCTGCTGACGACTCAGAGTTTTATGAAGTATCAAACTCTGATTGGGTTGCCAAGTATACAAGGCTTGGTCTTTCGCCATTTGGCTATAGAAAAAGAGAATATCAGCCGGCTATTCTTGATGATGATTCCCATCACAAAGTTATAATGAAGTCTGCCCAGATGGGAATCTCTGAAATTATGGCTAGAGACTGCATCTGTAAACTTTGTAAGAATGATAGGACAAAAGCCCTCTATACTCTCCCCACTGACTCTGATGTAGGAATCTTCTCTGATACTCGTGTACGTCCAGTTTTTGAAGACTCTCCTTATATAACTAGGTGGTCTGGAAAAGGGACTGATAACCTTGGTAGAAAGCAGGTAAAGAACTCCTTCTTGATTTTGAGAGGTTCTTGGGATGTCCGTCTTGCTCAGATGATGGATATTGACTTCTTATATCTTGATGAGTTTGATCGTCACAAACCTGGAATTATAGGTTCTCTCAGAGCTAGAATGGATGGCTCTGATTATAGATATGAGACAGACTATTCTACTCCTACTGTTGAGAACTTTGGTATCCATAAGTTGTTCTTGGATACTGATCAGAAGGAATGGTTTGTTACTTGTAGTCGATGTGGAGAGCAATCATTTCTTACTGAAGAGCATATAATGTTCTATGAGGAAGATGAAGCTCATCTTGAACCATACTTTGGATGTCTTAGATGTAAGAATAGACTGAATAAGAATATAGGAGAATGGAAGCCAACTGCTGAAGGCCATCCAAGTATGTCTGGTTACCATATCTCCCAGGCAATGTCTGCTACGATCTCTGCTGCTGATATACTCCACAAGAAAGCTACAACCCAAATAGAAGCTGATTATTGGAACTATACTTGGGGTCTACCATTTAGAGGCTCTACTGATGGTTCTTCTGGTCCAATTGATTTTATGGAGATGATCGGGAAGCACAGAATAGATTATACTTCTCACAATCTATCTGGAAAGACTGTTATGTCTATAGATTGGGGACTTCCTTGGTCATGGGCAGAGATACGTTGGATACCAGAAGGTAGTCTTGATGCACAGATTGTTTGGATAGAGTGTTTCCAATCAGCAAATCCTGATGACCACCCTGATAGGATGATTGATCTTGCTCGTGAGTCTCGCGCCGATATGGTTATGGCTGATATTGGATATTCTGATACTCGCGGGTATAGACTTGAGCAAGCTCTTGGTGATATATTTTGGCAAGTAGCATCTAACTCTAAAGGTGTTATCGAGCCAAAGTTCAATCTTCACAATCACCATGTAGTTTGTTTCAAAGAGAGAATAATCAGAAGGCACTTTGTTCTACTTGAGAACAATAGACTATGGCTTCCAATAGATACTGATAAGATAAAATTCACAAAAGATGGGCCTCAGATGACTAGGGTTGAAAAGTGGATTGAGCATCATAATTCTATTGGATTTAGGAAGAATAGAGAAGGTGTTCAAGAAATGACTATAAGCGGTCAAGACCACCTTACTTTAACATCTGCATACTGTGATTTGGCTTTTGAATATATACTGAGTAACATGAGTAGTCAGAGGGCATCACAGAGGAAAGTGCGTGTAAAGCGCGTTGGTAGAGGTCGCTAACGTCGTATAGTAGAGTGATGTATAGCTGATTACTACCGAGGGTAGATATGAGTGATAAGAAAGCAAGAGCAAAGATAGTTGGAAGAAGGGGAAACCTTCCTGGTAGTGCTTTGTCTAGGACTATTAAGGATGATATAGGATTTCAGACTGAAGAGAAGAATCATGAAATTCCAGCTAGTGCAAAATCAAAGTCTAAGCAGCTTGAGGTTGCAAAGTTAGAGAGACAATTCAGGTATACAAAAGATCACCTTGTAAAACCTGAAATATCACTAGACAATCTTGTCACTCTATATAAGCAGAACTATGCTCACTTCTTCTGTGTTAATATCAAAGCTGCCTGTGTTTCTGGAGTTGGTTATAAGTTTGTAGCAAAGGACTTCAATGAACAAGAGGTAAGTGCTGAGATAGCAAAACTGAAGAAGAGGCAAAAGGGAGAGACAGTTTCTACTACAGAATCTGATAATGGACCATTATCTCCTGAAGAGGAACAGAGTCTTGCTGATCTTGAAGCTGCATATAAGAAGCACTTAGCAGATAGGAAGTTGCTAACTAAGTTTTTTGCTGATGTAAATCCTGAAGAGTCTTTTACAAATATAAACAACAAGACAGATGTTGACAAAGAGTCTATAGGATTTGCTTGCTGGGAAGTTTCGAGAAATGGAAAGCAGGTTATTGATGGTGTTTATCATATGCCTGCTGTTACCGTTAGAATGATGAATAACAATATCGGAGTTTGCCAATTACAGAACTCTGGTGTTGGAGCTTTTGGTAACTATAATCTTGAGAAAGGAGCTTTTGACTCTAACAATAGAGTCTTTTTCAAGAAAATAGGTTTGCCAATTGTTATGGATTCAAGGAACGGTAGAGTTGTTGGAATAATAGACAACCCTGGACCGTCTCAGACTGTTAGATGGATAAATGCTCAAGGGGAGGAAGATCCATCTGTAGCAATAGATATAAAGTATTGGGCAAATGAAGTAATCATACAGAGGAAGTATAATCCTGAGAACTTTTGGTATGGTATGCCCGATATTGTTGCTGCTCTTGATGCTTGTGCAGGAGATAAGGCTGCAGCAGATTTCCAAGAGCAGTTCTTTGATAATAATGCTGTTCCTCGTATGGCTGTTATCTTTAAGGGTGCAGCTTTTGATGATGATATTGAAAGTGAGATACAGACATACTTCGAGCAAGATGTCAAAGGAAATGCTCACTCTGTTCTGGTGTTAGAGGTTCCTGGTGAAGAGAGAGATCAGCACGGGAATATAATTCCTGGTGCTGATATTAAGTTTGAAAAGCTGGCAATGGAAGTTACTGATGCTAGCTTTAGGCAGTATAGAAAAGACAATTGTGATCAGATAGTAACTGCTCATAGAGTCCCTGGATCTCTTCTTCCAATACAAGGTATTAACTTCAACAGAGATACAGGAATGGTTGATCTTGAGGTATTCAAGTCTCAAGTTATACGACCTATTCAGTCTGAGCGGGAATTCATTATCAACAAATACTTTGTTGAAATGAATCTTGATATTCACACTTGGGAGTTTAAGTTTGGAGAGATAGATAGTCTTGATGAACTACGAAAGATGCAGATCAATCGTGGTTATATTGAGTCAAATGTTATGACTCTTAATGAAGTCCGCAGAGAACTTGGACTTCCTCCAAAGAAGGGTGGAGATGTCCTATTTAGGATAACTCCATTGGGATTTGTTAAGATTGAAGATATAGAGGAATTGAGCACCGGAGATTTGAGTGCCACCCCTGATAAACCTCTATCTGGAGCAGACCAAGGAGGCTCTAAAGGTGGACGACCTACCACTGAAGATCCAAATCAGAATGGTGGGACTGATCCGAAAGCTCAGAGTGCTGTAGCGCAGCTTAAGCCTGTGTTAACAAGGAAGGAATAGCATGCCTGAGATATTCGCTGTTAGAGAAAAACTTCCAGGTCAAAGAGGGTCAAAGCTATATCCTATAAGATGCAGCAACCCTGAATGTGGCAAGAATAAGAACACAGGTAGGGATTCAGGGGGAAGCAGACTTCTTGGTCACTACTATGCTGGAACTCGTGGACAAGTTCAATGTCCTCGCTGTGGGTTTATGAATAATATTGATGTTAAGGAGCCAGAGAAATGTCGTCAACCAAAGCGAAACCAAAAGTCATAAAAGTTGATCGTGAGGAGCTTGTTCGCTTTATAAAGGCGACAGTTGATAAGATGAAATATGGCCTTGGAGACAAGATTGATTTGTCTACACCATATGATAAACTTCCTGGTGATAGCATCGACTGTAGTGGATATGTTCGCCTAGCTATGTATAAGATAACACATGGCGAAGTGAAGATGAAGGATGGGAGTGCCAATCAAAATGATTGGTGTAGAGATCAAGGATTCAAAAAGACAGACTACACCAATGCAGCTCTCAGTGATGATAGGATTCGCATTGCATTTATTCGTCCACCGAGTAGTAAACGCCATGTGTGGATGATAGTTAATGGTAAAACAATTGAGTCATGTGGTGGACACGGTCCCACTCGCAGAGATTGGAATACGAAAGTTCTGATTGAAAATGTAACAGATTGCTATGTTCTTACTGATCCTATGAATCAGAAATAGTAGTATTCTGTTAAAGTTGTGTGGGGAGTGCAACCTGTGGCTTCAACCTCTGGGAATCTCCATTCGGAGTAATCTCCCCACACTATACTATCTGTAATAGTCATATTCTCTAGCTTGTGTTTCTTCTCGCAATGGAGTATAAATAGAATGAGACTTTAGCGAGGTGAGGTCATAATGCCAGCCGTTTCACATAAGAAATATCCTTTAGCTGATGAGGGTCGTGCATGGGATGGTGCAGCAGCAAGAGATAGACTATATGACCACGCAGGTGGTGATAATAATACAGATTGGCCTATGTATCGCAAGGGATTTGGCTGGTATGATAGCAGCAACGAGGAAACAAAAGGTGCATATAAGCTGCCTCACCATGATGTTATAGGTGGGGAGATTCAGACTGTGTGGAATGGTGTCAAAGCTGCTGGTAATGCAATATCTGGTTCTCGTGGTGGCGTAGATATTCCTGAATCTGATGTTGCATCAGTTAAGTCTCACCTAGAGAAGCATTATCATGAATTTGGCAAGAAAGCTCCTTGGGAGTCAGAGAATGAAGCAGACAGCGATGTAGAGGCAACTTCTGATGTCTCTGATGATGCTGATATAGTTCCAGTTGCAAAATATTGGCAAATAATGAGGAAGTCTGCAGATTCTACTCCTGAGATTCTATTTTATGGTGAGATTTCGCAGCAAGGTTCTTGGTGGGGTGATGATATAACCCCTAAAGCCTTTGCTGATGATATTGCCAAACTTGGCTCTGTGTCTCACATAAAGGTAAGAATCAATTCTCCTGGTGGAGATTTGTTTGCAGCCAATGCGATATATAATATTCTCAAGAACCATCCGGCAAAGATAACAACATATGTAGACGGACTAGCTGCTTCTGCTGCATCTGTTGTTTATATGTCTGGAGATGAGAGAATAATTCCTCGCAATGGAATGATCATGATCCATAACCCGTCTACTGTTGCATGGGGAGATGCACGAGATTTCAGAAAAGTTGCTGATACTCTTGATACTGCTAGAGAAACTATTATAGCAGTTTATGAGCAGGCAACTGGTCTTGATAGGGCTAAGATAATCTCTCTTCTCAATTCTGAGACGTGGATAACTGCTAAGGATGCAGTAGATATGGGATTTGCCGGTAAGATAGATGAGCAACTGGCAATAGCAGCTTGTATAAAGGATCATAGTCTTATAGTCAATGGGCTTTCTTTTGATGCATCAAAGTTTAAGAATATTCCTGATGCGTTTGCTCCAAGAGTAGAAGAAATTGAGGATAAAGTTCCTCCTTTCTCTGTGTTCAAAGATGATGCACTTACTAGGCTTGAGCTTTGGTGTCCATTTATAGATAATGGCATTAGAGATGATGAGAGAATGGTATTTGGCTATTCTACTCTATTTAATGTTATTGATGTAGATGGTCATCGAATGACTCGCCAGGCAGTAGAAGATGCTCTCAGTGACTACTCAGAGTTCAGAAATGTTCGTGAAAGACATTCTCTTCGTGCAGTAGGAACTGCGCCAGTTCTTGATATTGATGACATAGGTCTAATGACTGGAGTCTATATATCAGAAGGCTGTGAGGATGTTTGGAAAAAGTGTAAGGATAAAACTTACAAGGGGTTTTCCCTTGGAGGGAAGATACTTGAGACAACTAAGGCAGTTGTTGAAGGTAAATTAGTAGTTGATCTTATCAAGATTTCAATTGATGAGATTACACTCTGTGATAGACCAAAGTGCCCTGGGGCGGTCTATCAGGTTGTGATTCGCCAGGGTGGTGCAATAACTCTATGTAGCACAGGAGGAGGTGACAACGCAATGGCAGATGAGAAGAAAGCTCAGGATGAGGGCGTTTTGGCTGGGCTCAAAACCACCATCTTGGACTGGTTCAAAGGTGAAGGCAAAGAGGAGGTTGCTGCCGCTCTGGGCATCGATGTGTCCAATTTTGCCACCAAGAGCGATATTGATGGCATTAAGAATAGTGTCGGCGACCTTACCATTCAGATTGCAGCTCTTGTGAGTGCATCTGAAAAGCCGGCTGAAGATCCAGAAGCTGGTGGTGGAAAACCTGCAGAGGAAACTGCTGTAGTTCAGGACTCTGCTGCTGAAGCGACAAAAGTTGTTGCTCAGTTTGGTGAGGCGATGGTCGCTCTTACCAATACTCTCAAGGATGTCTCTGATCGCGTGGGGAACCTTGAGGATGCACGAGGCACGCGTAAGTCAATAGATGCACTGGGAACCGGCTCTGTTGACGACAAAGAGGAGCTTTGGAAGGGCAAAGTTCCGGGTCCCAGAGAATAAATAATGTTACAACGAGGAGGTGAAAACTAACGTGAGCGCTGATGAAAGATTGAGGAAAGCTATTGACACTGACCTGCTGGAAACGCAGGGTGGTGCTCTTAACGCTGATCAGTCTAACGCATTCATCGACCTGACTGTTGATCACTCGACTCTTCTGCGGATATGCCGCGTTGTTCGTAGAACAAATCCGAAGGGTGACATCGACAAGATGTTGTTCGGTGATGTCGTTACTGAAGGTGCGACAGAGAACACAGACAGTGGGAATGTCTACGAGCCGACACATTCCAAAGTATCCTACTCTACTGAGAAGCTGAGGAGCGCGTTGGATCTCACCAGAGAAACTCTGGAAGAGAACATCGAAGGAACTGGCTATCGGTCAAGAGTTATGGGTGCTCTTGGGAGGAGAATCGGAACCGATCTTGAACTTCTTGCCATTCAGGGAGACACAGACTACGCTACTCCAACGACCCGACGCGGTAGGCTGCTGTCTAAGAATGATGGATGGTTCAAGCTTGGCCTCGACGGGCACACCGTTGATTGCGCTGGTGCGTCAATCTCAAAGACAATCTTCTCTATGATGATTCGTGCTCTTCCTGTAGAGTTCAAGACGAATCGGGCTGACCTTCGGTTCTTCTGCTCGCCTAGCGTAGTTCAGGATTACCGAGATCAGTTGTCAAACAGAGAGACCACCCTTGGTGACAACTCTCTGACTGGCGCCGGAATACTGACTGTATTTGGCGTGCCGATTGTCGAAGTCCCTCTGATCCCAGAGGACAAGAACTCTCTGGACGGCAGCGATGTCTGGGGTGATGCGTCTTACATCTGGCTGACATATCCGTCAAACCTCATTCACGTTATCTCGCGTGAAATAGAGGTCTGGTGGGAATACAAGCCAAGGAAAGACGCATATGAGTCTACCGTCTACACCAGGACGGATGACATCATAGAGAACACCGACGCTATCGTCACGGGCTATGATCTTCGGATTGCTGGAGCTACGTAAAACGTAGTTCCCAGTATTCACTGGAGGGACTTATGATCCCCAAAAACTTTCTTCTTGTTTTACCACAAGTCTATTTCATAGAATGTGTAGTCCAGATCACAGTGAGATTTGGGCTATCATCACAGATGGGGCATTATTTTGCGTACACTTACACTGCGTAGAGGAATAACATATTCTATTGGTAAGACTGTCTTCAAAAAGGATGAGCCAGTCCCATTCTCAGATGAAAGAATGCTTAATAGGCTCATATATACAAAGTTATTTGAAGAGAATCCTCCATTATGTTATTACTTTATACGTAGAAAACAAGGATTACCAATAACAAAGAATAGACTTGCGAGGATTGGTAATGATTGGATAAGAATACCTGAAAAGGGGTTTGTTAGATTAACAAGATATCAGTGGAGCAATCTTGAAGAATCAGGGCAATATGAAGTTGTCCCTCCTATAGAAGTAATGGATAGATATGTCTCGGAGGGGAAGCCAAACTTCTCATTGCTGATAATTAGAGATATGGGAGCTGGTGATGTAATTATTGCCACTGATGTGATATACAATATTCGCCTAAGATACCCTGAAGCAAAGATTGTATTTGCAACATCTGATAGGTATACAAGTCTTGTTAATAATCTAGCATTTATTTCTGAAGTGCATTCAATTGATGAGTGTAATCCTTCTGATTATGATGTATCTGTGAATCTATGTGGCTGGTCTGAACAGTATCCTCTATGTGCTAAAGTTCATAGGTCTGATATGTTCGGTAGAGCCTTTTCAGATGATTTCCCTTGGATAGAGCACAAGATTTCTCTTGAATTGTATCCAGAGGAAAACGATTGGTTCTTGGAGTTTAACAAAGTTCACAATCCTACTGATAAGAAAATTGTGTGTATTCAGCCATATGGGAGTAGTGGACATAGATCGCTGAGACCTATTCATGTTAATAGTGTTATAGATTGGTTTGCAAGTAATGGATACTTTGTATATGTATACGGTCAGAGCCAATGGCCGAATGTTTTCCCAAATAGAGAAGGATCATCAGTTACTCTTTGGGATGAAATAAGCCTTAGACAAGTTATCTCACTCATAGCCAATTCTTCTCTTCTTATCTGTCCTGACTCTTCTGGTTATCACATTGCTGCTGCATTTGGGACTCCTTCTATTCCTATCTTTACAACAATCCATGAAGGAGTTCGTGTCACATATTATCCAAAATGTTATCCATTGAGAGCATCAGAACTCAGTTGTTCTCCATGCTGGGACAGACCTTGTGGTCTTTCTGAGGCTATGAATTGCTGTGGACTTATGAGTGGAGAAAGAATAATCAAAAAATGTGAAGAAGTTATAGATTCTGGATTCAAGGACTGTGAACATCCAGTTTATTCTTCTCCAGATTGGAATTAGGAATAAATAAGCGTGAATTCACGCGAATGCAGGGCTTTTGCAAAGTAGAGAGTCTTTATAGTCGTATAGAAGGGTAAGAAGTTTATTCACTTCTATACGAGTGGAATTAGGATATAGGGAGAATAGATAGGGTGCAAAGAGAACGAGTTTCTTGGATAGTTGTTACTTATAACAATATTGACTTAACAATGAATTGCGTTGAGTCAATTCGCAGAAGCTCTGCAAATAGAGATGATGAGATAATTGTTCTTGATGATGGATCTAATAGAGTCTTTCGTCAAACTTTATCACACAGACTGCCACAAAATAAATGTGACTATGTCTATTGTGATAGAAAAGATCGTCCAATGCTTGCCCATCTTAGAGGAATTGGTAGAGATATGGCAAAAAGTGATTGGATCATCTGGATTGATAATGATGCTAGGCTTGACTCTTGCATTAGTCCTAATGATATAATAGAAAAATTACAAAAGAGATGGTCTGAGATTGATAATTTAGGAGCAATTCAGGCAACTAGATATACACCAAGAGGAACGCAAGGTGCGAATAAGTTTGATAGGAATCTTACTTATGTTGGAACAGATTCTAGTAATCCTATTGCTCGTGCTATGTATCCTGATGGCTGTTTCTGGATGTCTCACAGGTCTACTTTTGATAAGTGGAGCTTTAGAGATGACCTTTCTTGTTTTGAAGATTCGTGCCTCGGTCTTCAGATGTATGCAAATGGCTTGTCTATATATTGTGATAACACAGTTGGTGTTTACCATAAGGTGTGGGCTTCAGGACTTTGGAAATATGCTCTGGATAACCCACAATATCGTGATACTGTGATATCAGAGTATAAAGAAGAGATAGACAGGATTTGCACTGAATTTGGAACATAAGGAGAAATTGATGAAGGTTCTTATTGACGGTGTAACAGGCGAGACAACTCCTCCTACTGATTATGGCGGGATAGAAAGAGTTAATACATATCTTGTCAAGGGGTTACAAGAACTTGGTGTCGATGTCAAGTTCATGTGTAGAGAGGGAAGCACAATAGATTGTGATAAGATTTGTTTCCCTTTCCAGTCTGATCCTAGACACATTGTCAGAGAAGCTGAAAATAGGTGGGGAAAGTTCGATGTTTACCATGATAGTTCGTGTGGAGGCTTGATGTATAAAGCCTTTAAGAGAGATAAAGCAACTTTCTGGACTGTTCATGGTATTGGTGGAGATGGAGACCTTTGTGCATATCTTACAAGAGGATCAATGAAATTATCTCCATCAACAGGAGGAGAACTTCCATACACACAGCTTGGTATAAATCTTGATATGTATGATCCTTGCTATGAAAAAGAGGATTATATTCTATTTATTGGCCAGGCTATACGTCACAGGAAGTATTTTCATTACTTCCTTGAGATTGCTCGTGAATTTGGTTTGAGAGCTATTGCTATAATTCCTCCTAAGTGTGTCAATAGTGATTATTTCAATGAGTGTTCGTCTATTTATCCTTTTGCTTGGATAAGAGGAGCAAATGATGAAACAAAATTGAAATATCTTAGTAGAGCAAAGGCTCTAATACATTGCTCAAATGAAGGAGAAGGAGATGGCTGGCAAGATGCATCTCCTGTTGCAGTTTTGGAGTCTCTTGCAGTAGGGACTCCTGTTATTGGAAATTATTCTGGAGGAATTCCAGAGATGATAATCCCAGGTAGCACAGGATACCTTGTTCACAATGTTTCTGAAGCGATAGAGGCGTATCGTAGAATTGATGATATTGTTCCTCAATCATGTCGTGTTTACATGGAAAATAATAGAACACATGTAATCTTTGCTAAAAGGATGCTTGCATTATATGAAGCTGCTGCTTGTCACCACTATAATGAGCGTTATACTGCAATAAGATCTGTACAGAGCAGAATTGACTCTGTAACAGCGTAAAGGAGTTGTCATGGGAGAGTTTGAAAATGCTCTTGATCCAATTCTAAAGAGTATAAGCTACAAAAAAGTTTTCTGTAATCTGAAATCCGCTGGAGTCGCTTCAGAGTATCACAATGGTGATATACTTAGACAGATTGTTATGTCTGATATAATTGGACATCTGAAAACAGAACAAATTCCAGAAGGTCCAATTTTTGAGTATGGACCATCTACAGGAGTCCTTAGAATGGGACTTCCTGAAGAAAAAGAGTTCATAGTTAAGAATTGGCCAGAAGTAGATTGTATGAGGGAAGATTTTCCAAAAGAATCTCTTGCTGTTATTATTGCAGATTACACTCTTGAGCATATATCAAAACCATGGCTTGCTGTTGAAGCAACTATGAATATGCTAAAACCTGGTGGTATAGCTATTTATACTACTCATTGGGTGTTTCTTGACCACACAGGAGATCAGGAAGAAGATTATTGGAGATTTTCTCCAAAAGGATTAAAGGTTCTTTTTGATAACTTCTCAAAAGTTACAACAGGTTGTTGGGGAAATGCAAAACTAACCTGTGAGATACTTAAGCAATATTCAGAAGGAAGTCAAGGAGTTCTTAGGAAGGATGTTCCAGAGATAGAAGATTCTGAAATAGTTTCTGCAAGAGACAGGATATATGCAGTATCTTCATGGATTGTCGCTGTTAAATGATGAATATTGGCCTTATTGGGTATTACAATCACAATAATTCTGGTGACGATAAGATACTTTCATGTATTATGAAGATATTTTGTGGTCACAATATAAGTGTTGTTGGAAGTTATGAGGAAGCATACCAAAAGATTGATATGCTTAACTCTTGTGATTTTGTATTATTTGGTGGTGGAGGACTAGTTTGTCCAAATAGCAATTATGCTGCACAGTTATTCAGAAACATAACTACAAGATTTGGCTGTATAGGTCTTGGAATAGAGTTTCGTGATGAAACAAATGAAGAGCTAATTGTTAGCATAGAGGACAAGGCAGAGTTTGTATGGGTAAGAGACAGTGAAAGCTCTGATCTTCTTAATTGTCATACAATACTAGGTAATGATATAACATTTTATGATCCACTACCTATTGCTGAACCACAAGAGAACGATGTTTGTGGCGTAAATCTTCGTCCTTGGGATGTGGATTGGGATATTTCTCTGTGCAAAGATATTCTTAAAAAACATTTCAAAGAACTTATAGCATTACCTTTTCATTGTGGAGATAATGATACACAATGTGATACTGAGTCGTTGCTTGGTATACCTATTGCAGAAGGTATTTCACTAGATGAAGCGTATACTCGATGCCAATTTATAGTTGGTATGAGATTTCATTCTATTGTTTATGCTGTTCAGTCTGGTATACCATTCCTGTCTCTTCCATATTGGCCAAAGAATTATCGTTTGTGTTCAGATCTTGGTCTTACTGAATATCTTGTAGAATTGGGTAATATAGAGATATTAGGTGATAAGATAGATGCTATGAGATCTGATTATGGCAATATAAGAGATGATTTGATAAACTATAGGTCTATTGCCATCTGCGACACAAAAAATGCCGTATTAGATGTGAAAGCAAGGATGGGTTTATGAACATACTTATAAATGGGTTAACAGAAATACCAGTTCCTCCTAGTGAATATGGAGGAATAGAGCGAGCGAATGCATTTCTTGTTAAAGGACTGCAAGAACTTGGTCACCAGCCTGTCCTTATATGCCAAGAAGGAAGTAGTATAGATTGTCATAAAGTAGTATTTCCTACTTGCCCATCTGATCCTGAAGAAATGATGAGTAGCGCTGAAAAGGCATTTGGAGATTTCGACATAGTTCATGATAGTTCATGTAGCGGTTCTCTTTTGTTTGCTTTTAGAGAAACACACCCTGTTTTCTGGACTGTTCACGGACCCGGTTTTGATGATCCTCTAACTGCATATCTTAGCCGAGAATCTGTGTATGGATACAAAGGAAATGGTAATGATCTCCCATACACACTAAATGGTGTAGATACTTCTTTATATGATCCTTGCTATGAAAAGGATGATTATATAGTTTTCATAGGACAAGCTAGATCAGATAGAAAGTTTCTGCATTATTTTACTGCTATAGCAGAAGCTCACAAAGTTCGCGCTATAGCAATAGTTCCAGAGCGTGGCTCTGATATGAGTTATTTTTGGGATACATTTAAGAAACAACCCTTTGCTTGGATACCAGGAGCTAATGACTATGTTAAGTCACAATATATCAGAAAAGCAAAGTGTGTAATTCACTGTTCAGAGACTGAAGGGTGGTTAGACGCTGCTCCTGCTGCAGTTTTAGAGTCTATGGCTCTTGGAACACCTGTTATTGGCAATTATTCCGGTGGCATACCGAGTATGATAACTGATGGTGTTACAGGGTTTTTGGTCAATACTATAGATGAGGCTATTGAGGCATATAGTAGGATAGACACAATAAATCCTGAAATGTGTAGGAAATATATTGAAGAGGAAAGGACTCATACTCTTTTTGCTAAAAGAATTGAAGTCATATATAAAGAACTAGCAGGGCTTGACTGTGATTCTCGTTGTAAGAGAATCAGAAAGATACAGCCCTTAATTGATGAGGTGCATTAGAATGGAATTATGTAACTTTATTTTTGTAGACCATAGATCTGATGACTTCATCATAGATAAAATGCTTTTCTATCGTGATATATTTCCTGATAGATTATTTGTTCTAGTAACAAATAGGACAGATGTTAAACTTCCACTTTCTCTTTCTAATGTTCCAGTTGTAATAACAACTTCTGGTCACTATAAGATAAGTGGATACCTATTTGCATCATTATTTTTAGTTCCAGGAGTCGCAGATGCTATTATGCGATATTGTGATAATGGAAGACCAAATATAATACTAGAGTGTGACCTAGAAGTTTGTAGAAGAGATATTGAAGAAAGAGTATATGATCTTCTTTCTACTAGAACTAAGTCACAGGTTGGTCTTTGCTGTTTCAATTCTAAACCTCCTGCTGGTGAAGTATTTGCATATACAGGAAGTGGGGTTTGCGAGGAGCATAATCGAGCATTTGGATATGATTATCCAATAGCTGCTACTACTCTTGGTGGCAGCGTTATGATGTATGCTGGAGCTAAAGCAATAACAGATTGGAGAGAAAAACCAGAAGTATCTATATATTTTGATTTTCTCTGTAGGTCTGCAGAAAAGATAGAAGCAGGTCAAATGAAGACATGCTATGGTGTGCAGTATTTTACAGATTACTTCTTCCCTTCTGTTTGTCTTCTGTCTGGATTATCAATAGCGAATCCTATAAACAATGTTGTTCCAAGATATCCACATCAAGCAGGAGATACAGTAGATGCTAACTCTTCTTCTGATGTTGATTCTATGCTAAATGACGATAGATTCTATGTAATACACCATGTATCAAAAGATCGTGAAAGATTTCCTGGTGCATTAGATAGCTTCAACAAAGTCAGAAATAAACTACAGGGAAGGTAATGGTATGCCTGAATATTATGCTCTGATGACTGATTATGAAACAAGTGGGTGTGATCTTGAGAACAAGTGCATTCTTGTTCGCAAAGCATTTCCAGACTTTGGTATAATACTAAGTGTTACCGGGTCTAAAGAGTATCACAATAAAGTATCTGAATTTGCAAAGGCTTCTAATATAGAAGTCCTTCCACTTCCAGATACAAGTCATCTTGAGAAGTATCATGGAAAAATAGAGGAAGGATATGTTGGAATATTAGACCTTATATATGAGCTTAACAAAAGAGAGTTCAAAGGTCTAGTATATCTCGAATCTGATTATTATCCTGCTCACAGAGAAGTTGCGAGTCGGGTTAAGTCTCGATTTGAAAATGGTGTTCAATGTATCTGCAACCCACATCCGTTCTCAGACAAGATAAACAATTTCCTTGGAGATGCTGTCTTAATTGATAGCTGGAATAATTTATTCCCAAGAACTCCTGCAATTCAGTCGCCAAACTTCATCCTTGGCCTCAGTAAGAACGCTCTGTCTATAATTGTGTCTGAACTTACTTCTAAGGAGGGAAAGAAGTTCCTTGAAGATTTGAAGGCACTAACACAGAGAAGATCAACTGATGCATCTAAGTATTTTATGGAGTTAATCCTCACAACAATACTTAGTAAGCACAATATTCCTCTTGGACCAACATGGGATGATTCTTATAGTCCTGAGAGGGGAGTTCTTCCTGGACATGCAGAGTTTATGCAGAGACTGCATGCTCCAGATATATATTTCATACATGGGTTAAGACAGAAAGATTATCCTCTATTTAAGGATGATAGCAAAATCCTTTGGGAGTTTTGGGGTATGACTGAAAATACAATTGGAAAACAGAGCAACATAGAGCTAATAACCGATTATCCAATTGCAATTGATTCTCCAGATCACCTATATCCTTGGGGAACTATGCATGATAACTCTACTAGTGCTGACTTTATAAGTGATGTAGAGAGACATTTTGGTGACAAGAAGATAACATTCTTAGATTTAGGGTGTTCAGGAGGACAGCTCGCTGTTGACTTTTTCTTAAGAGGCCACTGTGCTATAGGTCTTGAGGGTTCTGACTGGTCTATAAAGCATAATAGACCAAATTGGGTTGATTATCACAATAGTATTCTTTTTACTTGTGATGTTAGCCGTCAGTTTAGCATTTATAAGGATGGAACACCTGCTAAGATTGATTGTATAACTGCTTGGGAAGTAACAGAGCATATACATCCTGATCTTATAGACTCATATTTCTTGAATATATACAATCATCTATCTGATGATGGTGTATTCATAGGAAGTGTAGCTATGTTCCTTGATGATGTACGAGGAGGTCTACAAGTACACCAGTCGATCTTTTCTGAATCTGAATGGAGAGATAAGTTTGATAAGTATTTCACATTTATCGAACCTATCACGTCTAATTGGGTTAGATGGAGTCACAATGGATTCCATCATTGCTGTGTGAAAAAGGGATAATTCTTTGGCTAATATAGTTCTAATCAATCCTCCTTGGACATTCTATCCAGGTAGCAACGGGCGGCCTGGAAGTGTTCCTATCCATGTATTGACTGCAGCATCTGCTTTTATCAATACTTATCACCATGTTGATATAATTGATTGCACAGGTAGAGGTGCATCATCAAGGGAAAGAGGAGACTGCACTGATTATGGATATGATGATAATGAGATTAGAAAGAGACTTTTGTCAATTGACTCTCCTGATCTTATAGGAGTAAGTTGTCTCTGGACTACTCAGTTTGAGAATGCTAAGAAGTGTCTAAGAATTGCTAAAGAATGTTATCCAAATATTCCAGTTGTAATTGGTTCTCACCATGCATCTGTTCTTCCTGCTGAATGTCTCGAAGTAGGATTTGATACAGTTTGTGTAGGTGAGATTGAGGGAATTGAGAATGAAATTATTAGCAATAAGGGCATCATTAAGAATTGTAATCCTCCGACAGATCTTGATAATCTTCTTTGGCCAGCATATCATCTTGTAGATATGGAAAGCTATATCAATTCTGATGTTAGGTATCATGGTTCTCCTATATCTGGTGGAGTCCCTCTGATAACAAGCAGAGGATGTCCTTATCATTGTTCATTCTGTACTGTCCATTTATCTATGGGAAGAAAATGGAGGGCTAACTCTTCAGAATATGTACATGGTCAGCTTGTACATTTGAAACATTCATTTGGTGCTAAGCATATATATTTTGAAGATGACAATCTTCTTCTTGATTTAGATAGATTTGATAGGATAATGGATAGTTTAGGCTCTCTTTCTCTCACTTGGGATACTCCTAATGGGGTTAGGCTAGATTATCTAAGTGATTCTATGCTTGAAAAAGCAAAGGAATCGGGGTGTATTGAACTTAGAGTTTCACCAGAGTCTGCTAATCAGAAAACTCTCGATTCTTTTGTTGGAAAGAGCATGAGCCTAGATCCATTTGAATCAGTAGCTAAGAAATGCCAAAGTATTGGATTACAACTTTGTGCATTTTGGGTAATTGGTATTCCTGGTGAAACTCTATCTGACATAGAATCTACACTATCTGCTGCAAAAAGTGCACAAGATAATTGGGGAGTTATTCCGAGAATATCAATTGCTACTCCATTCCCAGGAACAGATATGATGAATGAATGTGTAGAGAATGGGTGGCTTGTTAAGCCAATAACTCCTCGTTCTCTTGCTGCAGCTACAAGATTTGATAGTCTTATAAAGACATCAGAGTTTTCTCCAGAAGATATATCTAAGCTATTGGAAGGCTGGTGTACTTGGAAATGACAAAGCAGCATGCTAAAGTAATCATCGTCGGCGGAGGCATATCAGGTCTTTCTTTAGCTGATGAACTTGAGAAGCAAGGGGAGGATGATTATCTTCTATTTGAGTCAAATACGAAAGTTGGAGGTCTTTGCAGTTCGTGGCAAGACTTACAGGGAGAGTGGCACGATTTTGGCCCACATATTTTCCATGGACGAGATGGATTCGATTGGTTTAGAGAGTTACTTCCAGACTGTATAACAGGAGTTAGATCTGATGTTGTAGTTCTTGCTGATGGTGAAGTCACAAGTTATCCTGTTCAGTGTGCTTGTGGTGATCTTAGTGAAGATCACAAGATTTGGAAGAATTATGCTGAACACTGTTACAATGAATATGGAGAATCTATGTTCTGGAGGTTCTTCTATCCATACAATGAGAAGATGTTTGGGTGTGAGATTTATGAACTTGATTGTTCAATAGCAGGAAGAGCACCAAGGACTTCTGATAGACTGCAGCCATATCTATATCCTAAGAGTGGTAGATTTGCTTCATTACCAGAAGCAATATTGCTTCGTCTAAAACCAAGTAATATAATGACTGGCTCGCCAGTGGATTATGTAGATAGAAATGCTAAATATATTGTTAGTGGTAATACCTGCTATCACTATGATAAATTAGTGTGGGCTGCTCCAATTAGTCATCTTCTTAAGGCACTTGGTAGAAGAAGAGATGTACCAAATAAGTATATTGATCTTGTTCTTGTAACTACAAAACAAGTCCCTTCTCTTGAGTTTCTTGCTAAATACAGCGCTCTTACTTCTGATGAGTTTTATCGTATGAGCGCTGAGAGGGTGATCAAGCAGAATGAGTCTCAGTTTGTTCAGTATGAACTTAATCTTAGAAGGTGCGCAGGAACATGGTTTGATAGAGGAGAGGCTTTTGTTGTCCCACAAGCCTATGTTGTTCCTACTGTAGATTGGATACACAGGAGTAAGAAGGTAGAATCTGATCTATTAGAAGATGACATTTATCTTCATGGTAGAGCTGGCAGAGGTTTTCATATGAATATTTGGGCTATTGTCTGCCGTGGAAAGGAACTTGTAAATTCATTATTTCAGTAATGAGTAATGGAGTACAATTTACTAGGTGGATGCTATGTCAATCATAACTGCTAAACAAGTAACAGATCTCCTTGAAGGTGTTGAAGACTATGATTCTGAGATTTGGGATGATGATAGAATCTTAGAATTAAGTGATGAATTTGCACAGCCATATTTCGAGGAAGTTTTGTGTAAAGGAAAGACTTTTGACTATCAAACGTATACAGATTCGATTGATGGCAATGGTCTTTATAACTTATCTCTGCCACACAAACCAGCGCAAGAACTTGTCTCTGTTACTATTGGTGAAGAAGCTGTTGATCTAACAACAGTATATTTGTATACAAATAGAATAGCCATGAAAACTCCATTCCCTGTTGGATTCCAGAATGTTGTAGTTGTATATAAAGCAGGATATACAGCTGCTCCTGGTCCTGTTCTAATGGCTATTGCTATGCTCTGTGCTTGCCATATAGCAAGAGTTGTTGGTGGTGGCGGAGATGCGTTATCTACAGGGATAACAGCTGGTCCAATAACTCTTAAAGAGGCATTCTCTGCTTCTGGTAAGTATGCTGGTAAAATAGCTGACTGGCAATCACAGATAATTCCTATAGCTAGGCATCATGGTGGAATAAAACTTGTAGGGAAAATGCGCAAAGCTCCTGAGCGCCAGAGAAAATATGATCCAAGAACGGATAGTTATGAGTAATGGCAAACAATGTAGGGTTATATTGGAAAAATGTTCTTCGTAGGAAGCTGAGCACAATAGCTTATCCTATCACTGTTCACAGATATGATATAGCACCTACAGAATGCCCTGGGGCTTTTTCTAGTGATAGCCATGAATATGATCTTGAAGCAGATACAGCTTACCACCTTGATAATCCTAGTGCTCCATTTTGTAGGAATGGTATCGTTGGTGATATAGTATCTGAAGAGGTTGTTGGGTTCTATTTAAGTGAGCTTAAACAGTCTCAGATGATAGAGATGCAGATAGGAACTCTTGATGAAAATGAAGCTGTTGCTTTATTTGATGGCTATGTTGGGCTTGATAACATAGTCGCTATTGAGTATCCTATTGGAGTATATCATCAATTTGAATTCAAGCGAGATATAAGTGTTGGGACAGAAATTATTGCTCAATATGGCAAAGTTCGGAAGTCCAATGGGGTCCTGTAATGACGAAAAGACCGAAAGAAGTCATAACGGGAATAAGGACATCTCACACAAAAGCAAGGGCTGCTCTTGATAGCATAGTTACGAGTGGAGAGTTTAAGTCTATGCTTATTGAGGAGTTAAGAAAAGAAGCTCCTCAATTTCTTAGACCGTTTGTTGTTGATAGTGCATTCACATTAGTTCGCCTCAGAGATGGCTGGAGCCTTCTTTTACATAATCATAAAGATGAGGGTCAGCTCCTTGCTTATTGGAACTTTGGAATCCCTCGTCCTTTCCGAATACCTAAAGTTGGTAAAGCACATTTATATTTTCCAGCTTTAGGCATTGTTAGGGAGCATGCTATGCACCCTGCTGTTCCTCCTAATAAGTTCATATATAGAGCTTGGCATAGAGTTCTAAATAGATACACAATGAGAATAAAAAGAGAGATTGAAAGGAGTTTTAGAGTTGGGTAAACTTACTGATAATGATTTCAAAGCTCTTGTTCAATCTTGTATAAAGGATTATCTCGAATCAGTATTTATTGGAGATATAAATGCTGAGATTAGAGTTGGGTATCCTGACTTCACAAACAAGACTCCTCTAAGTCATATAATCATAACTGTGTCTTGTGAGAGTTCAAATTTCTCACCATCTGGTTATGATGATATAGTAGCATCAGAGAGAGTAGATGATGTTCACACTGAGACCAGGTGTCACATTGTTAATTGTGTTATTGGCATTGATGTTTGGTCATCTCGTGGTAATTCTACTAATCCTAGCAAGGCTGGTGGACTAACAGGAGCACAGAAATATTTTAGTTCAGTGGCTAGAGCATTCACTATTGATGAATCAAATTTGTATTCTATGTATCCTGATGCAGATATTGAATCATTTGTTGATCAATACACAACCTCTCCAGAATCATTCGATAAAGCTGATTTATTCCAATGCCATGGTGAATTAAGGCTTGGATTCCCTATTGAAGCTACTACAGCATGATTCACCCTTTCCTCTCGATTCTAGCCCGAAAGGTCGTAAAACGAGCGTGAATTCACGCGAATGCAGGCCCTTTCAATCCTAATCCGACTAAGAATACCTCCGATTTCGAGGGTAAAGGAAGGAGATAAGGCCAATGCCTAAGGTTTTGAAAGTAGAAGGTGGTGGACACATGATTCACTGTCCAGCTTGCCAATGTGGTCACCACCTTGATGGAAGATGGGAATATAATGATAATGAAGAGAGTCCTACTTTCCGTCCATCTCTTCTGACTCAAGGTGGGTCTCAGAGAGGAAGATGCCATTCTTTTATAACTGATGGTAAGATACAATTTCTTCCAGACTGTAGTCACGAGCTTGCTGGTAAGACTGTTGATCTCCCTGATTGGCAGAAAGATATATTTGATAAAGAAGCAATTCCTTGTGATGAGTGCTTAAAATCAAATACATGTAAGCGTGTTTCTTCTGTGTTTGGGTGTATAGATGGTGAAAGAGCACCTATTAGCAGCTAGAAACTCATTGAGTGTCTTTATCGTAGCTTCGGTGCGTGAAGTGTTGTAATGGAGTATAGTAAATAAGACTACTTAGTTGAGTCAACCCAGGAGGAGGTGAATTCAAGTGGGACTTGATACCGCAAACAGACAGGTCAAGCGTGGTCGCCATATGCGTGTCTACGTTGGTCAGGAAGGTCCAATTGCTGGAGTTCAGGGATTTGAAGCAGTCTCGACTCAGACATTGGATAGGTTTGGCGAGTATGACTCTGATGAGCAGGTTGTTGATACACAGGTTCCAGAGAATAATGGCTTCATAGAAGTTATTGACTCTGAGAAAATGGAACTCTTCCGTGCTCTTCAAGGTCGTGCAACCGATGCTGAGCTTGTAGACAGCGACATTGCGAACTTTGGTTCGCCATGGATCGCGGTGAACGTCTGGAACAAGAAGCGAACAAAGTACATCAGTTCTGAGTTCGTTAAAAGACCGACGTTCTCTAATCAGCCTTTCACCACTGCAGTCAATGACGTTATGATGATGCGTCTTGAGTTCGGTGCGGCAAGGGCAACGAGACTCCCGAACAAGGCAGTAGCAATTGATGTCTTCACAGTATCTGGCGTTCAAGCTGGGGAAACTCAGCTTACCCTTACTCTGTCGAAGACAGCATTGCAGCTGTCTAGGGTCTTCTCAAACAACTATGTGCTCGGAGTTGTTGAGAAGGTGTCCCTCGGTGGAACTCCAGTCGAGTATGACTGGACAGAGCTGACGGTCGTCTCTTCAACCTCTGCTAGTGTTGTCGTAGCAAGGGCAGATGGAAGTGTGTTTGTGGAGAGCAATAAGATACTGGTTTACTACCCGTATACTTCAGTTCTCGAAACCACAACCTGGCCTGGTGCTACTACGTAGCAAAGGAGCATGAGGACCATGGAGTCCCAATATCCTATGATCGCAATTTGCATTCCAATATCAGAGTCTAAGAGTTATTGTTTTATGGACTTTGCTAGAGGAGTGTGTGAACTAGATTATCCAAAGGAGAGACTTCATATAGTCTTTGCTTTGGATGATTTTTGTGCAAGTGAAGTTGAGAAGAAAATAGAGAAGTTTGTAGAACTTTGGCCATATCCTGATAATTGTCATATTGTAACAACTACATTGTTAGGGAATGATCCAAAGTGTTCTGATATTATACCTTGGCAGACAAGAGCTAGATTTGCTGCTAAACTGAGAAATCTCTACAACAGTTATGTAGTAGACATGCTGAATAGTGTAGATTATATATTCTCAGTTGGTAGTGATATAATCCTTGAGTCTGGTTCTATAAATCAGCTTCTACAAATAGATAAAAGAATAGTTTCTGGTTTGTATATTAGTAGAATACAGATGAGGCCATTAGCTCTTAGCTTTACAGATGGCTCTTGGTCATATGATGCTGTAAATCTTCATTCTACTGATGTCTTTAAGGCTGATTGGTCAGGGTTAGACTGTGCTCTAATACACAGAGAAGTATTTACAAGTATAAACTGGGACAACTTTTCTGTTGATAAATATGGTATTGGAGAGGATGGCTACTTCTACTTGGAGGCAAGAGAGAAGGGTTATCAGCTGTGGATAAATCCTTGTGTTGCACCTATGCATATACAAGAAGATGGTAGTGCAGTTTCTGCTAGACAAATACTACCTCTTGGCTTAACTGTTACTTGCTCCTGTGGTTGGCATACTAAGCTCGGAAAGAGATGGAAAGATATAACTATTAAATGCCCTAGATGTGGTTTAGAAAGTTATGCTGATCCATTTTGGAAACAAAGAGACTTAGATAGTGCAGCAATTGGAGCTGGAATTGCATCTGATAGAATAACATAGGAGGTTCTTGAAACCCATGGCAGACAAGAAAGAAATGACTAAAGTCGATGTTGAAAAGCAAGTTGAGGAGAGAGATCCAGAAAAGCTCACAGAGCAAGAGGCTGATAAGGTTGTTGAAGAGATAGTTGATTTTCAAGGCCGTCGTGCAGTAGAGATGCCTGGAGGAAGTATTATCTATATAAGACCTCCTACTCAAGGAGAGTCTGAGATGGCTGAACAGGTATACTCTATGACTCTGTTCAAATGTCACAAAACAGATGGGCTTCCTTATGTTGCTCAAGTTGCTCGTGAAGTCCTCACTATGGTTGATAATCCCGATACATTTGGGAAGCGAGAAAGGACAATAATCAATCAGAAGGAAATAGAGGACACAATAGAGGCTAACAAGACTATGCTTCTTGCTTGGGAAGAGGAGAAGAAAACTAGCCCAAAAGCAAAGAAGCCAGAAGAGATAGAGGCTCCAGAACCTATTCCTGACGAGGGATGCTCTAGTCTCAAGGATATACTATCTGATACTGAGATTGGACCGTTTGAGAAGACAGCAGCTTTGATGGACTGTCTTCAGAGAACTGAGTTTGCTAATCTTGTAATACACACTGCTGAATATAGAGCAGGAAAGACTCGTAATCGGAGGATCATACAGAGCATCACTGAGCTTGGTGAAAAAATCAGCGAGCGGGAGATGAAGTTCACAAGATACTGGAAGACTCCAGAAGATTTCTCTGACGCTGATCCGGCAGTAGTTGGTTATGTAGAAATGGCATATTCTAGCTACCAAAATGAGGTGAATAGTCAGGATTTTTTGCTAAGGTTGTTGTCCGCTCTGGGCGGTGGGGACTCCAAAAGCTCATCGGAGGATGGCTCAAGTTAGATGCTCTTCATCCAAGAGTTATAGACATATACCATAACCTTTCTATAAGGAACTTGGTTGTCACAGACACTCTATATGAAGTCTACCTTGAGAAGAAACGAGAGATGAAGAGGCAGCTTGATTCTGGAGATGGAAGAAGAATTGTCTCTCATTTCTCAATCAATGAAGATGATATGGACCTCTTTGAGCTGTTTGGCGATAACAAAGATATGTATGATGTAGAAAATGAGCCTGTCCTTGCAGATGAGGAATAACAAATGCCTATTGTTGACGATCTCGTATGGCGTGTATCATTTAGAGGTTGGGAAAGCTGGAGGAAAGATGTAGTAAAAGCCTCTGGTGATGTCACAACACTTGATGGGAAACTATTACAGACACAGAGACTCGTTGACGGGCTGAATAAGAAAAATCTTACTCTTGGAATAAAGGGTGAGATAGCAGATGTAAATACTCTATCTGCTAGACTGAAGGTTCTACAAACCCAGTATGCTGCATATGAAGCAAAGGTAGCAGCTGCCACAGGTAGGTCAAAAGCTGGGTATGCATCACAGCTTGCTCGTATTCGTAAAGAGCTTGATGCAACTGAGAAGCAGTTTAACTCTGCTAGACTAAAAATCCCTACTGTAAATATTGATGCATACACTAAACACTTCGACTATCTCACAACTAGGGTTTCAACTCTTAAGGCTGAGCTTCGTGGTCTTGGAAAGCCAGATCTAATAAGTTCTGGACAGCAAAAAGACCTAACAAATCTACAGAAAGATTTAGTTAAAGCAGCTGAAAAGGCAAAGATTCTTGAAGCTGAATTGCTGTCTCTCAATAAACAGGGTGCTGCTAATGTTGGCCCAAGATATACAAAAACAGTAGAGAGCAAGAGAGCACAGCTATCTACAGTTAATCAGCAGATAGCTGATATGCGCAAGAGAGAAGGTTTTCTTAGTAAGCCAGATACACTATCTGCTGCTCGAATAGCTTCTATAAAAGCGGCTTCTGATGAGCTAAAACAAACACAATTTGCTTTGAAGAATATGCCTGCTCTCCAAAGTAAGGCATTTCAAGGTGGAACGACTCTTCTTCCTGTAGAGGCAATAAAGAGATACGAATATCTTAATAAGGTATTGAAGACCGCTGAGAGCCATTACACTACTCTTGGTATGCAAGCTAGACGTATCTCTTCTGATATTGGATCTGTTGCGAATCAGTTTGGAGTTGCAGCTGGAGCTGCAGCAGCATTCTTAGGTGTTGCTAGTTATCAAGCGTCACACTTTGGCAAGAAGATGGCAGAGGTTAATTCCATTGCCAAATACTCTGATACGCAATTTGCATCAACAAAGAAACAAGTTCTTGGCCTCTTTGGTGATCTTCCTGTAAAGCAGCTTGATGATCTTACTAGTGGACTATACAACGTAGTCTCATCTGGTGTTCCTGTAGGCAATTCTATGAAGGTCCTTGGCCTCTCAGCTAAGGCAGCTGCAGCAGGACAAACTGATCTTGAGACTGCAACTAAAGCAGGAATAGGAACACTCAATGCATTCCAGATGCCTATGAGTGACTATAACAAGGTTCTTGATTATCAGTTCAAACTTGTTGATTATGGCATTGGTAGATATAAGGACTTCCAACCTATTCTAGCTCGTGTTGAAACATCAGCAAGATTAGCTGGGCAAAGCATACCTACAGCATATGGTGCTATTGCCCAGCTTACAAGAATGGGATATACCCCAAGACTTGCAGGAATGTCAGCAGCTAGAATGTTTACGGATATTGTAGCTAAAAGAAGTAAGATAAAGGAATTCACAGGGGTAGAAGTTGTCGATCAGTCAACAGGAAAGTTCAAAGACCTTGTTACAATAGTTGGTGAATTGCGCAAGAAAGTTGATGATGGAACACTTTCTGCTACTAAATTACAAAAAGCCTTTGGAAACATGACTGGTCTTAGAGGAATAACCTCGCTCGTTATGAGTTATAGCCAGTTCAAAGATATGGTAAATGGTGTTAAGGATAGCGCAGGAGCTATGCAGGCAGCTTTTGATAAGGCTACAGACAATATAGAAGATAAGATGACATTGCTAAAGAATAACTTTGTCAAACTTCTTATTTCTATTGGTGAGACTCCTATTGTCAAAGGAGCAGTGACAAAAGCAGTAAAAGACCTTGAAGGTTTAGCTAAGGCAATAGATAAAAATAGTTATGGTATGGAATCCTTTATAACTTATTCTGCTATTGCTATAGCTGGATTTGGTGGTTTAATTTTTGGCGGTATGAAGTTTGCATCAGTTCTTGCTCGCGGAATTGGTGTTGCATATTCACTTCGTGGTGCATTGGTATCTCTTGAGCTTTTCCGAATGGCTGGTGATCTTCGTAATGTTCAAGGTTCTGCATTAGCAGCTGCTAAGGGAATGGATACTGCAACAGGGTCTGCTTTGATGCTTAGAGGTGGGCTGATTCTTGCAGCAGCTGCAGCAGGGTGGTGGATAGGGTCTGCTATAAATGATTGGCTGAATAAAGATGCTGTTGCTGCGCAGAGATTTGGTGCAAAAGGTCTTGAATTAGCATCAAGTCTACGTGTTGTAGGTTCTGCAACAATTTCTACTTCTGATGAATTCAAGAAGAAAGAGAAAGTTCTCGATACTCTCAGAAGTAAGTATGCAGGACTGAAACTTGAAATAAATGGCACACCTATAGCTATGGATGCTGCTATTAAGGCATTCAGGGCTGGAAAGATTTCTGTTGATGAGTTCTCTGATGCTGTTGCTAATGCAAGTTCTAAGATGGCACAGACAAGAGGAACACTTGAGACCTGGGCTGACTATTTGTTCTTCGGGGGCAAGGGAAGCAGAGAGGCAACACCAGAGTTACAAGACACAACTGGGCAGGGTCAGATACTTAAGGACCAGCTTGATGCTCTTGTAAAGGTGCGAAATCAAGTTGAGAAGGGTCAAAAGAAGGTATGGAAAGACCTTGTTCTTGCTATACCCGCTGGTAGCCCTATGGGAAGAGGGACTGGGTTCATGGGAACTGGTCCCTCTGCAATAAACGATTTGCAGAAAGCTCTTGGCGCCAAGGGGTTTGAAAGCAATCTAACTGTTGATCAACTAAATAAGCAGATAAGAACAACCAGAAGACAGGCAATCTTATTCTTTGGTAATACTGCTAGTGTAACTCTTGGCAAAGAAGCCATGGGTTCTGAATATACTCGCCAACTTAAGTCTGGTCAACAAAGAAGAACACAAGAGCAATATCAAAGTAATGTTGAGGAGCTTGTTGGTTCTGGTATAGATAGAGCAACTGCAAAGATTGCTGTTGCAGCTGATGTTGCAGCTACTGATCCTGGTAAGTTTAGGCAACTCTTCAAATCAAAGATAACTCCTGCTGTGTTTAATACTGTTGCTGGAGAGTGTTCAAAAGCAACAAGACTTCTGGATCAGGCTGTTTCTGGAACTGCACTTCCTGGAGTTGATGCTGCTGGTGCTGTTTTGTTCAAGAGAGCAGGTGCTGCTCTTGCAGCGTCAGTTGGTGATATAGCTCTTGGTGGTGAAGCAACTCCTGGTAGTAGAATAGTAACTCCTGGACACATAGGGACAATGGGAGCCTCTGGTAAGATTATAGAGACTCCTGCTCCAGGTAAAAAGGGAACGGTTGGCTATAGAGGTGCAGGAAGAAATCTGTCACAATTTACAGGTGGATTCAAGCAGCCATATTATGTTCTTAAGACTGAAGCTGCATATCAGAGAGTTATGCAAGGAGCATTTGCCCCTACTGGTCCAGAACTTCTTCCTGGAGCTATGGAGCCTGAGAAGCAGAGCAAAGCCACTCTTGATAGCTATATCAATAGTTTGCAGAAGCAGATAAGACAAGAAAGATCTGCTGCTGAAATAGCAGGTTTGAGAAACCCAGAACAAGCAACTGCTGTAGAAGCAATAAGGAAGTCTGCAGAGGCAGATCGTAGAGAAGCAGATGAGAAAGCTGCTAATCAGAAAGCAGATGCGCGAGAGAAACTTGCTCTCGAATTGAAGCAGACTGGTGATACTGCTGCAAAGAGGAAAAAGGCAAAAACTCTTGAAGCTCAGCAAGAGAAAGAAATTGATGCTAGGGCAGTTGCTGAAAAGGCGAGAATAACTCGTGAAGAGGAAAGGAAAGTCGATCTTCAGAAGGCTCAAGACGCTCTTGATACAGTAAAATATAATAATTCTCTTAATCAGAGCTATCGACAAGCACAGAGGGATCATCTGAATATAACTGCTACATCTGCAGCTGCTGAACTTGATATTATCAAGAGTGAGTATTTTGATAAGAGAGATTCAATAGAGGAGAAGTATCAGCAGGCACTTCTTGATCGCCAGCAGAAGATGGTGAAGAAAGAGATTGTTGGTGATGATGTACAGAAGTCTCTTGGTGATATAAATAAGACTCGTAATCAAGAACTAATCAACGCTGAGGATGAAAAGAACAAGAGACTGCGTGCCAGCGCGAATAAGACTTTTGATGCTGAAATGGCAGGGTATAATGAACTCCGTACAGCAAATTATGATTTGTACAGAGATCTGTCATCTATAACAGATTCATCTTTTAGCCATAGGATTGCTCTTATCCAAGAAGAGACAAATATACAGCTTGCTGAGTTGAAAGAGCAGAGAGATGCTTATGAGCGGACTGCAGATGATGAAATGCAGACTGAAACTCAGAGGATAAATAAGAGGAAACTCTTTGCTGCTCAAGAGAAGTCTATTATAGAAAAATCTCTTAAGGAACAGAGAGATAGTGCATTACAGCAAGTTGAGACAGGAATGAATCTTGCTGAGAAGCTATATGGTGCTTCTAATAGAGCGGCTTTCCTACAGAAGCCTAGTGATACAGTTCCTGGTGCTACAGATATAACTCCAAGAGCTACTCAAAGCCTTATGGCTTTTGCAAAGGTATATGATGATCTTCTTGCAAAAGCTGAAAAGAGTCCTGAAGAGAGGGCTGAAGTTCTTCTTGGTTATATTTCTACAGCCATAGAAAAAGACAAACAGAAACTAAACTTCTATATGGACATGCTTGATCTTCCTCGGAAGAAGGTCACAGAAATACGGCAGGAGTTTATTGATAAGGGATTATTCCTTGGTGATGAGGTTGTAGAGGCGGCTCAGCAGAATCTTCAGGATATAATGGAGCCGATGATTGACTTCCAGAATACAGTGAAGTCAGGCTGGTCAGATGCTTTTAAGAGTGCCATATCTGGTGATCTTGGAGATGGAAATGCACTTGAGAACTTTGGAATAAAGATAGCAGATGCCTATAAGAGTGCTATGGCAAACTGGCTCACAGATGAAGTAATAATGCCCGCTCTTGGTCCTGCTTTCCAGACTCCACAGCAGAAGGCGTTACAAGATCAAATGAACCATGATCTTTCAATTATCAACTACAGAAAAGATATTCAGAACCTAGAACAGATAGCTATGGATACGTTCAGATCTGGAGTTGATGTCTTTAATACTGCTGTTAACAATCTTGGACAAATAGTTTCTGGCGTTTCAGCTATTCCTGGACTTGATGGTCAAGTTCCTACTATGCCATCTGCAACAGGGCTTGCTATTCCAGATACTGCTAGTAAATCTGCTTCTACATCTATAATAGCTGCAGGCGTGGCTATTGGTGTTGGAGCAGCTATGCACAAGGAGAGGATGCCAGGGACTACTGTTGGAGCTGGAAATGTTGCATCTCCTCTTGGAGCAGTTTCTACTGGTGGCATAGGAGTTGGCGCTGGTGGTGTAGGTGGTGCCTTAGCTCCGTATAAGATGACTGGCACAGAATCCATTCTGTATGGTCTTGGTGCTGCTGGAGCGGTAGCAACTGGAGAACCATGGATGGGTGCTCTATCGCAGCTAGCATCTAGGCCAGGTGGGATAAAAGGGGCATGGGGAGCAAAAGCCAACGGTCTTGGTAATATAATGACTGGCGCTGGCGGATTTATGTCCGGATATTCTCAGGGTGCCACTGGTGGCAATATTGCAATGAATGCAATAACTGGCTTTGCCACAGGAGGTCCGATTGGTGGACTTATTGGAGTAGGGGCTACTATTCTCGGAGGATTCCTTGGTAAGGGAAAGAGAAAGAAGTCTGAGCCACCTCAGCCTGTTCAGCTGCAGCAAATGCAAGGACCTGAAGATATTCAGTGGGCAACAAAGAAATATGTTCGTAGGGCTGCAGAAGGTGGTAGAGAAGGTTTGCCTCTAAGTCTTGGAACTAGATCAAATCAGGCTAACATTAACTCTAATGTTAATGTGAACTTTGCTCGTATTGAGATTATATCAGCCGATCCAAGGTCTGCTGGTGCTGATTTTGTTGCTGGAGTTTCTGAAGGCCCAGCAAAGGTGTTAGCAAGTCAGATAAGTTCTTCTCCAAGTTCTAGGTAAGGTGAATTCACGCGAATGCAAGAGGCATACTTTAATACGGGTAAAGGTTCGGGTTAGATATTCCTCTAATAGTTTCATCTAACCTAGAGCCGTGGAACGAGGTTACTATAGGGAGTTCCCTTCGAGAAGGAAGGTTTTATAGTGAAAAAGTCTGTAGTTATAGTCAAACAAAAGTCTAGGGTTGTAATTAGTGGAAAGATGAAGAAGAAACTTCCACCAGGAGAGCTTGCAGCATATAAGGTTGCAGTTAGAAACTCAGGAACAAGGTAGGGAAGATATGGCCAGAGCATCATGGGTATTCTCATCTAATCCGTATTATTCTGCTACGGAGGTTGATAAATACCTTGCAAATAATCCTGTTGAGTTCACTCTGCTTGAGGGTCAGCCAGAGTATACAGAGTATAAAACAAACAACTTTGAGGACAAGGTTGTTTATCGAAAGAGATATGGTGACCCAAGGAGTGTTCGTTATCCCC